GCAAGAAGCTGGGCCGCGACGCCTTCTCGCAGTTCATGGGCAAGCTGACCCGCGACTCGCTGTCGATGGACTCGGCCGCGATCGAGCTGGAGTGGAAAAAGGACAAGGGGCTGGGCGTGTCTGGCTTCTACGCCGTCGACGGCGCCACCGTCCGCCTGTGCACCGACAAGGGCTACCAAGGCAACCCGGATATCTTCGCGCTGCAGGTGGTGCAGGGCCGGATCTGCACGCCCTACACCCACGATGACCTGATCTATGAGCCGCGCAACCCGCGCTCGAACGTGCTGGTGGCCGGCTATGGCCATTCCGAGGTCGAGCTGCTGGTCAAGACCGTCACTGGCTACCTGAACGCCATGACGTACAACATCAAGGGCTTCGACTCCAACGCGATCCCGAAGGGCATGCTCCACCTCGTCGGCAAGTACGACGACAAGGATCTGGCCGCCTTCCGCCGCTACTGGAACGCCATGGTGCGCGGCGTGAACAATGCGTGGACGCTGCCGATCATGACCTCGCCGGACGAGCACTCCAAGGCCAGCTTCGAGAAGTTCGACGTTGAATTTAATGAAATGTATTTCAGCAAGTGGATGACCTTCCTCACTTCGCTGATCTGCGCCATCTACGGCATCAGCCCGGCCGAGATCAATTTCGACTCGTTCAGCGGCGGCAACACCAGCCCGCTGGCCGGCTCGGACACCGAGGAGAAGCTGACCGCGTCGAAGGACTCGGGCCTGCGTCCGCTGCTGACCTACTTCCAGAACCTGATCACGGACTTCATCGTCGGCGAATTCTCGCCCGATCTGGTGTTCCGCTTCACCGGGCTGGACCCCGAGGATCTGGACAAGCGCCACGAACGCAGCAAGCTGACCATGACGGTCAACGAAATGCGCGCGCGCGACGGCCAGCCCGAGCACGAAGACCCGATTATCGGCAAGGCCCCGGTCAACCCGGCCCTGATGCAGGTGTACATGGCCAGCCTGCAGGAGCAGGGCGTGCTGACGCCGCAGGAGGCCCAGCAGGGCGCCGAGGGCGAGGATGGCGAGGATGGCCCCAAGGGCGGCGAGGACAAGCCTGCAGGCGCCGCCAAGAAGGGCAAGGAGCCCGTCACCAGCGCCCCGCCCACCGAAACCGGCGGCGACTTCGACTTCGGCAAGTCGTTCAACCTCCCGATCTACCAGCCCAAGGATCTGATGCCATGAAGATGCTGTTCAAGGCGCTGCCCAAGCCCGGCGACAAGAAGAAGCCGGCCGCCAAGGCCGCGCCGTCAGCCAAACCTACCTCCAAGCCGGACCCGAAGCAGGTGGATCTGGCCAGCCCGAATTTCGTGGGCCTGCTGGCGCTGCTCAAGCAGTGCGCCGCCGGCGGCGAATTCGGCAAGCACAACGTGGGCGAGGGCGACACCGTGGCCTTCAACGCCGGCGCCTTCGCCGGCTCGGGCGAAGTGATCGCCGCCGGCGAGCACGGCCCCACCGTGAAGGACGACACCGGGCGCGAGCACCGGGTGCACTGGCACGAAGTCACCGGCCACCAGCCGGGCAAGAAGAAGGAAGGGAAGAAGTGAAAACCATCATCCACGTCAACCAGCATGTGATCCGCGCCAACCTGCGCAAGCCGCCCGAGGCGCATGATCCGACCATCACGGTCAAGACCTACCAGTCGAACCAGTACGCGCACGAAGTCGAGATCCTTGGGCCCTCGAAGATCGTGCACTCGCCCGAGAAGCCGCTGAGCTGTGGCGCGCGGGTCTGGATCGAAACCGAGTCCGAGGTAAGGATCGTTCGATGAGCACGCCGCTGCTGGTCGACCTCGGCGGCCTGTCGGCCTGCTGCACGGACCACGCGCTGGAAGGGCTGGCCAAGGCCATTTCGGGCGAGGATGGCGACGCGCATGACATTTGGGAGCCGCACCAGAGCCCGTTCATCGCCCGCATCATCGAGCTGTTCACCGCGCGCGGCCTGACCATGCTGCAGCACGTGCAGCATGGCCTGATGGCGTGGGCCGATGGCAAGATGCACGACCCGGCCGCCAAGCACGTGGCCAAGCCCGGCTTCGTGGAGAACTGGACGGCCGAGGAGTCGGCGCTGGCGCACCTGTACCTCACCAGCCTGCCGGTGGAGGCGTTCACGTTCTCGGACTGGTCACTGGTGGTCGACTACCTGCTGCACTCCTACATGCCCGAGGCCGTGCTGCGCACCGAGGCCGAGTGGTTCGCGGTGCGCGCCTCGATCCTCGGCCGGGTGCAGGCGGTGATGAACGGGCAGGCGCCGACCGTGCCCGAGCTCGACCCGGTCGTGGCGGCCCTGCCGGTCACGGTCGCGGCCGCGCAGCAGGCGTTCAAGTTCACCAAGCTGGACGCCATCATGGAATTCGGGCAGGCCCGGTGCATGGAGCAGGTGGTGGCGCTGACCGCGTCGGCGCGCCAGCGGGTCAAGAAAGTCATCCTGCAGCACACGTTCGACAAGGCGCAGGGCGACCCGGTGGCCAGCCGCGAAAACCTGCAGCAGAAGCTGTTCGATGAATTCGCCGCCCTGAACCGCGACTGGCGCCGCATCGCCCTCACCGAGGCCGGGGAGAACGCCAATCAGGGCTTTCTGGCCTCCCTGACGCCCGGCTCGCGCGTCAAGCGCATCGAGCAGTACAAGGGCGCCTGCCCCTTCTGCAAGCGCATCGACGGCGTCACCATGGAAGTGGTGCCGGCGGACGCCCCGGACAAGGACGGCGACACGCAGGTCTGGCCGGGCAAGAACAACATCGGCCGCTCCAGCGCCGGCCGCAAGCGCGTGGGGAATGAGCTGGTCGAGCGCATGCCGTCCGAAATGTGGTGGATTCCGGCCGGTACCGTGCACCCGCACTGCCGGGGCACGTGGGACACGCTGCCCGAGGCCGGCCCGCACGACGACCCCGACTTCCAGAAGTGGCTCGACCAGCACTTCCACAAGCACCGCACCTCGCCCACCAAGGGCAACAAGGCACAGTCATGACCATCCTGCTCCTCAAGGCCATCCCGCAGCAGCTGCTGCTCGACTCGGCCAAGCGCGCGCTCGAAGCCACCACCGACCCGAAGTGGAGCCAGCCGCCGCCCGAGCTGGCCAAGACCGGCGACTACTACAAGCCGCGCATGGACTGGCAGGGCCTGCAGGTGAACATCGAGAACCCGGTGGGCACCGTACGCGAGGGCGTGGATGAAGGCGGCGCGCCATGGCGCACCGAGTTCCGCTATGCGTATGGCGAGATCGAGGCCACCTGCGGCGCCGATGGCGACCCGGTCGACGTGTACATCGGGCCCTATGCCGACGCCGAGCAGGTCTACATCGTGCGCCAGATGCGCCGCAATGACTGGAGCGCCTACGACGAGGACAAGGTCATGATCGACTTCCCCTCGCAGGATGCCGCCGAGGCCGCCTACCTCGAACACTACAACGACCCGCGCTTCTTCGGCGGCATCGTGGCCATGCCGGTGGCCGAATTCGTGCGCAAGGTCAAACGGACCCGTACCCACCCCGGAATGATCAAGTCCCTGACCCTATTCTGGCGGCCCCGACAGTGATACGCTGAACTTGTCCATCGGGTTCCACCCGATTTCGGCCCGCCCTCACCCGGTGGGCTTTTTTTTGTGCAAATTTTCGCGCGGAAAAAGTCGTGACAATAAGGTGTTGTTCATGGACACCGGCCACGACAACGATATTTTGCTGCTCGACACGCTGCCCGTTCACCTCGCGGTGGGCGGCCAGATGCTCAAGGCAACGCCCGCCACGGAAGGGGCTGAGCGCTTCGTGTATATCGAGGCCAGCAACGAGGCGAAGGATCAGCAGGGCGAGAAGGTGCTGGCGCAGGCGCTGGCCAACTCGGCCGACTACTACCTCAAGTTCGGCAACCTCGATATTGACCACTACACGCAGATCGGCGCCAAGCGGGGCATCCCCGACTACATGGCCTACGAGATCGGCGTGCCGGTCGCGGTGCGCATCGAGAACGGGACCACCTTCGTCAAGGGCCACATCAAGGCCGGCAGCGGCGCCGCCGCGCAGAAGGCGGACCTGTTCTGGTCCTCGCTTACCGAGGTCAGCCCGCCCGAGCGCTGGTATCCCTCGGTGGGCGGCGCGGTGACCGGCAAGGCGGTGGAGCTCGACGGCAGGGGCAACAAGACCGCCGTGATCACCGGCGTGCGCTGGACCAACATCGGATTTTCCAAGACGCCGGTCAACGACAACCTGAGCACGGTGGGCACCACCGCGTTCGGGCCGCTGGCCAAGAGCTGGGGCGCGATGATGAAGGGCTTGGAGGCCGGCTACGGCACCGACTCCGCATCGCTCACCGGCGGCGCCGCCCTGCGCGTGCAGTCGCTCGACACCAAGCTGATGAGCTATTGGGACTTCCGTGACCAATTCGCCAACGCGATCCAGACGGGATCGGTGGCCGATATGTCGCAGCAGGGATTCGTCGCTGCGGCGCAGAAGCTGTTCGCCATCCCGGCGGCCCATGCGGCCCGGTACGTGCAGCGATTCCTCAACGACCTGCAATTTGCATTAACAAAGGAAAGCCAATGAGCTTTGAAGCTTTGATCAAGTCCATGGGCACCCTCGCGGCCGCTCATGGTCTGGGCGCCCCGGCCGAGAACGGCACTGACGGCGCAATCACCACGACCACTACGACCACGACCACGACCACCACTGCCGCCGCTGGCGAAGGTGAAGGCGAAGGCAACGGCGACAAGACGCCCGAGCAGCTGGAAGCCGAGGAGGCCGCTGCAGCTGCTGCCGCAGAAGCTGCCGAGCTGGCCAAGTCGCAGGCTGCCGGCGACGGCATCGGCGGCGCTGCCCCGGCCAAGATCACGCTGACGCTGGAAAACGGCGACGAGATCGAAGCCTTCGACGGCGGCGAAATGCTGAAAGCGCTGGGCGATCGTCTGGACGGTACCGAAACCGTGGTCAAGCAGCTGCTGGGCCAATCCATCATGCTGCTGAGCAAGCAAAGCGGCGAGATCGAAGCCCTGACCAAGTCGCTGGGCGAGGCCGTGGCGCTGGGTCAGTCGCAGGGCGAAACCATCGCCGGCCTGCGCTCGGATATCGACGCCCTGCGCAACCAGCCGGCCGGCCGCAAGAGCGTGGCCAATCCGGGCCACGTCACCGGCGGCGAGCCGATGGTGAAGTCCCTGAACAACGGCGATGCGGACCAGAAGGGTCTGCCGCCTCAAGAATTCCTCGGCAAGTGCCTGTCCCTGCAGAAGGAGGGAAAGATGTCCCTGCAGGACGTGGCAATGGCCGAGGCTGCAATCGGTAGCGGTCTGGCTGTCCCTGACAGCATCCGCGCCAAAGTGTTTTCCAATTAACCTTCGGGGAAATCAATGAGTATCGATAACATCATCAAGAACGCGGGCGAAGGGGAAACGCTCACCGGCGCGTTTGGCATGACCGAGCTGACCGCTCTCAACAAAGCGCTGGAAGCGGGCTATGGCTCGGATTCCGCCGGTCTGGAAGGCGGCGCCGCGCTGCGCATCCAGTCGCTGGACACCACCATGCAGGCGACCATTCAGGACAACAGCCACTTCGTGCTGTTCAACCGCCTGCCGAAGCCTTCGGCAACCGCGACGGTCGATGAATGGACCGAGCAGTACGGCATCGGCGGCGTGCTGGGTGGTTCGACCAACACCGAAGCCGGCGAAGCCGAAGAAGCGGAAGGCGACTACGCTCGCCAAGTCGGTCAGGTGAAATACCTGTCGACCTACCGCAAAGTGTCGCTGGTCCTGAACGCGCAGAACAACATCGTGTCGGCCAAGGCTGTCGAAGCCGCCAACGGCGCGCTGCAGCTGCTGTCGGACATCGAGTACCTGTCCTTCGAGGGTAACGATGCGGTCGTGCCGACCGAGTTCAACGGCATCAAGCGCCAGATCGAGCTGCTGGATTCGGTCGACCACGTGATCGATATGGCCGGCGCACCGCTGGACAACATCGCACCGATCAGCCAAGCCGCTGAAACCGTGTGGGGCATCGAGAGCTTCGGCACCTCGACCGACCTGTTCCTGTCGGGCTCGGCTCAGACCGACCTGAACAACAAGCTGGACCCGGCCTTCCGTGTCGTGCTGGAAGGCAGCGGCAAGGACATCAGCTACGGCGCGCACGTGTCGGCGATCAAGACCGCCTTCGGCGTGATCAAGACCAATCAGGACGTGTTCATCCGCGATGAGAAGATGAAGAAGGTCTTCCAGCTGCGCAACAAGGCCCACGCCAAGGTCGCGGCCAAGCTGGCCACCATGGCACCGCAGGGCGTCGCTGTCGCCGCGCAGGCCTCGGGTGGCTCGGATTCGGCATGGACCGCGCCGCAGGCCGGCCAATTCTTCTACGCCGTCACCTCGATCAACAAGTCGGGCCAGTCGACCCCGGTGGTCACCGCGCAGGCAGCCGTGGCAGCTGGCGGCAAGGTTACGCTGACCATCACCGGCTCGCTGGGCGGCGATGAAACCGGCTACGTGATCTACCGCTCGAAGCGCGGCGGCACCAACGATCTGGCGGATATGCGCGAAATGTGCCGCATCCCGAAGACCGGCGCCACCACCGTGTTCGAGGACAAGAATCGCGAGATTCCGGGCTCGACCACCGCGTACATGCTGAACATGCGCGCATCGGACCACGCCATCAGCTGGAAGCAGTACATGCCGATGATCAAGATCCCGATGGCCGCCGTGAACTCGCCGATCGATCCGTGGCTGCAAATGATCTGCGGTTACCTGCGCATCACCAAGCGTCGCCAGCACGTGGTCATCAAGAACATCGTGCCGGCCTCGCAAGTCTGGCAGCCGTTTTAATCGGGCCCCGGCCTGATGTGACCTGAAAGGCGGGGCTTCGGTCCCGCTTTTTTCGACCATCCTCTGGAGATCAACATGCACCACATCGTCAATACCAACCCGAATTCTTCCACCAACGTCAACGGCGTCGAGTTCACGCGCGATGAGGAAGGCCGCCTTGTATCCGTTCAGCCGGTGGGCGGCGAAGCCCTCGATATCTTCCTCAACGTGCCCGGCTTCTTCATTCTGGAGCAGTCCAAGGGGCCCGAGCAGGCCGCCGTCGCGAAAGCCCAGCCCGAGCAACCGGCGCAGCCGCCGGCCAGTGAAGTCGCCGCCGACGCCGGCAGCGCCGATGCAGCCGCCGCAGCTGGTGACACTGGCGCCGTGAGCGAGCAGCCGGAAGGCACCGCCACCGAGCAGCCGCCGGTCGAACAGCCGGTCGAACAGCCGACCGAAAAGCCGGCCGCCAAGAAGACCGCAGCAGCCAAGAAGTAAGCGCCCGAACGGGCCAGATGAAGGGCGGGCCAAGGCTCGCCCTTTTTCATGTCGTGACACGAAAATCAAGACATGAACCAGATCCCATCCGCCGACAACGCCATCCTGTTCCCGCTCACGATCGTGCGCGGCGCCATCAAGCGCGTGCCGATGCGCCTGAAAATGCGCGGCGAGCCGGTGCCGCTGGCCGGCTACACAGCACTGCTGCAGGTGCGCGAGGAGGCCAAGTCTCCCGCCGTCCTGATGGAGCTGTCGACCGAGAACGGCGGCATCGAGATCGACGCGCCCACCGGCACCGTCACCCTGATCTTCCGCACCGAGGTCACCAGCGGCTTCACGCTGCCGGGTGAGTATGACCTGATGCTGTACGACGCCGACGAGCAGGGCACCCGCATCATCTACGGCCCCTGCAGCCCGCTCACCCCGGTGACCCGCAAGCCATGAACGATCTCGCCGTCAGCATTCTGCCCGGCGCCCAGCTGGTGCTCGAATCGGTCAGCCCCGAATCGGCGCTGGCCGTCAACATCACCGAGGTGCAGCTGGTGATCGAGGTCTGCCCGGCCGATGCGCCGCTGGTGATCGTGCAGGAGCCGGCCAAGATCGACCTGATCGAGGTGGTGCTGCCCGGCGGCGGTGGGACTGCCCCGGCGCCAGTCGTTTACGAGCGCCGCGTCGACGTGGCCGCCGATGACGTGGCCTACCGCGCCGAGGCGGCGCTGGGCGCGCTGGATGAAGCGCCGGCATGGCGCATCCGCAGGATCTCCATCGATGCCGATGGCGGCCCGGTGATCGCGTGGGCCGGCGGTACCGACAAATTTGAATCGATCTGGAGCAAACGAGCAAGCTATGACTATCTTCCTCTGCATTAACAAGGAAACCGGGGTTGAGGACTACCGCTACGATGCGGTAGCCGTCGACCCGAACCTGCGTTTCTTCGGCTTCGATACCCACGACCATGTGGCGCAGCCCGAGCCGGTGACGCCTGTCATCCCCGAGTCGAGCGAGGTGCCCAAGTGGCTGAACCTGATCGACATCGGGCCATTCATGGACCGCTTCGGGGATGCGAAGCTCGCTATCCTCAAGGCCAAGAAAACGAATGACGATGTGGCCGCCGTCTACGAGGATATGACCGCGCGCAAGTACATCGATATCGCCGGCGAGCCGGCCAAGCGCGGCGTCGCCACGCTGCAAGCACTGTTGCCCGAGGTGACGGCGCAAGTCGCCTACAACGTCCTCAAGCCGCCGGTGCAGCTGAGCGAGAACTTCGCGCTGCGCACCACTTATTTCAATGGCGAGGGCGGTCATGGTTAGGCGCTGGGTCGATCACGGCATCTATGCCGCCTATGCCGCCATCCCGCCGGCCGCGCAGTGGGGTATCCCGCAGGATGGCGATGGCTTGGCCAAAGGGGCGTCGACCGCGTCCGCCGTGGCGCAGATCAAGTTCTCGGCCGTGCCCGGCGTGTCCGGTGGCAGCATCACGATCTTCGGCGCCACGCTTGCCTCGATCGCCACGCTGGGCGCCGCCGCCGACGCCGACTCGGCCGCCGAGGCGCTGGCAACCGCCATCAATGCGTCGACCGTGCTGGTGCCGGTCGATGTCACGCCGAACATCGTGGCAACTCCCGCCACGGCCTACGTGCAGCTGCGCAGTCTGGTGTACGCACGCGGCCCCAAGACCGCCGGCAACCCGGCGCCGGCCGGCACCTGCCAGATCATGACGCGCGTGGGCTCGGTCAACCTGAATTACACGGCCAACGTGAAGAACATGATCGTCACCTCGGCGGTGACGAACATCAGCAGCACGCTGGCCGACCAGCAGTTCAAGGGGGGCTTGTCCGGCTGCTACGGCTACCTGTTCACCGTCGCTACCATGTGGCCGCAGAGTGTCGGCGCCTACCAGTACGGGCTGTGGGCGAACGTCAACTCGATGGGCTTCCCGGTGCAGCCGGGAGACATTGTTTCGGTACGCTCGAACAAAAGCATCCCGGCAAACGGCCCGAATACCTCTACCTCAGCTCCCGAGCTGGGGGCGTACAACAACTTGGTGACGTATGTATATGACGACGGCACTGAGTGGCCCGAAGATGGCCCGGAGCCGGTCCTGAGAATTGCGGTAACAAACCTTTCTAGCGCTGCCATATGGGCCTGGTACAGCGGCGCCTATGTCTATCACAAGGGAACGCGGTACTCGGGCGGGCAGCGTAATGTCGTGTTCGAGCTGACTTCCGGGGGCGACTATGCGAGCGCCATGAGCGTCCAAATGAGCGCGGGCTCTCGTATCGACTGTTTCGATTGGTATGGCCTCGGCTATGCCACTCCGTATCTCAATGTGCAGGCCATTGGTAATCAGGGGGCATGGCATGCGGCGGACCTCTATGATTGCCGTTTTTCTTGGCCGTTCAGCAAGACCGGCAATCGCTTCGCTCTCATCAACTCAAACACTGTCCACCGAGTGAACTTTCACGGTGGTGTTATGGAGCAGCGCGGCGCAATTCAGGCCCAAGACGCCATCTTCGGCATGAGCACCAACAACACGGCTCGACTCGTATTTACCGGGACTGAATTCAAGGGCTTTGCAACGGGTAGCCGCCTGATGGCGACAGGCGCAACGTGGGCGATCGGCACGCACATCTTCCAGAACTGCAAGTTTGCTGATGGCATCAATGACCCCGGCCCGAACTGGCGCTCGGCCATCAATGCCCTCGTTGGCTTCAATAACCAGTTCGGCCAAGGCAACGTCATTATCAGCAACTCGGGCGGCAAGCAGGAAACCATCGTGGACAGTGTGCAAGGTCTGGTGGGGTGGTGGCCGTCCGGCGGGTACCCGACGCTGAATGCCCGTCTGCGTGATGGCACGCCATACTCGTACCGGATCGCGCCCAACGTGACCGCCACTACGTCAGCGCCGTCCTATGCGCTGGAAACGCCGCGCTTCGCTACCCGCACGAATGCGAGCGCCAACACCGTCACCCTCAACTTGTTGATGGAGAAATCGATGGGGTGGACCACTTCGGAGGTGGCAATGACGGTGCTCTACGAGGATGCGGATGGCGCGCCGCATGAGGAAACCAATTGGGCCGCGCCGGGCTTTGGCCAAGCATTGACGCCGAACGCGGCGGCGTGGACGAAACTGGCGTCTGACCCTGCCGATAGCGCCATCAGGGTGAGCTACGCCAACGACACGATCTGGCTGAACAGGTACGAAATGAAGCTCAAGACTCGCTTCCCGATCCGGGTCGGCTCGGACGTGATCGTGTCCGTCAGGACTATGACCCCGGCGGCGAGGGCTGAGCAACAGCTGTTCATCGACCCATATCCGCTGCTGACGCAGGAGTAAGGCATGACGCACTTCGCCATCATCCCGTTTATTCCAGTGCTGTCCAGCACAGTCTATGAGCCGCCGGACGGGGTGCGCGGCCGCGCCGAGTCGGGCGGCCTGTTCTCGATCGCCAACGAGCTGCTGGACACCGACTCGACCGGCACGATGACGCTGGTCCTGCGCAACATCGTGGCCGGATCGACCTACGAAGTGGAGGTCATATCCACCGGCGAGCTGGTCGTGGCGGACATCGCGACCGGCGCCGCCGTCACGCTCACGATCCCGGTGTACCCGTCCGGCAGCCCGCGCAACGAGCTTCGCATCAAGGCGCGCAAGGGCAGCTCCTCGCCGTATTACCAGCCCTACGAGACACAGACCACGGCAACAGTCGGGGCGCAGTCGATCTTTATTAACCAACTTCTGGATGAATGACGCATGGCTATTGATGCACGTGACTTTCAAATCGACGCGGCCGGTAACATCCGCCGCGCGGCGGCGCCGTTTTCGGCGGCCATCTACAGCGTGCTGGACCTGCATACCTTCCTGCAGGATCTGGCCGATAACCTGACCTCCAGCGGCGACGATGCGGTGTCGATCCGCTCGGCCAATCCGTCCAAGCTGGACGGCCCGCGCGACCCACTGGTGGCCTCGCGCCTGAACCTGATCAACGGCTACAACATCGACGACTCGGTGGCGCAGTTCATCAGCAAGGGCTCGATCAAGCAGGCCAGCGGCAACACCCTGTATTCGGGCCTCAAGTCGATCGGCTCGATCGTGCCGAACTCCTCGATCTACGTGGTGCAGGGCACCGGCAAGCTGAGCAAGTACTGGCCGAACGACCATATCCAGATCATGGTCAAGACCAAGACCGCCGGCAACTTCATCAGCGGCGGCGCCGTCACCGTGTTCTCGCGCCAGTGGGGCAACACCTTCTCGGCCTTCGACGTGGACCTCACCGCCGGCGGCGAGAACTCGGCGGCACTGGCCACCAGCGTCGACAACGCGGCCACCCTGACGCTGGCCAACGCGCTGGCGCTGGGCGCCGGCGGCACGCCCAAGGTCAGCATCAGCTTCGGCGCCACCACGCTGGATCTCGGCAATGGCAACGGCGTCAAGAACTACGACGCCACCATCACGCTGGCCAACGGCTGCACGCTGCAGGAGGCCTACCAGTACTGCCAAGCGATCTGCTCGGAAACCAGCGCGGTGATGGTCAACGGCATCGAGGGCTGGCGCTTCCGTGCGCTGGCCAACTACACCCCGAACGATGCGGCGCCGATGGGCTCCTTCTCGGGCGGTAAGTGGCTGCTGGCGCGCGGCTGGAAGATCGCCGGTGTGCTGCCGTCCGAATCGCTGAACTACCAGCTGACCGCCTCGGACGGCACCCCGCAGACCCCGCCGAACCGTGTCTCGATCCAGATTTCCAACCTTGTCGTGGGCGATGCGGTGGTGGTCGGCCGCGACACCGGCGCCACCTTCCTGCAGAACGAGTACACGCTGGCCGGTGCGCACACGGCCGCCGCCACCGCAATCACGGTGAACGAGGCCGTGGCGGCCGATACCCCGGACGCCGGCACGATCTGCGTGGGCAACTACGCTTTCGACTACAGCAGCCGCGCCGGCAAGGTGTTCACGCTGAAAGCCGCCACCGGCACCGCACTGGCGGCCAACACGGCGGCCTTCGTGCCCTTCATCTACAAGAAGGCGCAGGCCACCAGCGAGTCGGCGTCCTTCCTGTACAACGCACCGTTCACTGCGCGCCTGATCGTGCGGAACAACGATGCGGTGATCCAGCCGTTTGAAACGACCTTCCCGGTCGGCGCCAGCGGCGGCTCCATCAACGTGATCCGCAACAGCGACCAGTAACATGCAGGTGACCTCTCCCGAGATCCCCGCATGGGATGGGCAGGTGATTGGCGCGGAGGACAGCGCCATGAGCCCTGCCGCCTTCCAGCTGGTGCCGGATTGGGACAACCGGATCATCGACTGCAATGCCAGCATCACCGACATCGTGGCCTTCCACAAGGATCTGCGGGTGCTGGAGGCCTCGCCGCTCGGGATGCGTGTGCCGGTGATCCACACGTTCCGCGCGATCGACGTGGGCGGCGGCGGCAGCTTCTATGCGCTCGACCTGCTCAACGGCTGGCGTCTGCGCTTCCCGCAGCCGGGCAACTACGTCATCACCGGCAACGTGGGCGCCGAGGTGATCGGCGTGCCGGGCGTGTTCGTCATGCAGACCAAGGCGCTCGCCTTCGCCACCACCAGCGCGACCGGCGCCGGCGGCGGCACGTCCGGCCCGAGCGCCACCGAGATCGCCGACGCCGTGCTGAACGCCCCGGCCGCCACCTACAACCGCACCGGCACCATCGGGCGCCTGATCAATCTGGTGCTCACGCTGCCCAAGTTCCTCGCCTATAGGGATGAAAATCAATGAGTATTCTGGACAAGGCCTCGGCAATCGAGGAAATGGAAAAAGAGCGCCTGCCGCTGATCAAGGGCCTGATGGGCGGCGTCACGCCCGGCGTCGCCTCGATCTGGCGCAACCTGCAGGCCGCCGAGGTCGACGTGGCGGCTCGCCTGATGGTGTCGCTGGAGCCGGTCGAGGTGTTCCCGGTAGTGCCGCCGACCGAGGACGAGATCGCGGCGCTGGACGGCGTCAAGTGGGAGGTGGAGCCCGGCTACGATCTGGACGGCGCCATGCTGGGCAGCTTCCAGTGGGGCACCATCAAGCTGGCTCGCCGCCCCTTGATCAAGGTGCACTCGGTCAAATTCGTCTACCCGACCTTCAACGAGCCGATCTATGACGTGCCGCTGGACTGGATCTACCCGGACCTGAAAGCCGGCATGATCCAGTTCGCACCGAAGCCGACGCCGTCCGGGCTGGCGCCGTCGCTGGTGGCGGCCAACCTGATGGCGCGCGGCGGCAACGTGCCGCAGCTGGTGCGCGTGCGCTACCGCGCGGGCCTGACGCCCGAGAGCGAGTTCATGCCGGCCATCATGGACCTGATTCACCGCATGGCGATGCTGCGCTACCTGAAATTCACGCCGCAGTCGGCCTCGATCTCGGCCGATGGCATGTCGCAGTCCAAGAGCATCGACGCCGGCAAATTCCGCGAGGAGCTGGACGCCGAGCTGGAAGTGCTGGCCCAGCGCATCAAAGGCCCGGTATGGGGGATTCTGTGAACTTCGAGCCAAGCGAATTTAACACCCTGCTCAACGATATGGGGCAGGACGTGCGCTGGCGCCGGGCGTCCGCCTGCCCCTGCGTCAGCCCGTCCTCGGGCCAGCCTGACCCGTATTGCGACCACTGCGCCGGCAAGGGCAGGCTGTGGCAGGGCGAGGTGGGCGCGCGCACCGGCGTCGCCGGCGGCAACGTGCAGAAGCAGTGGCTGAACTTCGGCCAGTACGCCAGCGGCGACATCGTGGTGTCGGTACCCGAGGACTCGCCCCTGTACGACATCGGCCCATTCGACCGCGTGCTGTTCCTGAATCGCACCGAGCCATTCAGCCAGAACGTGGTCAAGGGCGTCAACGAGCGCATCAACTTCCCTGTGGTCGAGCTGGAAAAGGTGCTGTACCTGCAGGGCGGCCAGCTGGTCGACGCCGCGCTGCCGATGATCAACCCGGACGGCTCGCTGGACTGGTCCGGCGTCGAAGTGCCCGATGGCGTCACCTTCGCCATCACCGGGCGCCGCCGCGCCGAGTATTTCTGCCTGCCCGATACGCCGTGGGACCGCCCGCACCACGCCGGCGCGCGCCTGCCGCGCAAGGTGGTGCTGCGCCGCTTCGACATGCTGGCCAACAGCTGATGGAGAAAATCAGCGTCAAGATCGACCTATCCGGCCTGATGGGTGGCGCCGGCAGCATGATCAACGCCTACGTGCTGCCCACCATCCATCAGGCGGTGAAGGCGGTGGCGGCCGAAACCGCCTACCGCTGGAAGGATGCGGTGGCCAAGGCCAAGTTATGGCAGGGCGAGAAGCAGCCCTATATCGACTCGATCAACTGGATTCTCACCAGTGACTTCGAGGGCGTGGTGATGGCGTCCTACGATCAGGCCGAGGCGATCGAGAGCGGGCGCCCGGCGCGCGACCTGAAAAAGATCCTCAACACCTCCAGCCGGGTGCGGATCGCCAAGCACGGCAAGCATGCCGGCCAGCGCTACCTGATCATCCCGTTCCGGCACAACACGCCCGGCAACATCGCGCTGGCGCCGGCGATGCCGAAGGAGGTTTACGCCAAGGCCAAGCGGCTCGACCCGTCGATCATCACCGGCACCGTGCAGCGCGCGTCCGGTACCGGCGCCATCAGCCTCAAGACCAAGAAGCCGGTGATGGTGCCGCAGCAGACCTACGAGTGGGGAGGGCGGCTGCCGGCAGGCCTCGCCCAAAAGGCCAAGCCGCACCACGCGACCGACCTGTATGCGGGCATGGTGCGCTTCAAGACCAGCGCCGGCAAGGGCAAGAGCAGCGCCTACCTCACCTTCCGCATCATGGGCGAGTGGCAGTCCGACCGCTGGATCGTGCCGGCCAAGCCGGGCCTGTACATCGCCAAGAACGTGCGCGACGCCATGGCGATCGAGGCGCCCAAGGTATTCGAGCAGGCGATCGCCCACCTCAAATAGGCCCCGCTGGCAAGTCGTGACGCGACACTGCCAGCATGATCACTTACCTCGCCCCTCTGCCAGCCGGTAATGCCGTGCAGGTGTTTCTCGCCCCGCCGGATGGGGCAGAGCGCTGCCGCGTGCTGCGCAAGCGGGCCGACACGATCGCGGCCGCCGACGACGCCGGCGCCAACGTGGTGTTCGATGGTCTGGAGCGCCAGTTCATCGACACCACCGCGCTGGTCAATGACACCGAGTACTTCTACCGCGCCTTCTACCTGTTCGGCACCGAGTGGGTGGCGATGCCATCGCGCAGCGTGACGCCGGCGGCCGCCTTCACGGACCTGTCGCCGGACGCCCTCGATCTGGTGCGCGAGCGGCTGGACCTCGGCTTCGCCGCCTTCGTCAAGAGCGGCGCGCTGCGCCATCCGCAGGGGCATATCCCGGTGCTGCTGGCCACGCCGACGCTGGAGAACGCCAGCTTCCCGTTCGTGTCGGTGCACCTGCAGAACAACGCCCCGGCCGAGCGCTTCGTGGGCGAGCAGCTGGCCGGCGACATGCCAGTGGGGATCGGTGACGACGCTATGGTGGCCTCGAATGAGGGCTGGCTGGCGCGCGTGCAGATCCTGATCATCGTCTGGAGCAACAACGGCGACGCCCGCAACCTGCTGCGCAAGGCCCTGAACGCGATCGTGATGATCAACCTGCCGGTGCTCGAAGGCGCCGGCCTGTCGCTGATCGAGCCGAATTTCGCCGACATAGACGATGTGAACACCTACGAGATCCCGATGTACCAGACCACGTGCACGCTCACCTGCGTCGCTCCTGCTGCCGTGGAAACCCGGACCCCGATTGTGCGGGACGCCGAGGCAGATTTTTATTAATCCTGATTTTAAGAGGAACGCAATGGCAAAAGAAACCGCCAAGGCAGCGCCCCAAGGTGACGAGGAGATCCCCCTGTCGCTGGACGAGTACTGCACCCGCCTGTCCGCATCCGACCGCCGCGTCGAGCTGATCGGCGCCTTCCACTCGGAAGAAGCAGCCGCCGGCCGCACGGTCGACACGGCACCGGCCTACTCGGCCCGCTTCGACCAGTTCATCAACCGCCCGGCATAAGGGGAACCCATGTCCAAAGTATTTTTTGGCGGCCGCCAGCTGATCACGCCCGCAAGTGCGTCGATCATCGATGATTCGGCCATGTATAACCGTGGCGCCGGCACCGGCAACGTGGCCGCGCTGATCGGCCGCGCCAATGGCGGCAAGCCGCTCACCGTGCTTTACTTCGGCTCGGCCGAGGAAGCGCGCGCCGCCCTCAAGGGCGACGACATCCTGCTGAAAGCGATCGAAAAGGCCTTCGATCCGTCCAGCGAAACCGGCGTGCCCTCGAAGCTCGCATTCGTCCGCGTGAACCCGGCGACGCAGGCCGCGCTGGTGCTCAAGGATGGCGCCAACACCGCCGCGATCAACCTCAAGTCGACCGACTACGGCCGCCCGAACAACCAGATCAAGGTCAAGGTGGAATCCGGCTCGATCGCCGGCAAGAAGCTGACCACCCAGCTGGGCAACAACTACGCCAGCGCCGACAACGTCGCGCGCAACGCCTTTTCGGTGCGCTACGCCGGCGCGGAGGCGACTGCCACCGTTACCGTGGCCACCGATGCCGTCACGCTCGCCTATGGCGCCAACACCGCCGCGCTGGACCTGAACGACTTCCCGACCGTGCAGGAGCTGGTCGACCGCATCAACACCGTGCCGGGCTTCACCGCCAACGTGCTCGATGGCAGCGGCACCCAGCCGGCCCTGAACGGTCTGGACTTCGCCGCCAACGCCGACGCCAAGGGCGCGCTGGTGGTCGTCACCGCCCACCTGCAGGCCTGCATCGACTGGCTGAACAGTGCCGGCGAAGGCTTCGTCACCGCCGAACGCGCGGTCGGCGCGGGCGCGGTCCCAGCCAACATCGCCTTCACCTACCTGTCGGGCGCTTCCGATGGCGTGGTGACCAACGCCGAATGGCAGGCCGCGTTCGATGAGCTCAAGAAGGCGGACGTGCAGTGGATCGCCCCGCTGTCGCCGCTGCCGGCCGTGTGGGCCATGGCCAGCGCGCACTGCGCGTTCGTGTCCGGCACCACCAAGCGCTTCCGTCGCGCCTTCACCGGCGGCGACATCGGCATCGCCGACACCGTCGCGATGGACGCCGCGCGCGTGCTGAACGCCGAGCGCGTCGCCCATGCGCACCTCGGCATCTACGACTACAACGGCCAGAACAAGCTCACGCTGTACCCGGCCTACGTCACCGCCGCGCTGCTGGCTGGCATGGCCGCCGGCGTCACGCCGGGCACCCCGCTGACCGGCAAGTCGATCAAGGTGCAGGGTGTCGAGCGCGAGCTGTCCGTGCCGACCGACACCGACCTGCTGCTGCAGGCCGGCGTGCTGCCGCTGGAGAACGACAACGGCACCGTCAAGGTGGTCCAGTCCATCACCACCTACACCTCGGGCGACGAATACACCCGCACCGAGGTGTCCGTGGGCGCCGGTGCCGACTTCGTGCGCCGTAGCGTGCAGGAAGCCGTCGACGGCGTCCGTGGCGGCAAGCTGGGACCGCTGGCGCTGCAGGATGCGCTGGCGCGTGCCGAGGGCGCGTTGAAAGCGGCCGCCGTGCCGGAACCGATGGGTCCGGGCGTGCTGGTCGGCGACGAAGCCAACCCGCCGTATCGCAAGCTGCGCGGCTACATCGAAGGCACCGCCATCAAGGTGCAATACGAGGCCAGCATCGTGCTGCCCGCCAACTACGTGCTGCAGACCGTTTCCGCTGTCCCGTACAGCGGCACGGCCTCGGCATAACACCGGAGTAAAGAATGTCTGCAAACCTGCAAACTAACCTCAAGGTCCGCTCGGGCAATCGCACCGTGATTTCGTTCGGCGGCATCGATATCGGACTGGTCCAAAGCGTGCGCTCCAGCGACGACTACGGCCACGAAGGCGCCAGCGGCATCGGCGACGCCCACGTGGTCGAGTACGTGCCGGGGCAAGCGCGCCACTCGGTCAGCGTGTCCAAGATGGTGCTGCTCAAGGAGCTGACCCGCAACGCGGGCATCTACGCCGAGAATGCCGACGCCGTGCTCAAGGGCCGCGTGTTCGACATCACCACCTACGGCAAGGACGAAAGCGACGTGCTGCGCAAGTACACCGGCTGCACCTACGTGTCCGGCGACACCGAGGTGGTGGCGCACCGCATCGTGACCTCGAACGCGCAATTCATGGCGATCGACGTATCCGGCACCGGCCTGTAAGTCAAACCTCCCGCCCCGGTTCGCCGGGGCGGTGTCTTTCTGGAGTCCTCCATGACCTTGATTTCCATCCTGTCCGCCCTCGGTGGCGGCCTGCTGCGCCTGCTGCCCGAGCTGCTGGCGCTCCTCAACAAGAAAACCGATAACAGCCATGAGCTGGCCATGATGGACAAGCAGGTCCAGCTGGAACAGCTGAAAGGCGCCAATCGCACCGCCGAGATCGGCGCGCAGCACGCCGCCGCCATGAGCGAGGCCCAGCTGACCGGCGACATCAACTTCGCCCTCAAGGCGATGGACGCCACCGCGCAGGCCCTGCACGACCAGATGCAGAAGGTGGGCGTGTGGTGGGTCGACGCCCTCAACGTGCTGGTGCGCCCGCTCACCACCTACTACTTCCTCGGCTGCTACGGCATCGTCAAGACAGCCATGATCGTGGTGGCGCTGCGCACGACCGACCCATGGGTGTCGATCATCCAGTGCTGGAGCCCGGATGATGCTGCGATCCTGTGGGGCATCCTTGGCTTCTGGTTCGTGGGGCGCACGTTCGAGAAGGGCAAGAAGTGAAGCCCTCCGAAGCCTTCGAGCTGCTGGTGGGATCGGTCAAGGGGTCCGAGGGGCTGGCGCTGCGCGCCTACCCGGACCCGGCCTCGCCGCTCTACGTGGCGCTGGCCAAGGCTGGCCTGATCCGGGCCTACATGGCCGGCAAGGCCGAGATCCCGGCCGACCTGCGCGACCTGTCCGGGGCGCCGTGGACCAACGGCTACGGCGAAACCGAGGGCGTCAAGGAGGGCGACGTGTGGACCCGCGACTACGCCGAGCTGCGCCTGCGGCACAAGCTGGTGCTGTTCCTCGCCAAGGTCTATGCGAAGTGCCCGGCCCTGCACCAGCTGGAGCCCGAGCGCGCATCCGCCTGCACCAGCCTCGCCTACAACATCGGGCTGGGCGCGTTCGGCGCCTCCTCGGTCTGCCGCTTCACCACGCGCGGCCAGCTGCAGGCGGCCGCTGACGCCTTCCGGCTGTGGAACAAGGCGGGCGGCCGCGTGCTGGCCGGCCTGACCGCACGGCGCGCCATGGAGCGCCTGATTTACCTGCTTCAATATCCCCGGTCGTGACGGCATGATGGGATTCCATGTTGTAACGGAATCCCATCATGGATGACACTGACCGCGCCACCCTCTACGAAGAAGTCGAACGCGCCGCCAACATCGAGGCAGCGCGTCGCCCCATCAGCCCCATCGAGTTCAAGCGCCGTGCGCTGGCCGAGGCGCGTGCGCTCGCATCCCAGCGTGGCCGCGACGACCCCGAAGTGCAGGCGCTGGGCCTGTCCTGTCACAACGACTGCGGCGAGCCGCTGGGCGTCGAGAACGAGGACGTTTTCTGCTGCAAGGAATGCGCCGAGGATTGGGAAAAGCGCGCCCGCGCGGCCCGGATTCGTGGCAATTCTTCATATTAACTTCACTGCAAAATCCTATGAAAAACCCCGCAAGGAAGAATAACTTCGAGATCGTGGTGGACGGTGCCGGCACCTTCCGCTTCAACCGCAAGCACTACGGCGCGCAGATCAGGATCGACGCCACCGTGGCGCGCATCCTCGGCCCGAATGGCGGCTCGGTCGAGCAGGACGCCGTGATGCGCACGCATGCCGATCTGGTGGGCTGCTACAACGCCCTGATGGTCGACTGCCCGCCCGGCTGGGAGGATCTGGAGGAAATGGACCTGAGCGAAGACCCGGACAAGGAAGCCGTGATCTTCAACCTGTATGTGGCCTTGAAGGAAAAATTAGACTCCTTTCGAGTCGCCCAAGGAACTGCAGGCGCAGCACAAGCGGGCGTCGCAGCAGGCGCGGGCGACGCACAAGACGATGCAGTTTTGGGTGCGGAATCACTACCGGGTGCTGCCGACTGATCCGCGCTGGCTCGCGCTGGACGATGAGCAGGTCATCGCGATCTACCTGAGCCACCACTATGCCGAGAACGGCGTGCCGAACGAGGTGGTGGACGAAAACTTCGATGAGAACGTGGATAACATCGATGAGCTGTTTGGCGTTGAGGAGCAGGGCCAGCCGGCCCCGCAACCAGAAGATGAATTCGAGGAAGTGATCAATGACCGGCGGAATTAAGATCCCCATCAGCGCGGACCCTTCTGGCTTCCAACAGGCCACCGATGCGATGGCCAGCGGCGTCAACAAGGTCACGCAGAGCGCCAAGCAGCTGCAGCAGGCCGCCACCGGCGTCGGCTCGCAGCTCGGCAACGGCATGGACAAGGCCTCGCTGGCAGCCAAGAAGGTCGCCGAGCAGCTGGAGCGCGCCAAGCGCGCGCAGGCCGAGCTGGCCAAGCTGGGCAGCCGGGTGTCCACGCACGACGCCGGCGAGCGCGTCAAGGATTACGACTACTGGCGCGACAACACCGCCAGCCCAGCGATGCGCCGGCGCTTGGCCGGCACCAGCTTCGACTCGCTGCTGGGCGGCGGCTGGCGCAACATGGCCAACAACGAAACGGCATCCCGGCGTCAATTCCAAGACCTGATGCGCCAGATGGGCATGGGCGACGTAGCCCTGCCGGGTGGTGGCTCGCCCGGCTTCGGCGCCTTCATGCGCCGCGCCTTCGGTGGCGCTGCCAGCACGGTGGCGGGCGGCTTCGGCGCCGGCGGTGGCCTCGCGCAGCAGATCGCCGCGCAGGCGGCCGCTGGTGGTGGTGCTGGCGGCGTGTTCTCGCGCATGGGCATGGCCCGCCTGCTCGGTGGCGGTGCGCTTGCCGTGGGCGCCTATGGGATCGCGCGCGGCATCGGCGCGGCGCGCGCCAAGATCGGTTCGGCCGAGGATGAGCAGGTGGCCTACTCGGACATGCTGCGCAAGATGGGCGCGACCAGCAGCACCTTCGACCAGCTGCGCGATTCCGTGCGCACTGCCTCCAAGAATCTCGACCTGTCCTTCGGCGATGGCGCCAAGATGGCCGGCACCTACCTGCACGCCTCGGGGGCGGACGGCATCGGCTCCAGCGCGTTCCGCAAGGAGCTGATGACCGCCGGCAACTTCTCGCGCGTCATGGGCATCGACCCGGAGGCCAGCGCCGGCCTGTTCGGTGCGCTGCGCCACAACAAGGTCAGCGGCGGCGACGCCGACAACAAGCGCTTCGCCATGCTGATCGGCGAGGCAGTGGCGCGTGCCGGCGTGTTCTCGAAGGCCGACGAGGTCATGGCCGCCGTCGAGAACTACACCAAGCTGGCCACCAGCGCCTCGCTGAGCCCGGCCAATAGCGAGGGCTATATCGGCGCGCTGGGCAACCTGCTCAACCTGAAACAGGCCGGCCTCGATCCGAATGGCGCCGCCAGCATGCTGGGCACGGTCGACAACTCGTTCCGCCATGGCGGCGGCGAGGCGCAGCGCAATTTCCTGCTGGGCGCCCTGCAGAAGGCGATGCCGGGCATGACCGCTGTGGACATGGGCTTCATGCAGGACAAGGGCATGTTCGCCACGGCCAGCAGCGTATTCGGCAAGGACGGCGCCGCCTATCAGGCCGCCGACCCGGCCACGCAGGCGCGCTACGACAAGCTGGCCAAGCAGGGCGGCGATCGCACCTTCTTCGACCTCGCCATGGGTCAAATGTCCGGCATGAGCTCGGACCTGCAGCGCAAGAACATGATGGGCCTGTTTGGCCTGAACGACTCGCACGCGGCGGCGCTGCAGCAGACTGTGGCGCTGCACGGCGGCAACCTGAGCCAGACCATGCTCAGCATCAAGGACAAATACGGCGTCGACCCCACCAAGCTGAACGGCACCTCGATGCGCAACATGCTGGACATCGAGTACGGCGACTCGTCCCAGCTCAAGAGCAAGGCGGCATGGTTTCGCACGCAGGGCCTGTCGTCCGACGATGACCGCGAGCTCAAGAAGGCGGAAGCGGCGCCGGGCGTGGGCAACGAGGAGCTGAAACACGCCCTGATGAAGCTGGCCGGCCGCTATAACATGGAAATGACCGCCGGCGACGAGTCGCGCAAGAACATGGTCAACATGGAGAACTTGGCGAACGACGTGGCCACCAAGCTGATCCCGCTGACCAACTCGATCCGCGAAGGGATCACGTCGCTGGCCAACCGCTTCGGCGCCAACTACAACGACACGTTCGGCAACTCGACCAAGGCATCCTCTGCGCTCGATGACGACCTCGGCAAGATCGGCAACAATACCGCCGAGCGCTATAACCGGCTGAAAGCCGAGGCCGACAAGGTGAACGGCAACCGGGGCGCCTACACGCAGGAATATCGCGACAAGATCAACGCCCAGCTCGCCGATGCCGGCGACAAGGTCGGCCCCACGAATGTCGGCCCGGTCGCGGCCGGCGCACTCCCCGCCGAAATGGAATCGTTCTCTGGCGACCCGGCCGAGTTCATGCGCAAGACCCGGCGCGCGGCCGAGATCGCGGCGGCGAAGATGGGCGGCAAAATCAAGCCGGAATGGATTCAGGGCCAGTGGGGCCTCGAAACCGGCTGGGGAAAGAAGGTGCTCAAGGGCACCAACAACCTCGGCAATATCAAGGGCGGCAAGAACGGCAAGGTGTTCAACGCGCCCGAGCAGTACCCGGATGGCACCATGCACATGGTGCCGTCGCGATTCCGCACCTACAAGAACACCGACGAGTTCGCAAACGACTACGGCGACCTGATGAACAGCTGGCGCTTCTTCGGGGTCAAGGATGCGGATTCCAAGGCGGACTTTGCGCGCCGCGTCAGTGAATCCGGGTATGCCACTGACAAGAATTACAACGGCAGTCTGCTGGGCGCCATCAACACGGCCGAGAAATTCGGCGCCACGCCGCTGCCGGCCGGCGCCAAGGCCACGCAGGCGGGCGCTGGCGCGCTGCCGGTGCAAGAGGTCAGCATCACCCTGCGCGACAAGAGCGGCGCCGCCATGGCCGATCCTGTGCGCCTGCAGGTGGGTGGTGGCCCGCGTCCGGCGGGGGTGCGCTGATGATCCGCACCTACAGCCCGCAGATCGAGGTCCGCCTGATCAAGACCGCACGCCGCACCGAGCTGGTGCCCGGCGTGCCGGTGGCCGCGCGCTACGGCGAGATCACCGGGATCGACCTGACGCCCTACCTCGCCGAGGGCGAGCCCGTCACCATCCGCCAGCAGCTGGGTGGCGCCGGGTCGTGGAGCCTCACGCTGGTCGACCGCATGATGCCGGACGAGGGGGAAACGCTGTACGCGATGATCGAGGCCAACGACATCATCGAGATCCGCATGGCGCGCTCTCCGCACGAATACGGCCACAGCGGGCTGCCGGTGGTGCTGCGCGGCTTCGTGTCCTCGATCGACCGCACGCGCTCGAACATGGGCGGCCATCCGCACCGCCGCGTGCACTTGGCCGGCAGCGACTTTTCCAAGATCCTCGACATCATCCGCATCTACTACCTGAACAACTCGGTGGTGGGCGACAACATCCTGACCGAGCTGGGATTCTTCGAGAAATATGCCAGCCTGAGCGACGCCAAGATCATGAGCGCCAAGGAGTTCGCCGAGCTGGTGCTGGACAAGGTGATCAACCCGTTCATTGCGCGCCTGACCCGCAACTCGACCGGCGTGATCGTCGGCGCGCAGGTGCTGGTCCAGCTGGAGGCCGAGGTGACGATCGAGGGCACCGTGTCGCCGCTGTCGGTGGCGCTGTTCAACGATGGCAGCGTGCGCAGCTTCCTGAGCCAGTTCCTCGACGTGGGCGCCTTCAACGAAATGTTCGTGGACGACCGCGACACCACCTCGGTGCTGGTGATCCGGCCGAACCGCTTTGTCGACCTGCACGGCCACCTGATCCAAGAAACCGACGCGGCGCTGGAGGACTGGCTGGCCTCGATCGTGGACGTGCCTGCCGTCGACATCGAGAGCATCAGCGAAGGGCGCACCGACGCCGGCGTGGCCAATTACTTTTGGGTCAACAACTTCGGCTGGCAGATCCGCGACACGATCGAGGTCAGCCAGCTGGCGGCCGCCGGTAACAAGGACGATTACGCGCTGATGGAATACGAGAACGCCAGCGCGGCGCGCTTCGGCTTCCGCAAGATGGAGGTGTCCAGCGCCCTCGGGCCGCCGGGCGGCCAGTACGGTGACGCGCTGCAGGTGCCGGAATCGAAGGTGGAAACCGACCGCCTGATCGCATGGCTGACCGAGCGCCGCCGCATCCTCGCCGAGCAGAACAAGGATAACGCGGTGCTGGAGGATGGCCAGATGACGATCGCCGGCAACGAGCGCGTGCGCCGGGGCGGCTACGTGCGCGCGGCCTTCGGCGGTGGCGATCCATCCCTGCACTACGTCACCGCCGTCACCCATTCCTTCGTGCCCTTCGGCCCGTTCAAGACCTCGGTGTCGTTCGAGCGCGGCACCGGCTTCGCCGCGCGCGCCCAGCGTCAGGATGCGCAATACCAGTCCGAGCGCAACATGAAAGGCACCGCATGAACCTCGCCCGCGTCACCGCCTACCACCCGGAAACCAACAAGGTCGACCTGCTGTTCTTGGCCGACAACCGGCGCGTGCCGGGCGTGCGCGTCATGGGCGCCCACGCCAGCACCAGCTCGGGCAGGGTGGGGCAGGCGATCCCTGATGGCCAGAATGGCGCCAACCCGCTCGCGGTACCGGCCGCCGGCGAGCGCGCGCTGATCGCCTGCGTGGCCTACTATGACGGCGTGCCGGTGGTGCAGGGCTTCCTGCAGCCGGCCGATTCCGAGCTGATGTTCGCCGACCATGACCGGGTGATGGACCGCACGCCCTCGGACTTCTACCACACGGTGGACGGGAAGGCGAACGCCGAATGGTTTCACCCGTCCGGCGCCTACGTGCGCATCGGCACCAGCGCGGCGCATGAGGATCTGACCGGCAAGGACTACCACCGGAAGTTCACCCCGCGCCGGAACCGCGACCAGAAGGTGCATATCCACATCGAACAGGCCGGTGGCGTAGCGGCGGTTGACATTGCGCCGGACGGGAAAATCACGATCACCAGCAAGGCCGACCTGCAGGCAGACATCGAAGGCAAGGTCACGGTCAACGCTGGCGGCGCCGCCAGCATCAAGGCGCCATCGGCGCTGGTCGATGCGGCGAGTTCCCGCTTTACCGGGAACGTGACGATCGATGGAGGCCTGACGGTGGGCGAAGGTGTCGATGTGGGCGCTGGCGTCACGGCGCATGACGATGTGGTCGGCGGCGGCATTTCGCTGATCAGCCATAAGCACATGCTGGTGAAGGCGGGCACTGACAAGTCCGGCCCGCCGGGCTGATCAAGGGCTTCCCGGCTGGTCGGTCGTGACTCCACCATGGGTTCATGCCAAAGACCGACCAGCGCGCCAGCGTCCGCCCAATCGCCTTCGTCCTGCATGACACCGTGCGGGGCGATGCGCCCGACATTTTCCAGCTCGCGATCCGCCCGGAGGATCTGGCGCGTTCGGAGCCGTCCAACATGGCCGTGGTGCAGACCCTTGGCGGCGCGTGGGCCGACATCAGCGGCGCCGGGCTGGCCACCTGCACGATCTCGGGGCATACCGGCTGGGGCGCCGGCAACCTGCCGGATGGCTTCGAGCACTTCCTGCAGCTGCATGAAACCGTGTTCGAGCGCTTCCACCAGCTGCGCGCGGAGGTCGCCGCCGAGGGCAAAGACCCGGATGGCATCAAGCTGATCTTCTCCGATGGGCTGGATGAATTCGCATGGGTGGTCGCCCCGCAGGTGTTCGACCTGCGCCGCAACCGCGCGCGTCCTCTGCTGTCGCAGTATCGCATCGCCATGGTCAAGCTGGCCGATGACGTGGTACTGCAGGCCGAGAGCAAGCGCAATTTGGGCGCTGCCAAGTCCTCGCTGGACCGCTCGATCGACAAGATCAACCAGTTCGCCGCCAACCTCAAGGGCGGCGTGGCCACCGCGCTGGGCCCGCTCAAGGCCGGCGTGGGCGGCGTGCTGGCGCTGACCGCCAGCGGGCTCGATAGCGTGCGCAAGCTGACCGCCGCCGGCCACAACGTGGTCCACAGCGCGCTGGAGCCGGTGATGGAGATCACGCAGGATCTGACCAAGGTGTCCACGAACGTGATGGGCATCGCGGCCTCGATCAAGGGCCTGCCGCTGTCGGTCAAGCGCGACATTCTGGAGGTGAAGTCCGCCCTGAACAACGCCCACTGCCTGCTGAGCAATGCGATCAAGGGCCCGGACATGCTGCCGGACTATACGAGCCTGTACGGCGCCTCGAACTGCTCCTCGACCTCGTTTGGCCGCCCAGCCTCGGAATTCGCCGACACCAACGTCTTCCCGCAGCTGTTCCCGGCCTCGGCCTCGCCCGTCACCATGAGCGCGCAGGCCGAGTCGGCCGTGGCCAGCTTGGCCGCCGTCGATGTGCTGGCGCCGCCGCCGATGGTGGACGTGGCCGGCATGCTGAACGCGATCGCTGGCGGCGCCAGCATTTCCTCGGATGCCGTGGACAAGGCGATCGCCGGCGCCGCGCAAACCAAGATCATGGGGGCGTCCGTTGCCTACGTTTGAAAAACAGGCGCCCAGCGTCCGGCTGTCTGAGGTCCGCTTTGGCGACGACCTGCGCCGCATCGCGCTGCGCGAGCTGGGCACCGCTGCCGTGTGGGCCGATCTGGCCATCCTGAACGGCCTGCGCCCGCCATACATCGTCAAGACCGAGGCCGAGCGCGCCGAGGGCGTGCTGGTGGCCGGTGACCTGATCAAGATCCCGGCCGCCAATGCCTTCGTGAGCGCGTCGGCCGACCCCGATGGCGTGTTCGGGCGCGACATCCGCATCAGCGCCGGCCAGCTGCAGAGCGCCGGCGGCGATCTGGCGCTGGTGGCCGGCATGGACAACCTGATGCAGGCCCTGAAAACCCGCGTCGACGTGGCCAAGCGCGAGCTGGCCTACCACCCCGAGTTCGGCAACTACGCGCCGCAGCTCAAGGGCCGCAAGCTCGGCCCGGCCGTGGCCCAGCTGGCAGCGCTGTACGTCAGGTCCGCGCTGCTGGAAGACCCGCGCGTGGGCACGGTGCCCGAGTGCGTGGCCACGGTGGTGGGTGACGCGCTGCACGTCGACGCCAAGGTGGTGCCCATTTCCGGGCGCCCGCTCAACTTCTCTACGGTGATTTAATGTCGTCCTTCCAGCTCAAGGACATGGCGTCGATTACGGCGGCCATGATCAACCAGATGAAGGCCTCGCAGGGCCGGGTCACCGATTTCAATGTCGGATCGGCCGTGCGCACCCTGCTGGAGGCCGGCGCCATCGAAATGGAGGAGCTGTACCAGCGCATGCTGGCCGGCACCCTCGATGCGATCCCGACCAGCATCTACAAGACCTTCGATTTCGAGCTGGTCGGCCCGGCCGCCGCGCGCGGCACCGTGCAGGTGCAGTTCGGCGGCCCGGTGCTCGACCCGTTCGTGGTCCCGGCCGGCACTGTCTTCGCTGCCGGCGCCCTGAAATTCACCAGCATCGGCGCCGTCGATGTGCCGGTCGGCGCCATGAGCGCGAACGTGGTGGTGGTCTGCAGCACCGAGGGCTCGGTGGGCAACATCGGCGCCGACGCGATCACCGGCACCGAGGGCTTTTCCTTCCCCGGCGGGTCGACCTTCGCCAACCCGGCCTTCACCAGCGGCAACGATGGCCAGACCGAGGCCGAGCGCAAGGCGCGTTTCGCCGAGTTCATCCGCAGCCTGTCGCGTGGCACCAGCGAGTCGATCCGCTACGCCGTCAAGCAGGCCCGCATCACCAATGCCGCCGGCCAGCTGATCGAGTACGTGTCGCGCGTGGGCGTGGCCGAGATTCCGGGGCGGGTCGATGTCTACCTGTACGGCTCCTCGGGCGTGCCCTCCAATGACCTGCTGGCGGCCGCGCAGCGCGTGGTGGAGGGCTACCGCGACGCCAACGGCGCGGCGGTGCAGGGCTACGTCGCCGCCGGCATCGAGGCGCGCGTGCTGCCGATGACCGAGCGCGTGGTCAACGTGGCGCTGCACATCACCCTGATGGCCGGGCTGACCGGCACGGCCTCCATGAAGAACCAGATCGCCACCCTGCTGGCCGCGCAGTTCGACGCGATCGCATCCGGCGAGATCCTGCAGGTGTCCCAGCTCACCAACGCGGCGCTGACGCTGGCCGGCGTCCTCAAGGTATCGGCCGACAACAACGAGAACATCCTGTGCGGCGCCAGCGAAGTGCTCAAGCTGGGCGCCCTGACCGTGGAGTGGACCAATGCTTGATCGCCTGCTCGGGTCGACCTACAGCGCCTTCGACAAGAACCCGAACGCGCAGATCGCGCTGCGCATCAAGCACCCGGATCGCGCCACGTGGCGCGTCGCCGATCGCGTGCTGACGCTCGGTACCGAGGCCGGGGCGGAACTGGTCACCATCGAGCTGCGCGATCGCACCATGATCGAGCTGGCCGGCCTGATCGAGGAGGCTGGCTGCCAGATCGTCTACCTGAACCTCGATATGGCCCAGCGCGCGGCCGACAGCCTGCTGGCCGGTAGCGCGCGCCAGTCGGACGCGAACGGCGACGCCTTGCGCGCCTACGATTCGCTGCTGTGGTCCGTGCTGGACGCCTTCGCGGTGGTGCTGGAGGACGCGCAGGAGGACGTGGTGACGGCGCTGCGCCAGCTGTACCTCGGCACCGCCACCGATGAGCTGCTGGACGTGTGGGGCGACTACTTCGGGCTGGTGCGCAACGAGGGCGAGCCGGATGAGGTCTACCGGCTGCGCATCATCGCCGAAACCCTGCGCCCGCGCGTGAGCAAGCTCGCGATCGAGGACGCGATCAAGGCCACCACCGGCCACACGGTCGAGCTGTATGAGCCATGGCGCAACACCTTCGTGCTGAGCCAGTCGAAGGTCGACGGCGACGATCACATCCCCGATGGCACCTACTGGACCCACAACGTAATCCAGCCGGTCACCAGCGAGGAGGTGGACTGGACCGAAATTCTCAATGTGGTCGAGCGTTCGCGCGCCGCCGGCGTCATCGTGGCGCCGCCGCGCTTCGATGCGCGCCTGTCGGTCGACGCCACGATCGAGCCGGTGGTGCTGAGCGCGCAGACGCACACCATGAGCCTGCAGGCCTTCTCGGACGTGAACGGCCGCCTCGACGGCTTCGCCCTCGGTGACAGCGAGCCGTCCGCCGTGAACTGGAAGGTCGCGATGGCCCAGCTGATCACGGTGCACAACAACGACCCGCTGGCCAACCCGTCCTCGTTCGACGCCACCCGCCGCAACATCCGCCGCGCCAACGTGGTGCTGTCCGATAGCGATCCGCTGGGCGCCATCAACGCGGTGCTGCCGCGCTCCTACTGGATTCAGCCGCCCGACTTCATGACGCTGTCGGTACACGGCCTGTCGGACTACGAGGGCCGGATCTACCTCGGCATGGTCAACGAGATCATCACCCTGATGGCCGGGTCGGTGTCGTTCGAGGATTTCAGCGGCGCACGCGCCACCTTCGGCATCGAGGAGATCCGGGCCTTCGGGCCGATCGATATGGGCCTGCCCACGCAAATCGGCTCGCTGGCGATCGAGGAAGTGCACTACTCGGCCCTGTCGATCCCGGCCCCGGAAGTCAGCCTGTGGGGCTTCTCTGGCGCCGGTCCATGGGCGCAAGACACCACCACCGGATGGGGCGAAGAAACCCCTTCCGGCGAGGGCATCAAGCCGCAGTCGTGACTACATACTCAACAGTAAAAGGAGCTCTACCACATGGCAATTCTTACCAACTCGGGCCGCGCCGCCGTCGCGATGGCCATCAGGAGCATGCCCCTGCACATGGCATGGGGCACCGGCCGCGAGGAGTGGGATTTCACGCCCGAGCCGGAATCGACGCTGGCCGAGGGCCTTGAGTCGGAGATCGGCCGCCGCGAGGTGACGCAGACCCTGTACTGCAAGCCCGATCCGGCGGGCGACATCATCGTCCCGAACGGCCGCTTCTCCATCAGCGAGGCGCCGACCAACAACCTCTATATGCGGTTCAACTTTGATTTCACCGATGCCTCGGCGAGCGACATCCGCGAGGTCGCGGTATTCCTCGGCACGGTGATCAAGGAAGGCCTGCCGCCGGGGCAGAAGTATTTCACGCTGGCCGAGCTGGAAAACACCGGCCAGATGCTGGCGCTGGAGCGCGTCCAGAAATTCACCCGTAACGCGGCCGTGCGCCAGTCGTTCGAGTTCGTCGTCACCTTCTGAGGAAACCATGGCCGATAGCCTTCTTCACTACTACAACCGCTTCGACCCCTCGAAGAACTACGAGCGCCTGATGTTCCGCTCGGGCTACGTCCTGCAGGGCGCCGAGCTCAACGAGATCCAGTCCTCATCGATCGATCGCCTCAAGCGCGTGGCCGACGCCATCTTCAAGGATGGTGACCTGATCAAGGACGGCCAGCTGGTGCTCGACCCGGTCACCGGCGCGGCGCAGTGCGCTGCCGGCTCGGTCTACCTGCGCGGCACCGTGCGCACCATCGACGCAAAGCAGTTCTCCATCCCGATCGACAAGACCGTCATCATCGGCATCTACCTGCTCGACACCACCGTCACCGAGCTGCAAGACCCGTCGCTGCGCGATCCGGCGCAGGAAGTGCGCAACTATCAGGAGCCGGGCGCCGGCCGCCTGCAGGTGGCCACTTCGTGGGGCTGGCAGGCTGCCGGTTCGAGCGATGGCCAAGCCGGCGAGTTCTACCCGGTCTACACCGCCGACTATGGCGTCATGCGCGTCAAGGTCACCCCGCCCGAGCTGGATTCCGTGTCGCAGGCGATCGCGCGCTATGACCGCGACTCCACCGGCGGCGACTATGTCGTGTCGGGCCTGAAAGTCACCAAACTGGCCGACAGCGGCGGCGTCCAGCAGTACAGCATCGACTCGGGCTCGGCCCGCGTGAACGGCTATGCCGTCGAGCTGCCGACCTCGCGCCGCCTGCCTTACCCGGCCGCGCCCGAGCTGCGCCTGATCGACTCCGAGCCGTGGCTGTCCGCCGGCGTGGCTGCGCAGCGCGTTACCTTTGACCGCACCCCGGTCAACCGCATCACGCAGGTGCGCATCACCGCGCAGAAGGTCGCCGACATCATCCATGGCTCGTTCCTCGGCTCCCAAGATCCGCTGCCGGACGGCTCGATCGTTGAGCTGGTGGCGATCAATCAGGGCGGTGCGCCCAATGCGGACCTGTCGGGCTTCACCGGCGGCACCACCTACACCGTGGGCGTCGACTACAAGCTGACCGGCCAAAAGATCGACTGGTCGCTCGATGGCGTCGAGCCGAACATCGGTTCGAGCTACAAGGCGATCTACCGCTACATCACCACGGTCGCGCCGACCGATGTGGACGGCACCGGCTTCACCGTCGCCGGCGCCGTGGCGGGCTCCCTGATCCTGACCTCGTATGAGGTCAAGCTGCCGCGCATCGACCGCCTGTGCATCACGCAGGACGGCTCGTTCCAGTGGATCGCCGGCACCTCTACCGACTTCTACCCGGTGGCGCCGCAGGTGCCGTCGCTGTACCTGCCGATCGCCCGCGTGGACCAGAATTGGGACGACACCACCACCATCCAGCAGGATGGCTCGCGCGTGGTGCCCATGAGCGACATCGAGCAGCTGGGCGCGCGCCTCGACGTGCTGACCGATCTGATCGCCCAGCAGCGCCTGACGGCGGACGCGAACTCGCGCTCTGCGGCGGCCAAGAAGGGCCTGTTTGTCGACCCCTTCACCAACGACAGCCTGCGCGATGCCGGCGTGGCGCAGACCGCCGCGATCGTCGGCGGCGAGCTGGTGCTGCCGATCACTGGCACCTTCACTCGCCTGAGCAACGATGTGGTGCGCCCGGTGGCGCTGAACGCCAACATCACCCCGGTGCTGGAGCAGACCGCGCGCACCGGCTCGATGGCCGTGAACCCCTACAGCGCCTTCGACCCGATCCCGGCCACGCTGGTGCTGAACCCGCCGGCGGACCACTACACGGAAAGCCATAGCGTGTTCACCAGCGATGCCACCGCCGTGCTGTATCAGGGCTCGGGCGTGCTCAAGGAGGTGCTGGGGACCACCACAACCACGAAGGTGGTGTCGAGCTCCACGCGCGCGGCGCAGTACATCCGCCAGATCGACGTGACCTTCTCCATCGACGGCTTCTCGCCGAACGAGAATCTTTCCACCATCACCTTCGACGGCATCCCGGTGGCGCCGGTCGCAGTCTAAGCGGAGCACATAGACCATGTTGAAAGCAGATAACAACGGCCGCATCACCGGCAAGTTCACGATTCCGGCCAACGTTCCGGCCGGCCGCAAGGAGGTGCGCGTGCTGGGCGAGCAGGGCAGCCTTGGTGGCGCCATGTTCGTCGGCGATGGCACCATCACCGACTCGGTGCTGCAGAAGCTGACCACCACCATCATCAACCGCTACGACCCGCTGGCGCAGACCTTCACGCTGAACAGCCCCGAGCAGGTGCCGGGCGTGGACGTGTTCATGACCGCGATCGGCACCAAGCCGGTGCGCGTGCAGCTGCGCGAAACCGGCTATGGCGTGCCGTCGCAGGTGGTGCTGGGCGAGTCGATCATGCAGGCCAGCGCGATGACGCCGAACGCGATGAACCGCTTCATGTTTGCTGCCCCGGTGGCGCTGGCGCCGAACGTCGAGTATGCGATCGTGGTGCTGACCAACGACGCGGTGCCGGCGGTGGGCGTGGCCGAGCTGGGCAAGTACGACTCCTCCTCGGCGCGCTGGGTGACCGTGCAGCCCTTCCAAGTGGGCGTCATGCTGTCGTCCTCGAACGCCTCGACGTGGACCCCGCATCAGGACCGCGACCTGACCTTCCGCCTGCTGGCGATGCGCTACACCGAAACCTCGCGCCTGATCGACCTCGGCACCGTCGCCGTGGCCAACGTCAGCGAACTGCAGGTGGCCGGCATCATCGATTCGCCGCTGCCGGGCGCGGTCGGCAACTACGTGCTGACCCTGCCGGACGGCACCGTCTACAACGCCGCACCGGGGCAGGTGATCTCGCTGGGCGCCAAGATCAGCGGCAACGTGGGCATCAAGGCCGCGCTGAACGCGGTGGCCTCGCACAGCGCAGTCCTGCAGCCGGGCAGCCAGCTGGGCGCCGGCGCGGTCGCCGCGACCGCCGACTACGTCACCCCGGTGATGCAGGCCGATGTCACCGGCACCAACATCAAGCTGCTGATCGACGGCATCGTGCCGTCCGGCGCCAGCTTTACGGCGTGGTACAGCGGCGCCGATGCCGGCGACGCATGGGTGCAGCTGGTCGCAGACGTGGCCCCGGTCCCGCTGGGCAATAACCTGTACGAGTACTCGTTCAAGGCCACCGGCGTCACCGAGGCGAAACTGCGCTTCAAGCTGGTGCTGAACGGCACCCCGGCAGCGCGTCCGCGCCTGCGCAACCTGCGCATTTCGCTCACCTGAACCTGACGGCGGCTCATGTACGATCAACTCACCAACCTGCGGCAGTATCCGCTGCCGCACCCGGACAACGTCCTTGCGTATGACAACCCGCGCCTGCGCGCGGCGCTGGCGGCGATCGACGCCGATATGCAGGTCGCGCTGGATGGCGCGGCGGTCGCGCAGGGAATGATCGGCCACCAGCACACGCTCGCCATCGGCGACGGCACGATCACCAAGATCGAGGTCGACACCGATGAGCGGCTGAATGTCGTTGCCGGCGCCAACGTGGCGCTGGCCTTCGACAACGCCTCGAACACCATCACGATCTCGACCAGCGGCCAGATCAGCGGCAACGTGGACACCGCCAGCAAGCTGCAGAGCTCGCGCACCATCGCGCTGGCCGGCGTGCTGTCCGGGCAGGCCGATTTCGACGGCTCGGCCAACATCAGCATCAACGCCAGCCTCAAGGACACCGCCGTGGTGGCCGGCTCGTATGGATCTGGTACCGAGATCCCGACCTTCACGGTCGACGCCAAGGGCCGGCTGACGGCTGCCGGCAAGGTGGCAATCCCGGCACCCACGTTTGCGAACCTGCAGCAGAAGCCCACCACGATCGCCGGCTTCGGCATCACCGATGCGCAACCGCTGGACGACGATCTGACCGCGCTGGCAGCGATCGCCACGTCCGGCCTGCTGGCGCATACCGGCGCCGGCACCGCTGCCGCGCGCACGCTGGTGGGCACCGATGGCATCGTGATCACCAACGGCGACGCGGTAGCCGGCAACCCCACGTTCTCGCTGGCCGACAGCGGCGTGGCGGCCGGCAGCTATGGCGGCACCAACGCGATCCCGGTGCTGACCGTCGACGCCAACGGCCGCATCACGGCCGCCAGCACCGCCGCGCTGGCTGACCCCACGTGGGCCAACCTGCAGGCCAAGCCCACCACGATCGCCGGCTTCGGCATCACCGATGCCCAGCCGCTGGATTCCGACCTGACCGCGATCGCGGCGATCGCCGCCAGCGGCTTCCTCGCCCGTACCGGCAATGGTACGGCGGCCGCGCGCTCGATCACCGCCAGCACCGGGATCTCGGTGGCCAATGGCGACGGCATCGCCGGCAATCCCGCCATCGCGCTGGCCAACACCGCTGTGACCCCGAGTTCGTATGGCTCGGCCACGGCGGTCGCCGCCTTCACGGTCGACCAGCAGGGCCGGCTGACGGCGGCGCAGGCCATCACCATCAAGCCGGATTGGTCGAACGTCACCGGCAAGCCCACGACCCTGAACGGCTACGGCATCACCGATGCGGTGGCGGCAAGCGCGCGCAATGCCGTGAATGGCGTGGTGGCCATCGGCAACAGCGGCGAGATCCTGATCCCCGGTGCGGCCGGCAGCATCATCACGCACGCGGGTACGGCCAAGCGCACTTTCTCCATGCCGGATAAGGATGGCATGCTGGCGCTGATCACGGACATCACCAATTCGCCAGCGCTCACGTCGCCAAGCGTTACCGGCGGCCTGATCGCCGACGCGATCACGTCAAGCATCCAAACGTCCAAGGCCTTCGTGGAGGTCATGGCCACGGCAACCGCCTCGGGCGCGGCCATTGCGCTCGACCTGCGGACGGCGGCGGTGTTCTTTGTAACGATTTCCGCCACCACCACCTTCTCGTTCACAAACGCGATCGCGGGCAATAACGTCCAGTCGTTCACGGTCATCACGAAGAACAGCGCGGCAGGATACGGGGTTACGTGGCCGGTGACGCAATGGTCTGGCAACACCATTCCACCACGCTCCACCGGAGCAAACCAGATCGACGTGTGGACGTTCTTCACCACGGACGGCGGCGCGACTTGGTTTGGCTCCTTGGCGATTCAAGCTGCTGGCGGCTGATAGATAACCGGAAGGAGGAAGCATGCCGCTCTCTATGTCACTTTGGCGCGAAAAGACGCTCGTCAAAACCAGAAGCACGGTCCCATACAATGCGCCCGCCAGCTATCCGGTCCCGTACGGCAAAAGCAAGTTCACCGTCAGCGGGAAGGGCGCGGACGGGAAAGCCGCCAGCGGCGGGAACTCGTATGCCTACGCGACCGGCGTCAGATACAACATTTCCACGTATTCCAGTTATGGCGCCCCATCCCCATCGGGCAATATTTCATATAGGACGAATTCCTCGCCGGGCAGCAGCAATTCTACTGGTACGGGGGCGACTACGCCGGCGCCGACCAGCTCATACGACCACGGCACTTTCGCGTATGCGTACGACAACGCCAACGGCACGGGCCAGCTCGATGCCAGCGGGACGCGATATCAGAGCATCAACTACTCGTATTCCAGCACCACGTATGCAACGGGTTACAACCCATATGTGGCAGCTACCACCGGCAGCCCGTCGACCTTCCTAGGGGTGACGTTCCCCGGCGGTGCCGGCGGCCCGGCAACCGCGATCACGAATGTTCCTGTGATTATTCCTGCCAGCACCACCTCGGCCGCCGTAACCGTGCCCTCGGGTGGCTACGTCAACATCACCAACTCGTAAAGCACATGGGCTTTCCCGTTTCCTACTACATGCCACAATATACGCCGTTCGCCTGTTGGCGCGGCGCCTTCACGCCCGAGGAGTGCCAGAAGATCCGCGACCTTGGCGAATTGCTTCAGTTCGCCAAGGGGCGCGTCGGCAGCGGCGGCGCCAGTGCCGAGGATGCGGCCACGCGCGACACCGACATCACGTGGATCGAATACAACCCGGATACCGCTTGGATTTTCGAGCGCATTTCGGGCGTCACCGGGCGGGTGAATTTCGAGATGTTCCAGCTGTCGCTGGACGAGTTTGACGGCTTCCAGTACGGGCGCTATCGTGAGGGTCAGCATTACACATGGCATGTGGACATCGACCACGCGCCGCCAAACCCTGCGCGCTTCCGCAAGCTGTCGTTGATCATGTTCCTGTCCGACCCGAGCGAGTACGAAGGCGGCGATGTCCTGATTAACGTGGATGGCAACCCGGACAAGGTCGAGCGCCTGCGCGGCAATCAGGGCGACATCCTGTTCTTCTATTCGCACCTGCCGCACATGGTCGCGCCAGTGACCAAGGGCCAGCGCCTGACGCTGGTCACGTGGGCGATGGGGGAGAAAATTCGATGAGGCTGCTTTCCGTTTTCAGGACGCCGCTGATCGAGTTCCTGTGTGCCGAGGAGGATTTCGGCGTGATCCCCGAGCCGGTGCCGGCTGGCCAGCAGATGGCTGACTGGTTCAAGCGGGCACCGCGCAAGATCGAGGGGCGCGATCACTTCGGCGCCAAGTCGTTCGGGGCCAAGAAGTGCTCGCCCTTGGTCGACGGCATGGCCTTGGGCTTTACGATCCCGCTGTTCGCTGACCTCAACGTGCGCACCAGCGAAACCGGCCAGTTCATGGAGGTGTCGAACCCACCGATTGGCCCGGCCGCCAGCTTCCATGACGCGGCCCAGCTCGGGCCCAGCAGCCCGACCGGCCGGGGCCCGGCGATCAAGTTCCATAACCGCTGGCTGATCCGCACCGCACCCGGCGTGTCATCGCTGTTCATCCCGCCCATGAACCACTTCGATGAGCGGTTCACCTGCCTTGGCGCGCTGGTCGACACCGACCGCTATCCGAACTACATCAACTTCCCGGCCGTGTGGCACCTGCCCGACTTCGATGATGTGGTGAAGGCGGGCACGCCGCTGGTCACGGTGATCCCGATCCGGCGCGCCGACGCCAAGGCCGACCCGGTCGTGCGCGTCGCAAGCCCGCGCGAGGTGGAGCAGGTGCGCAAGACCGAGCGCATTCAGGCGTCCCGGCGCAGCTATTACACCGACGATGTGCGGGTGAAAAAATGATCTGGCCCTTCAAGAGAAAGCGCCCCGACATCGAGTTCAAGGCCGTGATCGGGCGCCCTGACCTGTATGCGCCGATCGTCCCGGCGCGCAAGGTGTGCCCCGAATGGGCGCGCCGCCAGCGCGAGGCGAGCAAGAAGGTGAATCTGGCGCAGTGCCCCGGCATGTTCGACTTCGCGCATGCCGGCTACATCGTGCCGGCGTGGTGCGATATCCACATCAAGGCGAACCGGGCAGGGGTCGTGATCCAGCTGGACGGCAGTCTTGCGTCCTTGCCGGGCCTGAGCGCCCTGCCGATGGACTTTTCGATCATCGACGGACTGGCGCCGATCGAGGACTCGGTGCAGCGGCGCGCATTCAAGCTGCCCGGCCCATGGTCCGTGCAAACCGCGCCCGGCGTGTCCTGCTACGTGGTCCCGGCCCTGATGCACTCGGACTTTCTGGACAAGATTTACGTCTATCCGGGCGCGGTCGACTATGAAACCTTCCACACGTTGAACCTGATGTTTTCGGTGCTCAAGGAGTGCGAGTTCACGATCCCGGCCGGCACCCCGCTGCTGCAAGTGATCCCCTTCCACCAGCACACGTTCGAGGCAACGTGCGGCAATGGGGATCAGGACGCCAAGGACCGCTTCACGTTCCAGATGCCCTCGCGCGTCAAGGGATACTACCGGAAGGTCCACCACCGCAAAAAACGCTATGAAATGAGGGGAACACCATGACGCAGTTTTACTACCTGTGCGACCTGAATGCGAAGGCCGCAATTTCCGTGATGCCCAAGCCCAGCACGTTTGCCAACCGGATCACCGGCCTCGATGCAATGCCGGATGAACACCTTGCGGATCTTGGCCAGTTCGGGGTGCCGGGCTACGGCTTCCTGACGCCGAATCGCCTTAAAAAAGCCGGCATTTCTGCCGAGTCGATCGCGGCCTGCGATGAGGTCATGAAGAAGCAGATGATCGACCTGATCGACAATGCCGTGGCCGAGCGCTGCGCGCCGCCGCAGCGGTTCGTTGTCGAGTATCAGGATCGCGAGGCGCAGGCCCGCGCGTATGTGAACGACTACAGCGCCAACCCGGCCGCCGGCAAGACCTTGCAGGTGCCGCCGCGTATCGCCGGATTCGCCAAGGCTGCCCAGCTGGACCCGTACGAGGCGGCCCAGCTCACCGTGAAGCAGGCCGACGCAATCCGTGCGGCGCTGGGCCAGCTGGCCGACCTGCGCATGCGCAAATACGAGGTGGAGCGGGCCGCGACGCCCAGCGAGGCGCAGGGCCGGACCACCGACATCCTTAGCCAGATCGCGGCAGTCTACATTCCATAACGTTCAGGATGTCGTGACGACATGATGGCGGCAGCAATGCCGCCATTTTCTTTTCGGAGGAGTCATGCCACGTCAGCAGTACATTCGCGTTATCTACACGGCCCGGCTATGGAACCCGCTGAGCTGGCTCATCCGCTGGATGGTCGGGCCCAGCAAACTCTCGTTCCAGAAGTCCTCGCACGGCATCGTGGTCGACGGCGACAGTGCGATCGAGGCGAACATGATCTACGGCGTGCGCGAGGTGCCGCTGGCCGTGGCCATCAAGGGCGCGCGCATCGTGCGCGAGGCCTACTACCCGGTGCGGGACGCCAAGGCCGGGCTGGACTGGTATCGCGGCCAGAAGTGCGCCTATGTGCCGCAGTTCAAGGCGTGGGTGCCGGGCTGGCTGCGCAAGGTGCTGGAGATCCCGCTGTACCTGCTGAACAACAACTACGATTTCAAGGGCGCGTTCGGCATGGGCTTCGCCCCGGATCGCGACTGGCAAGACCCATCGAAATGGAGCTGCTACGAGGGCTGCGCCGGCACCATCACGGCGGCCGGCTCGGATGTGCTCTCTGACTGCGGCTTCATCACCGAAACCACGCTGTGGAGCATCCGCCACGTAGTCGCGCCGCCCCTGCTCTTGTAGGACTGTTCCGATACTGATTCGTGACGGTAACGTGGGAGGCATCGCTTAATACTACCGGGGATGCCAAGATGCACTTCACCACCAATTACCACACGCGCAGGGGCTCCCCATGACCGATGACGGAGTTCAGCGCCTTGCCCGGCTCGAAGGGAAAATGGAATCCGTATCTGAAAGCGTGCAGCGCATTGAGAGCGCCATTCAGCGCCTGATGGGGCCGATTGATCGGAACCTGACTGAGTTACAGATGAACGTCCGCCACATGGACGAGAAACTGCAGGATACGCGCGAGCAGACCGCCGCGTGCAACGAGGGCCACAAGGCCTCGACCAAGGCGCTGACCACCAGCATCGACGCCGTGTCGAAGCAGGCGTCCGCGCTGGAGTCCAAGGCTACCGCCGGGCTGCGCGTCGCGGTCTGGTTCTGCGGCGTGTTCTCGGCCATCGTGTTCGCCGCCGGCGGCTGGATCTTCGCGCAGGTCGGCAAGAACACCGAGATCAACGCCGTGCAGCAGCAGCGCATCGACCAGATGGAGAAGCAGCTGCTGGACGTGCGCGAGGAAGCCCGCAAAAAGTAAAGCCCGCGCACGGCGGGCTTCATCTGATTTTCCTCGTAAATTCCGATTAAGTTGCGGCGGCCGCCTTCGCCGCGAGGCGCGCCGCTTCCTTGGCGCAGGCGGCGCAGGTCACCTTGCTGGCGTCGGTTGTCTTGATGCGCGAGGCGTTGCGCTGGGAGGCCGTCGCCGAGGCGCTGCAGGCGGTCGTGGTGTAGCCGTAGCGCTTGACCTGATAGTGGACCTTGGGCGCGCTGGCGGCGGCTTCCTCGGCGCTGATCGGGGTCAGTTCGGCCAACTTCCAGCTGTCATGACGCTCCTGCATGTGCGGGATCGCGGCTTGGGTTTCCTTGACGGTGTGCTGCAGGTAGGCCACATATTTGCCGCTCACGATCTCGATGACCTTGGCCAGCTCCTCCTTGTGGCGCGGCGCGTCCTGCAGGAACACGCGGCGGTCGCTGCGGGTGCGGGCCTCGATCTTGCCGTCCACCTCGGTGATCTTGACCTCGGTATAGTAGGTGTCCGGGCTGTAGCGCTGCTCGGCCACGCGCGCCTTGACATAGCCTTCCTCGTCCACCGGGCGCGCCTTGACGCCCCGGATCTTGACGTTCGTGTCGGCGATGTAGCGCTTGGCCGACTCGATCGCACGCAGCAGCAGGTCGTTGGACAGCTCGTACGGCTTGCCGCCCGAGCCGAAGCAGGCACCTTCCTGCCAGCCGAAGCGGATGGTGAAGCCGTGCTTGGCGATGCGGGTGCCGGTGACCTTGTGCTGTCGTCCGCAGATTTGGCAGTGTCCGGTGTGGGTGGCGGCCATGGTGGTGATCCCTTCAAAGTTGGTTGCGATGAAGGGATAATATACGCAATGCGTTAGCTGTGCAAGTGATTTTCACATGATTTTCATGTGAATTTAATCGACTGGCAGCACGGTGCGGCGCTCGCTCAGCTTGTAGCGCACGCCGGCGGCCTGCAGCAGGGCGTCGATGATCTCGCCCTTGCCGGCCCGCGCGGAGCCGTGCTTGAACGCGGCCGACAGCTTGAAGCGGCGCGCCACCTGCTGGAATGGCGTCGATGTCAGGCGCCACGTGCGGGTGATGGCGTTGACGGTGTAGTAGTCTTCCAGTGGCATGGGCCGCAGCTCGCCGCCGGTGCGTTCCATGGTGGTGGGCGCCAGCAGCATGCCCCGGAACTCGACCCATGAGTGGATGAAGGGCACCGGGGAGGCGTTCGGCATCTTTTCGATCTCCTCGGGCGTCGCCGCCCGGAGCACGCCAAACACCATGACGGCATCGGCCGGCAGATCCAGCATCAGGGCAGCGGAGCGGTGAAAGCACGTGCCGGTGCCGGGCACGGTGCCCGACAGCGACATGGCGGCCGACAAGTGGGTCAGGTTATTCATGGGGCCGGGGCCTCGGGCTTCTGCTGGTGAACCTTGGCGCAGTGGCTGGTTTCATGGGCGCGCATCTGGAACAGCTGGTTGCCCAGCTCGATCGCTGCGGCCTGATCCTTCCCGTTTTCGTGCTTGAAGTCGATCCGGCCGGTCAGGGCGAGGATGACGAGGCGCATTTCGGGGCTGTCGAGCTCGATGTTGAAGCGCGGCTTAAAGGTCATGGATGCCATGGTTTCCTATGAAATTCACGTTGTTTTAATATTATTTTCAGCCGCCGAACCACTTGCTCAGGCAGATGGGGCCGATGCCCTGCTCGATCGACGCGGAATCGGTCAGCTCACGGCCGCAGCACGCGCAGGAGCCGGTGCGGCGCCCGTAGGCGATCGCCTCCTTGAGCGGGTCGGCGCAGGCTTCCAGCAGTGCCTCGCGACGGTCGGGCATGCAAGCCTTCGAGGCGATGAACTTTCCCGCCATGATCTTGCCGAGATAGAGCGGCTTGTGGTCGGCGTCCAGCTGCTCGGCGTCATTCGCATAGATTGCGCCGGTGTTGTTCCCGCCAGCTTTCGCCGGGGAGAGCAGGAAGGTGGCAAGGCGCAGCTTGGGTCGCTTGATGCCCGAGCCGATCGCCGAGTCGAACGCAGTCTGCACGGCGGCCATGCCGCTGGCACTCACCTCGGCCGGCACTGGCGCCGGGGCAGCGCCCTTGGTCAGGATTTTCTGGACCGCGCCCAGCTGGCCATCGGTCAGGTTCTTGAGCGACTTGAGGCGGGTGTGCAGGCTGGTGGCAAAGGTGCTCTTGCCATCGTTGGCGATGATCCACGCCAGCGCCTCGGCGTGCTCGGTCGCGATGACCGCGACCGGGATAGTGGGCTTGATCGTTTCCACGGCCGCCCCGCTCACGCTACAGCCACGCCGGCGGCGAATTCGGCGATGTCGGCCATGGCCTTGTTGGCGTCGCCGAACAATGCGAGGCCTTGGGCGTAGTCGATCATGAATTGGCCGGCGGTGGCCAGCTTGGCCATGCTCTCGGTGCCCTGCTCAGCGGCCTTGCGCAGCAGGCTGCCGATGCGGACCAGCGGCTTGCGCGCGCAGGTTTCGGCTTCGCCGCTGGCGACTTCCAGCAGCAGGGCGGTGGCTTCGATCAGGGTTGCAGCGGTGATGGTGTTCATGTAGTCCTCCGTTGTCGATGGGAGGACTATATACGCAATGCGTTAGTGTTGCAAGGACTTTTTCATTACCCTTGGCAAATTCCCTAGACGGTGCGATCGCTGACCAGCTGGTAGTGGTGCTTGACCCGTCTGTCGTGCACGGCCTGCACAAAGGCGTCGGCCATCTTCTTGTCGGGGATCGGCAGCGATTGCATATTGCCGTTCCCGTTGTGCAGGCCGCCCCATGCGCAGGCCAGAATCCAGTCGCCCAGCAGATCCTGCTGGACGCGGGCGGCGTAGTAGCGTTGCGATTGCGGGCTCTCCCAGCGCAAGATTCGTTCGGGCATGGCATCCTCCGGTAAAAACGGCATTATGCCTTGATTATCACCGGAAAGCTTGCGCCCTATGTGTTCAGATAGGGCGGCGCAGCTTGAGCATGCTCAACATCGAGGCCAGATGCTGCTTGGCGCTGGCGGCCGGTACTGGCGGCGCTGGCGGCGGCACGATCGCGCCCTCGGTCATGCCCATGCCCATGCCGATGCGGTCCACCAGCTGTTCGATCTGGTCGACCGACACGTAGCCGAGCATCAGGCCGCCGTCCAGCTGCTCTACCCGGCCATCGCTCAGGAAGCGGTAGGTGAGGCCGTCATGGCCCGCGTAGGCCCGTCCAGCGAGTTTCTTGGCTGCGGTGATGGCGCGGTGCTCGTAATCGCGCTGCTCGGCCTCACGGCCCTCCTGCGCGGCCCTGCCGGCATAGTCGACCTCGGGCTTGGCGATCATGGTCTGCAGGTAGCGGTAGGCGCGGTTTCCCTTGGCGCCGACCTTGAGCATGTGCTGACGTGCGCAGGCCACGATGTGAGCCAAGTTGTAGCCAGCGCGGCATGCTTCGCCACGCAGCGCAGCGATGCCCTTGGGGCTGATTTCCAGCTGTTCGCCGGCTTCGGCCAGATCAGGCGGCAGCTCGATGGGTTTTCTGGTTTCCGGTTTTTTCTCATGAATCTCCGGGTGATCTTTCTTAAAGTCCAGTTCTACTATTAGGTCATCAGACAGAATTGTCTTATGGCGCGAGAAACTTTTTGCCGGTAGCTGCAGCAGGTTGGCCAGTTCCGGGGTGAGCTGGTAGGTCGGGCGCACGAACAGGCCGGTGTCATCGCGGCGGTCGCCCACCTTGATCAGGCCGAGCTGGGTCAGGGCCTTGAGCGCACGTTCGACGGTCTTGGTGCTGACCTCGGCCATCTTGGCCAGCCAGTCAGCGGCCACCTGCTCGATCGGGGCGCAGCCGTTGGCCTTGGGCACGCGGCTGACGAGAATGCGCAGCACGCGGCGATAGGACCGGGTCAGGACGAGGGTGAGGGAGGGATGCGATTCGACCAGCAGCAGGGCCTTCTGGATGGCCTTCGGGTAGTGCTGGTATGGCTCGATCAGTTCTGATAATGACGGGATATGTGTTGTCAAAGCGACACCTTAAAGCGCGCATCAAAAATAAAGCGCGCAGGAGTTGACACGTCCGTCACATACACATAACATCGAGCCTGTCTAGTGATTCGATGTTGCTGCCTAGCGACGGAATACAAAAGCCAGCGGCTGGAACCGCTGGCTTTTTTATTGCCTGTATTATTGCTTATTTCATAACAGCCTCTGTCGGCAAGTTCTTACACATGAGTACCGGGGGATTCTAGCCTGAAAACTATCCAGCGGGAATATATCTTTCTGAAAATCACCACCTATTCCGCGATCAGGCCCCATTTGCGCAAATCATCCCGCATGGAAATAAGCTCAAGATAGGGGTGATAAGTGTTCGGCGAAAGCTGCATAGTAACCGACCTCATCCAGTTAAGCGACTCGCGCGCGGCGGTGACGGCCGGCAGGTCGATCGGCATATGGGCTTTCAGGCGATTGCCCAGCTTGCGCACGCCATCGGTCTGGTCGGGGATCTTGCGGTCGGAGGCGATCAGTTCATAGGTTTCGGCCATGGCAAGGAACGCTTCATGCACCGGGTAGTAGGCGCCCTGTTCGCCGTCCGGCTGGATGATCACGGTGCCATCCGGCAGCGCGTCGGCCTCACCAGTGCGCACCTGCTCGTCCAGCCAGACCTCCAGCGGCTGGAACGTCTTGTCGATCCGGTGGGCGTTCTCGGGGTGCGAAAACAGCTCGTCATTCAGTTCGACCTTGCGCTTGTGCGCGATGGCGTCCTGCAGTTCGTGGTAGATGCCCATGATGCGGGCGTCCTCGGCGGCCTTCATGATCTGGCCGATCGAGGGTTTCTTTGCTTCCGGGCCGTTGGTGCGGCGCTCGGCTTTCATGCGTGATTTCTTGCCCATATTTCCGTGATGCGTAACGTTATTTCTTGCCGAGGAGCTGCATGTTTTCCAGCTGCACCTCGGTGATGATGGTGAGCACGTCGCCGATCTGCGAGCGGCGCGTGTGGTATTTGCCCTCGATATAAACCTCGGTGTCCTCGCGCAGGATGCGGTTGCACACGTCCGCCACGCGGCCGATCGCGGTGACCGGGATCAGGGTCGATTGCGTGTCAGAGTCCGGCACTGCAAGGATGAACATCGTGGTGGCGGCCACGCCATCCGGCGCGGTGCCCGGCGTCGGGTTGTTGGCGAGGCGGCCGATGAAGGTGCAACGATTCAGGCTGCGGGGCATGCGGGCACCTCGTTCGGGGCGGTGGGGCCATCTGGCCACGTGCGGCGGCCGGTGCGCATGTCGATGTCGCCCGAGCAGCGCTTGCACAGCTTGTTCTTCTCGGCGCAGGGCTGGCAGAGGTCATCGGTCGCGGTGCTGCTGAACCGCTGGGGCTTGGCGCAGCAGGCGCACGGCTGGTCGGTGAAGGCTTGCCCGGCGATGCGGTGGAAGTAGTGGCAGGCGATGCACAGCTGCTGCTGCAGGCGCTTCTCGCGGTCGGGATCTTCCTGCAGGCGGGCGGCCAGCTTGATGGTGTCGCTCACGCGGCGCGCCGACAGCGAGGTCTGCAGGGCCAAGCGCGTCGGGGTGAACGGGCGGCGGGTGTAATTTGGCATGATATTCGTATGAACTTGCTATGAAATACAGGGGAAGATGCGGCCGGCGAACCGGCCGCGTGGGGCTTATGCCGCCTTGGCGATCGACTGCTCGCCAGCCAGCTCGCCGGCCTCGATCCAGAAGCTGCGGATCATGTCGGGCAGGCCCTTCGGCGCTTCCTTGAGGGTGCCGAACACCAGCGCGGTGTCGATGCGGTCGGTGTAGGCCATGTCATCGAGCCAGTACAGCAGCGGCGCGCGGTGGGTCACGTCGAGCACGTCGAAGCGGTCCAGCACCAGCATCTTGATGCCCGACAGTTCGGCGATCGCGGCGGCGATGTGCGCGTTCACCAGCCAAGTCTCCGATTCCGACAGCAGGGTCAGCGGGCGGTTGTTGGCAAGGATCTCCATGTCCGGGCGGATCGACACTTGGAACCATTCGGTGCTGGTGGCGTACTCGCGCAGCAGGTTGTTGATCGGCTGCAGGGCCTTGGACAGGATCTGGCTCGGCAGACCATCCGGGGCGAACTGCTCGGCCACGGCCAGCCAGCCGACCACATCGAGGTGGTGGGTCTTGGCCTTGGCGGTCTTGGCGTCGCGTTCGGTGGCGGCCTTCTGCAGCTCCAGCAGGCCGGCGTGGTCGGCGCGCGCCTCGTCCAGCTGGCGCTTGGCCTCGGCCACGTCCCGCTTGGCATCCTCGATCAGGTTGCCGGCCACTTCCTCCAGCCCGCCCAGCACCGCCAGATTGGCCTCGGCCTGCTCGGCGGCGGCGATGTCGCGCTTGTCGTTGGCCACGCAGGTGCGCATCAGATCGACGCTTTTCTGGATCGCCGGGATCTTGGCCAGCGCTTCCGGGTCGCCGGCGGCGCCGATCGGGCCGAACTCGCGGGTGTAGGCGGCCAGCAGCTTGGCCTGCTCGGTGGCGATCGCGGCGGCCTGCTCTTTCGACAGGGCCGACACCTCGGGCACCACGCGGTCGATGAAGCGCGCCATGTCGTGCACCATGCCCTCGCGCGGCGCGGTGCCGGCCAGATTCTGCAGCTTCTCCAGTTCGACCTCGTAGCCGGCCAGATCCTCCTCGTCGCGCGTCAGCTTCTCGCGCAGGCGCGGCAGCTTGGCGGCGTTGGCCTTGGCGGCCTCGATCTTGGCGCTTTGCTGGCTGCTGGCGTTGACCTTCTCGATCGCGACGCCGAGGGCCTGCTGCAGCTGCTCATGGTCCTGTTCGAGCTGGGCCACGGTGCTGGCGGCCAGATCGATATCGGCCTGTGCCGGGGCCTCGACTTCCGGCGCGGTCCACTCCTCGCCTTTCTTGGCGCCCCACACGCCGCCGGCCACTTCCTTCCATGCGCCCTTGGCTTGCGTGGCCTTCTGCTTGGCGATCTCGCAGGCGGCCGGGAAGCCGGACGTGAGCATCGGGATGGCCAGTTCAATGCGGTGCTCATCGATACCGGCTTCCAGCATCAGCTCCTTGATCTTCTCCTTGTTCGGCTTGGCCTTGGTCAGGATGGTCAGGAACGCGCGGCGATCGTCGGCGCTCATGGCGGTGAAGCGCTGGGCGTCCAGCACGCACTTGACCTGCAGGTTTTCGGTCCAGCCGTCCGGGGTGATGTGCTCACCGGCCGGCAGGCGGTACTCATAGCCCGCGCCATCGGCCGTCAGCTTGACGAAGCCTTCCTTGGCGCCATCGGTCACCATCAGCGGGTAGTCCTTCTTGAGGCCGACGCGCACGGTTTCCCCCTGCAGGGCAAGGCGCACGGCTTCCTGAATCGAGCTCTTGCCTTGGCCATTGAGGCCGCAGAACAGATTCACCGGGCCGGTCTGGACGCTGATGTCGCGGGCGCCGAGGACGTTGCGGACGCGGATTTGAGTGATCTTCATATTATTTTCCAATTAAAAGGGTATTAAGTGGGGCGGCATTTCCGCCGCCCTTCCAGTGATGCTTATTCGACTTGCATGCCGCCGCGCTGGCGGGCCGGGCGTGCTGCCGGGGCCTGCTGCTGGGTGGACTGCTGGGCTTCGGTCAGGGCTGCGCGGCGCGCGTTGTAGGTGTTGCGCAGGTCGGCGCGCACGCCCGGATCATCGGTGACATCGTTGATCAGGTCGGCCTCGATATCGAGCATGTCGGGGTCGGTCAGGGTCGACAGGCGGTGCTTGAGCTTGTCTGCCGGGCTGCGCTCGTCCATGTGCTGCGTGGCCTGCTGGGTGGTGGCCGGAGCGGCTGCGGTGGCGCCGGCGGCCTGCTCGACCTCGCGCACCTGCGCCTCGAAGGCGGCGTCATCCGGGCCTTCCGGCGCGCCCAGCATGGCGCCATCGGCGCTCGCGTCGGCGTCGTTGACGAACGAGAAGTCGCCGTCCAACACGTTGTTGTCCAGCTTCTGGTCGCGGTCGCTGCTGGCGGCATCGTCCAGCGCCACGGCGGTCTGGAACTCGATCGACAGCGGCAGGTACTTGGCCAAGCGGCGGATCACGGTCTTGCGGCCCATTTCGGGGAAGTGGTCCTTCCATGGACCGTATTTGCCCTTGGACTGCGTGCCTTCCATGATCTGCTCGACCTGATAGCGGCTCATGAACTCGAAGGCGTGGCCGCCATCCTTGAACTTGGCGATCGCGTAGAAGCCGATGATCTCGCCGCGCGGGCCGTCCATGCGGGGCTTGTGGTTCAGCTTTTCATCGAGGCCATACACCAGCTCGAAGTGGTCGTCTTTGCAGACTTCGTGCGCGGTCAGGCTGATGATCTGGCCCGAGCGGCGGGCGAGGTCGATCAGGCCCTTGTAGCCGACCACCACCTGCACCGAGTCGACCCACTCATCGGCCGAGCGGCCGTTGCCAAGATCGCGCTTGCGCTTGACCTTGAACGGGACGAGGTAGGCGTGGCCCAGCACCGTGTTCGGCTCCAGACCCATCTGCGCGCACTGGCCGATCGCGCCGATCAGGCTGGGCACGTCGCACTTGAGCAGGGCCGGGGTGGTGGTGGCGGCGATCTGCGCCACTTTCAGCAGGCGCTCGGCGTTCAGGTGCTTCGGCAGCATCTTCTCGATTTCGGCGCGCTTGGTGGTCAGCAGGTGGGCGATCTGCTCCTTCGGCTTCATCTTGGACATATCGGTGACGGCGCCTTGCTGGGATTTCAGGGCTGCGAGGTTGGTGGTCATGGGTGGATCTCCTAGTCGTGGTAAATGCAGGTGGACCAGCGGGCGCAGAACTTCTCGCTGCACAGCTGGGATTGGGGGTTAGGCGGGAAGAACCCGGATTGCAGCATGATCGCCGCCATTTCGATCAAGCCTTTTTCGTTCTCGGTGCCGATCATCACACGCTTGCCGTCGACAAGGCGCGACACGGCGACGATGGCCTGCTTGGTGGTCTGCAGGCCGATGATCTGGCCGCCGCCGGTCAGGCGCCCGGTGGTGTTTTCGTGCATCAGCTGGTAGGCGCCCAGCTGCGCGCCCTTGCCCTTCAAGGCCACCTCGCCGTTCTCGATGATGCGGGCGCCGGTCTTGATGTCGGGGATGACTTCGAGGCCGCCCGGCAGCATCTGGCCAGCGTAGGCGGTGCGGGCGCGGTCCATGGAGCCGGTCAGGCGGATCGTGATGCCGTTGCCGCAGTCGATCTCGTACGGCTCCAGCTTCATTTCCACCGAGGTGAACGTGAAGCGCGGGCTGATCTCATGGCAGTACTTGGCCACCAGCGCGAGGCCGATGGTTTCCGCTTCGCTCAGGGTGATCGTGGTGTCGCTCTTGTAGTCGACCTCGTCGGTCGGGTTCAGTAGCGCGTCCACGAAGTACTCGCCGGCGTCGTCAATGCGGATTGGTTTGCCGTCGATGCGGGCTTGGTCGAAGGCGGCGGTGCCGGCGTGGATCGCGGTGCCGAGCGATGCGCGCAGGCCGGACGGCCGGCGCATGCCCAGCAGGTGCTCGCCTTCCCACTTGTAGGCGCAGTCAAACAAAGCGCCCCAAGACGAGGCGCGGATGGTCACAACTCGGTTCACTGGTGCAGCTCCTGCTCGATCACCTTGAGGGTGCGGTTCCACTTGGCCAGATCCTTCTCGATCGCTTCGCGCTCGATGTAGCGGGCGTCGATCGTCGGCAGCAGCTTCGGGCGCAGGTGCGGGTAGGTGTAGATCACGGTCACATCGTTGTCGATGATGCGCTGCAGGGATGCCAGCTCGATGCCGGCGCCGGTGATATTCCAGATCAGGCGCGCACGGTGCAGCGACAGGAAGACGCGGCGCACACGGCCGGCGCGGCGGATGCGAGGGTAGGCAGGGGCGACGATCATTTCCACACCACGAAGGCGACGGCGGCGATCAGGACGATGGCCTTGAGGATGGTGCCACCGATACGCTGGCGGCGGCGCGTGGTGCGGGTCACGCTGAATTCGTTGATCTGGTAGGTGCGATCCATAAAAACTCCCGATTGTTGACGTTGTTGTTATCGGGAGGCCGGCGCTATGCACCGAGGTGTTTTACCGGCTTCTCCCGTCCTGCCTGTGAAGCTGATTCCAGTGAGTCGTATATTACCTGCCATAACGCATTGCGTCAATAGATTCGTAGAAATTTCCCCTGATATACAGGAAAAAACCTTCCTTGTTGGCTTTCCGTATTGATCTGGAAAAATAGTTTTTGTAGGCATTGACTGACAGAACTTGCTTTGACACAATTGTAGTTCATTTACTGCTGGATATAAATTATTCAGCAGAGCAAAACCCGGTGATTTTCAGGAGCAAGTGTTGCACAAGATTTACAGCTGGAAAGTTGCTGCTGAGAAGCATGACGCCGGGGCCGCCAAATGAGCCGCATTACTGATTCCGCACGCGGCCGCGAGTGCGAGCTGAAACTGCCGGGCGTGTGCTGCGGCGACCCGGAAAAAACCGTGTGGGCGCACTCGAACAGCCACCAGCATGGCAAGGGCGGCGCCCTCAAGGCGTTCGACCACAATGGCTGCTACGCCTGCTACTACTGCCACATGGTCTATGACCGCCAGTACTCGCGCCCGGCCGGGCTGACGCTGGCCATGGTCGAGCGTGCGTTCGCCGTCGCCATGGCGCGCTCGCAGTCCATCCTGATCCGGCTCGGCCTGTGGGATGGCAAGACCGACGCCCCGCGCGCCGAGAAGCGCCCCGCCAAGTCCAAGAAGATCCCGGTGACCGGGCTGTCCAGCCTGCAGCGCATGGCGCAGGGGAGTGGCAAGTGAGCGCGCGCGCGACCGCCGTGGTGTGGGCCCGCTTCCCCGAGGGCGGCCCGATGCTGCTGGCGCTGGCGCTGGCCGATATCGCCAACGATGCCGGCGAGTACATCGCCATCGATATCGAGCGGCTGGCCAAGAAAACCCGGCAGGCCGAGGCCACCGTGCGCAAGCAGCTGCGCCAGCTGGCCGACGATGAATGGCTGCGCCAGATGGAAGGCCTGCCCACCTTCTGCATTTCCCCTGAATGGATGGGCGGCGCCCCGACGCCGGCCAAGGCGCCCGAGGATGGCGCCAAGGTGGTGCGCAAGCGCGGTACCCGCCTGCCGATCGACTGGACCCTGCCCGACGAGTGGTGTGCGTGGGCGATCAAGGAGTTCCCGGCGTGGACCACCGCGTGGGTGGTGGAGGTGGCCAAGCGCTTCAAGGACCACTGGCTGTCGGCCAGCGGCCAGTCCGCCAGCAAAATGGAATGGGAGTCCACGTGGCGCAACTGGTGCCGCCGCGAGCCGGCCGTGCCGCCGGTGGCCTCGCCCGGCCAGCAGGCTGGCGCATGGTGGGAATCCTCGGCCGCGATTGACCGCAAGGGCGCCGAGCTGGGCCTGCAGCGGATCGACGGCGAGCAGTGGATGCAGTGGCGCGACCGCGTGTTCATGCAGGCCGGCGACGGCCCATGGCGCAAGAAGATTTACAGGGCGCCGGACCCGAGCGGCGAGGGCTTCAAGAGCATGGGGGCCAGCATCGCGGCCGAACTTGGAAAAATGAAAGGGATCGTTGGTGGCACTACTTCAAAAGTATGACGATGAGCCGGGTTACAACCCGGTGGCGCTGGTGGATTCGCTGGTGAGCGCGCTGCAGCTGAAAAACGTGGCCGCGCTGGCGCGCGTTCTGCGGGTCGACCACGCGATCCTCTCCAAGGTGCGGCACCAGAAGGCCCCGGTGACCGCCGGCCTGCTGCTGCGCATGCATGAAACGACCAAGGTGCCGGTGTCGCAGCTGCGCGGCTGGATGGGGATCAAGACGCTGTGAGCGAGTTCGCCGTCATCGAGTGGTGTGACTGGTGCGTGGCCGATTCCGGCCGCACGCATGCCACGCGCCCCTGCTGCATCGCGCGCCGTGTATCCAAGATGATCGCGGCCGCGCGCATGGCCGCCCTGTCGGCGGGGCCTGCGGAACTGCGCACGGCGGTGCTGCGCTCGATCGCGATGCGCATGGGCCGGATGACGAAGGATGCGCGCCAGATCGCCTACCGCCGCGCCATGCGCGATGGCTGGCTGCCGGCGGATCTGGAAGCGCTCAAGGTCATGGCTAAGGAAGAACTCGACAAGGGGCAGGCCAATGGGTAAGGGTGGCGCGATTCGCCTGTCGCAGGAGGCAGTAGACGCCCATCAGGCCAAGGTGAGGGCGGGCAGGGAGTCGGCCGCTGCCCTGCTGACCGTGGCGGGCCCGAACCCGGCCGGCGTCACGATCACCGATGTCGCGATCAGCAGCGGCCCGCAGGGCGGCCTGCAGCGCTTTCAGGCGATCGGCCGCGCCCCGGCCAAGAAGCTGAACAAGACCGAGCAGGAGTGGGCCGACATCCTCGAACAGAAGCGCGCGGCCGGCGAGATCCTGTGGTGGAAGGCGCACCCGTTCAACGTGCGGCTGGCCGACGACACCTTCTACCGCATCGACTTTCTGGTCCTGCGCAGCGACATGGTGCTGGAGATCCACGAAACCAAGGGCGAATACGTGACGGACAAGGGGCAAATGAAGATCAAGCTGTGCGCCGAGGTGCTGCCGGTGTTCGTGATGGTGAAGATGACCAAGCAGTCGAAGAAGAACGGCGGCGGCTGGAAGCGGGAGGAGTTCTGATGTCCGCCACCTCTCTCTGGCCGCACTGGGCCGTCGCGCGCGCCGTCGCCATGCTGTCGGCCGGCCGCGAGCACATCGACCCCGCCTATCTTGCCGCCGAGCTGGAATGCGACGAGGACGAGGCCATGGAAGTGCTCGGCGTGGCGCTGGACTACCGCCCGGCGGCCAGCGGCTGCTTCCTGTACTCGAAAGCGGAGGCCCACTGATGCAGGTGCTGTTCGAGAAGGTGCCCGGCGGCTGGCTGCGCCCGGTCGGCGAGGATGCCGAGGCCTACGTGGCCAGCCTCAAGCCCGGCGCCGGCATCAAGGTCGACGTGACCAAGGTGCGCAACCCCGGTTTCCACCGCAAATGCCTCAAGCTGATCCGCACCGCGTTCGAGCTGTGGGTGCCGGCCGGCGAGCCGGTCGACGGCATCATCCCGGCCAAGGACTTCGAGAGCTTCCGCGAGCGCGTGCTGATCCTCGCCGGCCATTGCGACGTGGTGTGGAATCTGGACGGCACGTTCACCCACAAGGCGCGCTCGATCGCCTTTGCCAACTGCGGCGAATACGAGTTCCAGAAGGTCTACCGCAACGTCCTCGACGTGGTGTGGGAGCGGGTCATGAAGCAGGCCAACTACCGCTCGCCCGAGGAGGTCGACGCGGTCGTCAATCAACTGTTGCAGTACACATAAGGCCATCATGCAGGACATCTACTTCAAGGTCGACGGTTTCGAGGGGAAGTTTTTCGCCTGCCAGCGCTACGGCACCATGTCGCCGGCGTCCTGCGCCAAGAACTACGCGGCGGCGCCCGAGTCGGTGCGCACCAGTGGCCGGCTGGAGGGCTGCATTGGCTGCGTGGTGGGCCAGCAGCACGCCCACCCGGCGGCGCCACCGCAGCAGCTGCAGTCCCTGCAGGCCCTCACCTATCGTCAGGTGTGCGTGCGCTGCCGGCGCGGCAGCGAGGTGGGGCTGGGCCGCAAGCGGCTGGTGCGCGACCACACGATCTGCGTGAGCTGCTACAACCGCGAGAGCGAGGTCAGGAAGGGCCGCAACGCCAAGGGCGCCCGCCCCAAGAAGTGGAGCAAGCTGCTGCATGATGTCCAGATTGGGTGCGTCACCGATGGCCAGATGACGATCGAGCGCTTCGACCACCCGGTGCGCGACCGGCTGGAGGCGGTGCTGACCATGCTGCGCCGCAAGTCCGGCCCCAAGGTGGTCGCGTGGAGCTCGGCCCGTTCGATCCAGCGGGTGGAGGCAGTTCTGTGAGCGTCCTGACCCAGCTGCTGCAGCTGAACCTGTTCGGCGACACCCCGGCGCCCGCGATCCCGGCGCCCAAGAAGGTCCGCCGCGATACCGGCGCCGGCGGCTGGGATCTGGTCGACCACGCCTGCCAGCACTGCCTCGGTCGGGTGCTGGTGCGCCGTGCGCGCGGCAAGACCATCGAGGCTAGGTGCGCCGAGTGCGGCGCCCACTCCTTCGGCGAGATCGTTGACGTGTGCTGCTGCGGCGCCACGTGCGGCACGATCGGCCACGTGCTCGAATGCTTCCGTAACCCGAACGTGTCGCCGACGCTGCCGCAGGAGGTGCTGGTGCGCGAGCGCCCGGCGGTCGAGCGGCGCGCGGAAGGCAGGGCCAAGCCGGTCGGCACGCGGGAGCTTTGATAAAGCTGGTGATTATCAAGTCGTGACAACAGACTGCCTCCCATCAGATCAACAGGGAGCAGTGCCAAATGGCAATGAACAAGGACGAATTCATCGCGGCGGTCGCCAAGCAGGCCAATGTGTCGACGGTGCAGGCCGAGGCCGCGATTGACGCCATTGGCGTCGTGGCCGCGCGCCAGCTGGCCGCCGATGGCGCCGTGCGCGTTCCGGGGCTGGCCAACATCGCCGCCAAGCAGTGCGCCGCGCGTCCGGGCCGTAACCTGCGCACCATGGAAGCCTGCATCATCCCCGAGGCCGTGCGCATCCGCATCAGCGCATCCGCCCCGCTCAAGGCCAAGTTCGAGGCCGAGAAGACCGCACAGATTGCATAGGTGGTTCACCGCTGGCGCCAGCGTCGCCTAGTTGCGACGTTGCCTGCACCGCTTTAACGGGAAGCGCTGCAGGCATAGGCGGATGGCGCCACCCGCCGGGCCTTCGGGCCCGGCACCTATTTGCGAGGACGGATATGGACAAGGTACGGGAGCAGGGCGAGCGGCTGCGCCAGCTGCAGGCGCAGGTCGAGCGGCATCTGATGCATTGCCGCAAAAAAAGTTGAACAAAGGACTTGCACGCAATGCGTAATGCCGCTATGATGAATTCCATTGAAGTTCAGCAGCAAAGCAGCATGTCCCGATAAGCGCAAAGGTGCTTATCAGGGCAGAACAGGCCGTAGGTGCGGATGGGCACCGACAAGGCCGTAGCTTATTCACCATACGATGGCCCTGTGCTGCAGGGGGGTGATGAAAGACACATCCAGATCGGCTCCAACTTTCATGCCCCATTCAGGCATGGACTTCGAGTGATCTAGGCTTGGACTGGCAACAGTCCCAGCTGACAAGCCATCATCTGGAAAGGCACCGAGCACTATAGCCTCGGGCGTGGAAGGAAGTCGGCTTATCAGCTGGTCAGTGGTGTAAATGTAAGCACGCGGGAACCGTGGCGCCACGATTCATCAACCGTGTTCCTGTCACGAAAGGCAGGGGTGACCAGCAAAGCATCGCGGCTACAACGGCGGCGGCTAGGCTCAGGCGGCATGTTTCAGGGGGCCGACCTGACCAGTGCGTCGATGGAAACAAGCGATTAGGCGGACCCGAGTGTGCCATTAGACGGGCGTGTGCAGCTTCGCAAGAGGCCTCACATGGATGGGACTGCCAAGCGGTAGCGGTCAACATGGATCTCTGCGCAGGTAAAGTAGGGGCCCGACAGCGCCGCGCTGGGTCAACCAGTTCCATCCATGTGGGAAACCACGAAGGATGGTTGCTCTACACGTGCCGGCGAGAGCCGGAACAACACGGTGCAATGTCGAGGAGTAAGTAGATAGGCCTCGGACCCAAGCCGGACGGGATATTGCGACGCACGCCGAGGCGTCATGAGTCGGTGGAAATAAGGCTGGCAGCCGGGAAATAGCGGCACCGAACAGCAGTGGTGATGGATGACTGGATGGCTTTGCCCCTTCAAGACGGTCATAGTAAATGTCTACCAAGGAGCCGAACCTACGATGATGCATGATCAATAGTGGGTGGCCAGCCGGAAAAGTAGCGGCATGAACACAAGGCTTCAACAGTCACCGGCATGTGACGCGCGCGGCAGGGAATCGAGGTGAGGAACCTCGTCAACGAGGCGGCTATGGACGTTGCGCGGTGTGAGAAGGGCGCTCTGGCAAGCTACTGGCCTGACTTACGCCGGGGGGAAAGAACCCGGCACCAGACACATGCACCTTGCTGATGGTCGCGCTTGAATGCCGGTTTGCTCGCTGGCGGCCTGTGAGGCGTCATTCGGCTGTGACAGCAGGCCGGGTGCATGTGTGTGGTAATGAGAAGCCGCCAGTATCCCGGTGGCGCCGCAAGGCACTCCAAAAAGGGACCGCGACGAGCGGGTGGGATCATCGAACGACGCCGGGTGCCAACGCCCGGCCGGCTCGGGCAGGGCGAGCCACCACACTGCTGGGAGTTGGATTTGTCGGGATTGACCGGCGATGACGGGACTGCCTCCAGCTTCCAGCAGTGTGGTGTGAGGTGCCATTTTGTTGTTTGTGTCACGGAATCTCGCCAATAGATTGCCGGCACCTCTACAGCTCAGCCGGGAGTTGCGCCCCGGCCACCGCAGTGTGGCGGATGCATGACAGAGTAGTTCTTGTCGATAACGCTATATGGGCGTCATGCATCGACAGCTCACGCCGGGGTTGCGACCCGGCCGTCACACAGCTTGGTCTTTAGATTGAGAACGCGAAGTGGTACAGCGGCGCTCCAGAAGGGCGGCATTGCGGGGTTCGAGTCCCTGCCTCAATCGTGCCGGTGACGATCGGCGAAGGGTCAAGCTGTGTGATGAGGGGGTGACTAAGCCTAGATTGGAAAGTTCTAGTCTTTGATCTGCGGCCCCCTAGCTAAAGCCGGCCTTGCAAGTCGGCCATCACAGCCCTGCGTCTTGTAAGTTCGGCCGAACACCGCAATGCGTTTGCAAGCGCGGCGCGGTCCCAGCGTGATGGTAGCCCGGTTCGACTCCGGCCACGCGGAACAGGATGCAGGGCTGTGATGCCTGAAAACCCGAGAAGGGCAGGGAGTCAACGCCGGGGGTTACGGCCCGGCCATCACATAAAGAACGGGCAATTGAAATCAGTAGCTAAGGCGCGGGACCGGAAAACCACGCTGGTGCGAAACAAAGTAGATGGGCCAAGCTATACGACCAACCCGGTGAACCCGTAGATTAAGTTCCTACGCTCTCCCGCCCTTGTGAGGGGATGTGAATGGTTGGATGCTGCTGAATCGTCCTCAGCCGTTCTTTATGTGATGCCGCATGATCGTAGCCGCTCGGCATTGGTCGAGCCGTCAAGATCGACGCGATCAGATCGCGCGAACACGTAGCCGGTGAAAATAGCCCGGCATCACTAGCAGGCGGGTCGACACGCCTGTGCGCGGGGAAGGGCATGAACAGTTCCGCGTAAAGGCAACATGCCCCGGTGGAGCCTCGAAAGAGGCCCCATTCGGCTGGAGACTGGCTACAGATAGACCGAATCAGCTGCCGCTGTAGGTTCGCGCCACAAGCAGAAAGGAAGGTCGAGGCCCGGTCAGAATCCAGCCGAGTGGGTGAACCGTAATCCGGCTGACAGGTCAGGGAGTACGCGGCCGCGAAACCGTGCGAAGCTGTCGGAACCGATGTATTTGCCCATCCTATTCGTACATGAGCCTTGTAGATCACCTCATCCAAACCCTCACGCCGCTGGAGCTGGCCAAGCAGCTGGCCCAGCACGCCAAGGACAAGGCCGCGCTGCAGAGCCGCGTACTTGAACTGGAGGTGGAGCTGTTCTGGATGAAGGTAGCCGATCGCGTGGATGTTGAGGGAAAGTAAACTTAATCCTTGGCAAGTCCGGTGAACTGAGGCAGAATGCCTCCCGCAGGGCACCGCGAATCGTGGCATAGGGCATTCCGCCCCGGTGCCGGTGGTCCTCTGCACGGAGCCTGCTTAGCTTCGTGATCGTAAACACACTACCCGTTCGGGCCGCCTAAACAGCGGCCCTTTTTTTCGCCTGAAATTCATATGAAAAGTGCTTGCATATTACCGCAATGCGTTATATGATTCTTCCATCGAAACACAACGCAGACGGGAGATCAAAGTGTTCAACGCAATCATTGAGTACATCGAAGAAAACGAGGGCAAGGTGGTGGCTTGGGCGGCTGTGGTCTACGCCGCGCTGATCATCGGTGTGCCGCTGGCCTTCGTCGCTGCTCGCTAATCAGGGGAATCCAATGAAACCGAATGCCAGCCTCAAGCAAGTCAGCGCGATCCTGAAAATGAACGAACTGGCCAAGGGTGCGGGCCTGCCGAGCTACACCGATCTGGAAACCACCCTGACCGAGCTGGCCATGGCCGTCAAGCACGACAAGCCCGAGGATATGGGGAAGGTGGCCAAGCGCGCGATCGACATGCTGTGCACCGAGTCCGACCTGTCCTTCCTCGCCCCGAAGGCCGAAGGGCTGGACCTGAGCATCGCCCAAGACCGCGCGATCTTCCGCACTCGCGTGGCGCATATGCTGCGCGGCTACAGCGTCACCGTCATGCGTGGCTGGATCAGCAACCCGCCGCTTGCACGTGGCGAGCTGGTGCGCGCGATCGCTGACGCCTACATCGGCGGCTGAGCATGGACCAGAACACGACCTATTCCGTGGTCGACCACATCATCAGCGTGCGCGCCATCATCAAGCGCCGCGAGGGCGTCGCCTGCACCTGCAGCTATCAGGTGGGTGATATTTACTGTGCTGAGTGCCGCCTGACCATCCACTACAACGACCTGTTGCGCGAGCTGGAGCGCGAGCCGGAAGGTGTGGAGCTGCTGGCCCGCGAGCTGGCCGAGTTCAAGGCCCGCCCGAAGGTGGTGGACCCGATCTACGCGGGCATGAACGACATCATTCCATTCTGACAAGGAAACACCATGAAGAAGAAACCGCTGATGACGGCCGAGGAGCGCACCCGCGCGATTATTGACGGCTGGCGTGGCCTGCCCGAGGAGTTCGGCATGCTCAAGGGCCTGCTGTGCGCCGGGATCGCGATCGCAGCGGCCGCCCGGACCATGACGAAGGACCGGCACGTGATCGACGCCGAGGAAACCATCATCGACCAGCACCTGAACCGCTACATGATCGCCGAGCGCATGGATGAACTGCGCGCCGGCGCCCGGATGGCGGACGTTGAGCGCGCCAAGGCAGCGCTGGACAAGGTGGGAGGCTGAGCCGTGGCCACCGATAAACTGCCGCCGTCCGATGATACGCCCAGCGACCCGCCGTTCTTGCTGACTGGCCGCCAGTTCGTGGCGGGCGCGAAACTCAAGCGCCAGATAGCCGAGGCGATGGGCATCCCCGAGGAAGAACTGGCGGGCCGCACGATGGTTTTCCATGAGATCCGGGGCCCGAAGCCTGAATAGCTTTACCCTTGGCAAGTCCCGTAAACCACCACATGGGCTCGCCCGCAATAGAGGCAGAGTCCGCACCCATAAGGAGAAACACCCGTATGAAGTCCATTACCAAGATCGCTGAACTGCTGGAGGACGCCCTGAAATCTGCCCGGATGGAGAGCGCTGGCTTTGGCGGCATCCACCACCCGGAGATCACCCTGCACAACCGTGACGAGGTCGACGCCTTCGTGAAGGAGCAGGTAAGGCTGTACATGCGCACGTGGGTGGCCGGCCCGATCGAGCATGCCCTGACGATCCTGAACGCCAACAAGGAGCTGCTGGCTGCGTCCGACAATCTGATCAACGTGGCATGGAAGGATAGCGTGCTGATCCCGGCCCTCGATCGCATGCGCACCGCCGTGGATGCTGCTGGGAGGATCGAATGAACTGTGAATGCATCAAGCGCATCGAGGGCGAGCTGGCCGAGGTTCCATTCGTGAAGGAGAAGGCCGGCGAGAACATCAAGGTCACCTGCGCGGCGACCGGCTTCCAGCTGACCGACGATATGGGCCTCAAGCTCGTCATCAACATCCCGTTCCGCATCCGTGGCACCGGGAAGGGCTTCACCAGCGAGAAGGGAAAGGAAATGCCTGTGGTTGCCTCCTACTGCCCCTTCTGTGGCAAGTCCACCTCGACGCCCAAGCCGGCCGATCCTCCCGCTTGACCCCTTTATACCTCGCCTATCAGCCGCTCCTGTAGCGGCTTTTCTTTTGCCCGCTCGTTGTCGGTTGTCGCCGCCGTCAACGTCAACCGTTGACTCCTGCCCCGTCAACAAGTCGTGACGCCATGCTGACTGCATCTTATTGAAAGTCAGCACCATGGCACGCACGCCCATCACTCCCGAACAATGGGAAAGCGCCCGCGCGATGTGGGAGAGCGATCCGAAAGTCTCCTACGCCGATGTGGGTGGTCCGCTCGGAATCTCAAAGCAGGCTGTTGCAAAGAAAGCAAAGGAGCAGAAGTGGCTCAAGCGCATGGACCTCGACAAGGTGGTCAACAAGGCGCATCAGGCCGCTGATCGTGCAGGTGTTCGTGATGGCTTACGCTTGGCAACTTTTGCTGCAAACGAGTCCGGCCAAGCGCCGGGCGTTGACGGCGCCCCGTTCAAAAACGCGGACCCTTCCCCGCCCGACCTGACCGGGCTGACGCCCGAGCAAGCAGCCGAGCAGCTGGCCATCAGCCGCCGCGCCGAGGTGCTGACCCGCCACCGCGACGAAATGAACTCGGTGCGCATCCGCGTGTATGAGGCGCTGCGCGAGCAGGACCACGAAAAGGGCTTCGCCATGGGCAAGCGCGCCAAGATCCTCGCCGAGGCGCTGTCCATCGTCCAGACCGCCGAACGCAAGGCGTGGGGCCTCGACAAGCCCGAGAACGAGGAAAAGACGGTCGTTGTGCTGGAGCGCGGCTGATGGAGCTGGTGCACCTGAATCAGCAGCGCATGATCGACGTTCTGCTGGGCCGGGCTGGCTTCGCGGCCGAGTGTGGCGATTCCAAGTCCATGCTGCGCCTGCTGCCGGATGCCTGCATCGACGCGATCGTGACGGACCCGCCCTACGAGCTGGGGTTCATGGGCCGTGGCTGGGACAAGTCCGGCATCGCCTTCGACGTGGAGCTGTGGGCCGAGTGCCTGCGCGTGCTCAAGCCGGGCGGCCACCTGCTGGCGTTCTCTGGCTCGCGCACCTACCACCGGATGACCTGCGCGATCGAGGACGCCGGCTTCGAGATCCGCGATCAGGCGCTGTGGCTGTACGGCAGCGGCATGCCCAAGAGCCGGAACGTGGCCAAGTACGACCTGCAGGGCGAGGACGCCGAGCGCTGGGCCGGCTGGGGCACCTGCCTGAAACCATCCCATGAGCCGATCGCCGTGGCCCGCAAGCCGCTGGCCGGTACCGTGGCGCAGAACCTGCTGCAGCATGGCGTGGGCGCCCTGAACATCGACGGCTGCCGCGTGGGCGATGAGGTGCGCTACAACCCGCCCGCCGGCAATGCCCGCAACCCGGACACCGCGACCGGCCCGGCGCAGGCTGGCGGCTTCAAGATGGGCGCGGACGTGCCCGGCACCGAGGCGGTCGGCCGCTGGCCCGCCAACCTGCTGCATGACGGCTCGCCCGAGGTCGAAGCGCTGTTCCCCGGCGACGCGGCCCGTTTCTTCTACTGCCCGAAGCCGTCGCGCGCCGATCGCAACGATGGCGTGGAAAGCGGCGATGCGCCAGTGGTCGCCAAGGACGCCACCATGCGTCATTGCGAGACTGCCGACTGGAGCGCCCGGAACGGCAACCCGCACCCGACCGTCAAGCCCACCGAGCTGATGCGCTATCTGGTCCGGCTGGTCTGCCCGCCGGGCGGCGTGGTGCTGGACGTGTTCATGGGCTCTGGCTCGACCGGCCGTGGCGCCCGCATGGAGGGCTGCCGCTTCATCGGCTTTGACCTGTCGCCCGAGTTCACCGGGATCTCCCGGCGCCGGATTGCTGCTGCAGAGGCCAAGGCGGCCCCGCAGGCGGCGATCGCACCCGCGCCGGTGTCTGCGCCCATCCGCATCCAGAAAACGCCGCCAGCGCCCGCTGATGCGGTCCCAGCCACCCCTCAGATGAGTTTGCTATGACAATCACCGCCGTATTTCACGACAAGCCACTGGAGAAGCCCACCGCCGACGCCCTGATGCAGCTGCGCGGCTTGTTCGACTTCCGTGGCCACAGCATGGTGTGCCGGGTCTGCGGTCGCGGCCTGCCGATCACGCAGGATGGCCACCAGATCCAGCACGTGGCGGACTGCCCGAACTTCGGCGAGCAGCACCCATGGGGCCGCCTGCGCGCGCTGCTGGTCGGCTACCTGCCCGAGGAGCCAGTGCTGTGAACATCACCGCCCTGACGCCCTATGCGGCCTTCTTCCGTCCCGGCTTCCTCGACTGGCTGGCCCTGAACGGGTCGATCTACGAGGCCTTCGAGCAGCAGTCCCTGCGCCTGATCGAGAAGGGCTGGAAGCGGTTCAGCTCGCGCACGATCGTGGAGGAGCTGCGCCACTACACCCGCCACCGCGAGGCTGGCCAGTGTTCGCTCAAGATCAACGACCACCATGCCCCGGATCTGGCGCGCGCGTTCACCGTGCTGCACCCGACCTATGCGCGCTTTTGGGAATACCGGCGCCCGGACTGGCCGGCCTTCCTGCAGGCGATCGACCGGGCCAACCGGGCCGCCGCCTGAATAGGCTCTACCGTAGCCGGGCGTCCAGCTGGACGCTCGATAGCGTACGAATAGGGCAGCAAAACGTTTTCTCGGACACATAAGTGTCAAGGTATAGACCCTAACTGGACAGAATAGAATGGCCAATGTAATGCTGATGATCCCGCTGGCAAGCGGCAACAAATTCCACGCCCCGATCGGCCTGCAGCCGCGCGCCGTGGTCGACGTGATGGGCAACCATGAGGCCCACATCGAGGCGATGCCGACCCTTCGCTATGTCGAGTACACCGTTCACGTGGTGCTGCCCGGCGGCCCGGTGCCGGCAGGTGTCGCCCTGTACTTGGGCCACGTGGTGAGCTCCTACGGCGCGCAGGTCATCCACTACTACGCGGTGATGCATGACGCCGACTGATCAGGAGTTCATGCACCTGCCCGAGCAGGGCCAGCAAGGCGACTGCATGCGCGCGTGCCTCGCCTCGGTGCTGGACCTGCCGATCGCCGAGGTGCCGCACTTCGCCCAGCTCGATGCCGAGGGAAATGGCAACTTCTGGCTGATGGTGGCCGAGTTCTGCCGCGCACGCGGCTATGCCTTCGTGATGATGCGCGGCCGGATCGTGTGGGCCGAGGACGCCATCCACCACATCATCAGCGGGCCATCGCCGCGCGACCCGGCCGGGCACCATGCCGTGGTGGGCCGGAATGGCCAGATTCTGCACGATCCGCACCCGTCGCGCGCCGGCCTTGCTGGCGACCCGGCCGAATGGGATCTCTACCTGCTGGTGCGCCCATGAGCGAGATTGCCCCTGACGCAGTTGTAGAGGCCAATCGCCAGCTGCTCCTGCAGCGCTCGCGGGTCGGCATGGTCAAGTATGGCGTGGCGCTGGCCGGCACCACCCTCACGCGGCGCCAGCTGCTGCAGCACGCGCTGGAGGAGGCGCTAGACCTTGCCAACTACCTGCAGGCGGAAATCATGCGGGCCGACGCCGAGGGTGCGCCATGATCGCCCTGACCGCGCTGTTCTGGATGCTGGTGGGCCACGCGCTGGCCGACTACCCGCTGCAGGGGCCTTTCCTCGCCGAGGGCAAGAGCCGCCACACGGCGATCGGCGCGCAGTTCTGGCCGTGGGCGCTGTCGTCGCATGCGCTGATCCATGGCGGCGCCGTGGCGCTGGCCACCGGCTCGGTGGTGCTGGGCCTGTGCGAGGCCGCGCTGCACGCATGGATCGACTTCCTCAAGTGCGAGGGCTCGATCACCCTGCACGATGACCAGCTGGCGCACGTGGCCTGCAAAGTCTGCTGGGCCTTGGTGGTGCTCCTGCAGTCGTGACAACATGCTGGAGGCCTTGATAATCACCACCAAAGGCCCCTAGCATGCAACGCTTCAAGAGCCACAAAATCGTCACCGCCGCCCGGATCATCGAGGTAGGCACCTCGTCCACCGGCCACCTCGGCTATCTCCTCCTGCAGGGCCACAGCACGGCGGTGCCGATGCCGATGCAATGGTGGACCAAGCACAACCCCGAGCGCGGCGGCTACCTCGTCCAGTACGAGGACGGCTACAGCTCCTATTCGCCCGCCAAGGCCTTCGAGGAGGGCTACCACCTGATCGAGGGCGATGATGCGGCGCCGCACCCGGTCTGGCCGCTGCGCACGTCCTGCGAGCCCTACGCGCTGGAGCAGTCGGTGCCGCTGCCGCTGCCCAAGCCGCCCACCGAGATCGCCCGCGTCACCGGCGTGCGCAGCGAGCAGTTCAGGGAGGCGATCGCGCTGCATGGCTGGGTGACCATGTATGAGGTGCGCTACGACCGCGCCCGGCCGCCCGAGGTGTTCAGGTCGACCGATCCGAAGCTGGGCGGCCGCGTGCCCGAGGTCGGCGATCGCCTGATGCGTGCCGAGGATGGCGTGGAGAGCATCGAGCCGCCGGCAGCGCCTGAACTGCCCACCCGCGTGACGGGCCCGGCGCTCGAAGCCATGTTCGAGTCGGTCACCTACGAGATCCGGGCGGACGGCCGGACCACCGTGTGCGAGATCACGTTCAAGAACGGCTTCACACTGCGCGGCGAATCCTCGGCCGCGTGCGTCGAGAATTTCAGGCGGGAACTTGGCGAGGAAAAAGCCCTCCAAGATGCCATGGACAAGGCATGGGGCTACGCCGGCTTCATGCTGCGTGAGGACCGCTACCGGGCGGGCCTGAAATGAAATACATCGTCATGTCCCTGAACGGGAAAGAGGAAATATTCGTGTTTCCGCGCACGGTCGACCACGACCGCATGGCCGAGGCCTGTGAGGCCATCCGCTTCGGCGGCGATCGGAACTGGCGCCGGGAATACCGTGATGGTGAGTGCGTGGCGGCCGGCTTCATCGACGGCGGCAAGTGTCACGGCCGCAGCGAAACGCTCGGCCTCAAGTCGCGCGGCGAGGTGGATACGAAGCTGCTGGCGGGGATGAAGTGATGGGGCGTGATCCGAAATGGTGCTGCCACGATCTGGCGCTGGCCATCCTGCTGGTGCTGGTGCTGGCTTGCGTGGTTCTGGCGGTGCTGGTCGACCTGCACGCGCACAACGCCGTGCCCATGCGCCTGCCGGTGGCTGGCAAGCATACGCGGGCACGGCTGCTGGGCCGGGGTTAGCCGGTCGTTTCCCTCGGCGCCGCGTTGAAGGTGAACCCGCAGTGCGGGCACTTGTACAGCCGCAGGTTGAAGAACGGCCCCACGTCCTCGGCATCGTGGTGAATCCAGAGGAACTTGGCCCGGTCTTCCATCGGCATGGGCGCCTCGGCGGTACAGTGGCGGCGCTCCAGTGGAATGAAGCGGCTGTCAGGCATCGGGCACCTCGGGACCGTAGGCGCTGAACACGATAGCGCGCATGGCGGCGACAAGCGCCGATTCATGCCGGAACACCGTCACCGTATCGAGCACGCGCGCGGTGGCGTATTTCTCGCTCTTGCCGCCGGGCAGCAGGGAATGGCCGCGCCCGATCATCACCTCGAACTTATCGATCACCGGGCCGCCGTCCTCCCAGTCCTCATGCGGCATGAACGGCTCGCTGTCGGTGGGGCGCAGGTACACCACATCATAGCCGTGCGGCGCCAGCATGCTCGGCGGCGCCGTCCATTTAAACGCATCCTTGTGCCCGAGCGCGCGAGCCACCCACAGCGCCAGATCAATGCCGGCGAGGTCGGCCACCTTCATGGAAGCACCTGCAGGCGCTCGCCGGTGACGCTGGCGACAAAGCGGATGGCGGCCTCGTACACGGCCGCCTCATTGATGCTTGCCGGCGCGCCATACATATGCAGCGCGAACGTGACGCGCTCGGCCAGCTGGGCCGGCGTCATCTTGTTGGCCTGCTCCATCAGCTGGGCAGCACTGACCAGATCCACCTCGTAAGGCATTACGCGCCCTCCTTGTCGATCGGGACGAGGTTCAGGATCAGGCCCTGAGCCAGCATCTGGCGCACCGCGTGGTTGATGGCCGGCGCGCGCTTGAGGTTGTTCTTGGCCGCGAAGGCGTCCAGCTCGTCCAGCAGGGCCGGCGGCATGGTGTGCGAGAACTGCGCCTGTTTGCCCTTCATGACGCGCTTGGGCTTGCCGGCCGGGATGGCGGCGGCATCCGGGGCGCCCTTGATGAAGGCGTCGGCGGATGTGGGTTTGGGGATGATTGCCATGGGATTCTCCTGTTACGCGGGCACAGTGGCGCGCAGTTCGGTCATCAGGTCGACCACCTCGCCGATCGCCTTGGCGTCGCGCGGGCGCGATTCGGCCACGGATAGGCCCTGAGCGGCGGCGTTGGCGAAGGCCTTGCGACGGCGCAGCACGGTGGACATAAAGCGCAGCTGCGGGAAGTTCGCCACGTAGGCGGCGGCGTCGCGGTTGTCAGTCGCGTGCTCGCCGGGGTCGGCCATGTTCAGCAGGGCGAGGGCCGGGAAGTCGCCGCGCAGGCTGCGCACCTCATCGATCAGCGGGATCAGGTCATCGAACGCCCACACATCCATGCTGCGCGGCTGGAAGGGGATGATCATCACGTCGCATAGCACCATGGCGGCGCGCAGGGCCGAGGAGTCGCGGCCGCCCACGTCGATCACGATGTCTTGATAGCGCTTCTGCATCATCAGCACCTGTGCGCGCAGCTGCGGGCCATCGGGGAGGTGGAAGCAGGGGATCGGCGGGAAGGTGCCGAGCGTGTTGCGGTTCTGGATGGCGATATCGGCAGTGGGCTGGCGGTCGCCGTTCACCATGGCCGGATCGCGCCCATCCATCACCAGCTCGGCGGCGATGTTGATGGCGGTGGTGGTCTTGCCCACCCCGCCCTTGGTGTTGGCCACGCAGTAGATCGTCATTGCGCGCTCTCCGCGTCGGCCTTGGCCAGCTCGGCGCTGATGCGCAGGATCTCCGCGCGGACCTCGGCCGGCGTGCCGGCGAAGCGCTTGTCGCCTTCCGGCCAGCTGATCAGCCACGTGTCGGGCCATACAGGCTTCCCGGCCTCGCGCTCGGCGGTGAATTCGCGCTCGGCGTCGTCGGTGTGGGTGATGGTGTTGTTGTCTTTGCTGGTGTTCATCTTCCTATCCCTTTCATATGAATGAGATAGGAATTATAACCGCATTGCGTTGAAAATCAAGGGCAAATCATTGCTCGGAAACGGGAAGATGCGCGTACAGGGTCGACCGGCTCACGCCCAGCTCGCGCGCCACCTCGGCCTTGGACTTGCCGCCCCGGATCGATGCGACCGCGTCCACGATCTGCTGCTGGTCCAGCGAGCGCTTGCGGCCCTTGTAGACGCCTTTCTGCTTGGCGATCGCGATGCCCTCGCGCTGGCGCTCGTTGATCAGGGCGCGCTCGAACTCGGCCACGGCGCCCAGCATGGTCAGCAGCAGGTTGGACATCGGCGAGTCGTCGCCGTTGAAGGTCAGCCCTTCCTTGACGAACTGCACCACGATGCCGCGCGCCGTCATGGCCTTGACCAGCTTGCGCAGGTCGTCCACGTTGCGGGCCAGCCGGTCCATCGAGTGCACGATCACGGTGTCGCCCTCGCGCGCAAAGGACAGCATGGCGGCCAGCTGCGGCCGCTCGGTGTCTTTGCCGCTGGCCTTGTCCTCGAACTTGCGGTCAAGGACCACGTTTTCCAGCTGGCGGTCGGTGTTCTGGTCGGCGGTGCTGACGCGCACATAGCCGATGCGTTGTCCCATCATGATGCATTTCCTTTCTGGTCTTTCTGCCAATAGATCGTGCAGTAGTCGCCCTCGCACTTCATGCAGTGGTCGGTTTCCCACTGGTAGGTGACGCCATCGGTGGCGACGTATTCATGCGGCTGAGTGCCATGGTTGACCGGCAGGAGACATCCGTGCTCATCCTCGGGCACGCCGGGGCCGTCGCCGTGCAATACGCCGCAGATCATGCTGCACCGCCTTTCGCTGCCTCGTAGGCGGCGCGCACGCGGCGCGCCATGCGGCGGTAGAGGACATCCGAGCGCGGCAGGTCATGCCACGTGGCGCCCGGATGGATCATGTGCCCGGCCTCGTATTCCGGCGCCTCGCTCGGGTAACGGGACTTGATGATGGCGCGGGCCTCGCCGAGGCAGGCGGCGCGCAGCGTCAGGTAGTTGCGGCCGGCCTTGGGTGCCCGGTACACGGTGCGGGTGATGGCGGTGATGCTCACGATGCGCTCTCCAGCTGGCGATGCACCGGCGTCGGCTTCATGGTCTGCATCAGCGCCATGATGGCCTGCAGCTCGGCCAGATCCTCCATGCTGGGCAGCGGGCGCTCGTCGTCATCGTCGCGGCTGACGCCCAAGTCATTGGCCTGCACGAAGGCGGCATAGACCCGGTTGGTGGTCTTGTCCAGCTCGGCCTGCAGCGGCTTGCGGTAGGCCTCGTAGCGCACGTCCACCTCGGCGAACTGCAGCGCGGTGAGCTCGAAACCGATCATGCGCTTGCCCTTGCGCTTCCAGTGGTGGACGCCTTGGGCGCTGGTGATGTTGGCCACGATCTGGATCAGCAGCCGGCGCTCGATGTCGGTCGTGTAGGTGAAGTAGTGGCGTTCGACCTGCTGGGCCTCGCCTTCGAGGTCGGCGATGGTCATGTTGTACTTGGCCAGCAGCTTGGCCAGCATCGCCTCGGCGGTGGCCTTCTCGCCATCGACCCCGCGCCGGGCCAGCGCGAGGATTTTCTTCATGCGTTCGATTGGTGTGTTCATTATTTACGGTGGATAGTGGTGGCATCCGGGTCGATCCCGGCGTCGGTGCAAATCTGGTGCGCGCTGGTGCTGCCGGTGGCGAACAGCTCTGTGGCCAACACCCAATTCGGCATCCGAACAACCTGATGGATCGGCATCAGGCCGATGCGCCGCGCATTGACCAGCAGATACCAGTCATCCCGGTGGCCGTGCGTCAGCGGCTTCTCGCTGGTCGTCGCTGCGCCAGCAGTAGGAGGACCGTCGTAAAGCTTGGTGCCGGACGGCGGCGTGACTCCTTCGACCCAGCGGATCACCGTGGAGTAGTTCGGATACATGACGACTTCGCCCAGAAGTTTCGGCGCTGCTGGTTGCTGTGCATGCGCCGCCTCGATCTGCGCCACTGCGTGCTTGAGCAGTTCGGCAGTTTTGGGCCAGTCGTGCGACAACATCGGGGCCGCATCAGCAACAACGTTTTTCAGGAATTGGATTGCATCGGTCGCCTGTTGCTCGGGCGCTGACTCGGGAGTGCTGGCAGGGGAAGCGGCGAGCAATTTGGCGAATTTGCGCAAGTAAGGCGTGGCGTCGTGGTGTGGTGAAGGCACTACTAGCTCGCCAAGCATGTTCAGGTTGAAGCCGGCATCTTGGGCGACCGCATGCAACCATTTGGCCGATATCCGATTCGGCACAGCCTGCGCTGCCGGTGCTTTGGCTGCGCCCTCGGGGCGGTCGAAAACCTGTACATATTCGACGGTGTGTTCGCCCTTCAACGAAAGGCCAGTGACCCACTTGACGTTTTCCAGTTCGGCCTCGTCGCGTGCGAAATTCTGCGTCTGTTGTCCGTCGATGAATTGAACCCAGCCGTAAGGCTTCGCATCCACGGCTGCGCCCTGCTGGGCGGATACCGGGGCAAGACTGGCGACCTTTTGCGCTGCATCGCGCAACCGCGCACGGCTGATGTCGCCTCCCATGCAGTCGTGCAGCACGCTAAAAATCGCATCGGCGTCTACCGCTTCTCCAGCCTGTGCCGGCTGGGCTGCCGCCGCGCTGATCGGGAAGTGCGCGTTCTCGTATGCCTCCACCAGCGCCGCCAGCACTTCGAGGCGGTCACCTTCCGGCGTGCCCGGCTTCGGGTCGGCGGTCATCAGGGCCTGCACCTCGGCCAGCGCCACAGCGTGATCGTCCAGCGTGCGGATCGGGCGGATGGCGGCCGGCTTGGCCAGCTGCTCGCGCAGTTCGGTGATCGTGCGGTCTTTGGCCTGCGCGTTGGCCTTCCAGTTCATCATTCCGCCATAGAAGCGGTCGCACTCGTCGGCGGCGGTCAGCATCAGCTTGGCGGCCGATTCGCCCGCGACCTTCGCCGCTTTGCGCAGGATCTCGCCCATTTCGGCGGGCTGGGCCACGATCTGGACGATCTTGTCGGCCAGCGGGTCAATATCGTTGGAGCTGAGCCAGTCGATGCCGATCTTGCCGCCGGGGTCCATGTGTTCGGCGGCATAGTCGGCGATCGCCTGCCCGATGTTGTCGCGCAGATTGTCGTGTTGTTCGGTGTGGCTCATGGTGTCCTTAGTTGCTTTCAGGGGTGGGGTGGTAGCCTTGCTGCTTCTCTACGATGATCAGTTCGCCGGCCTTGGTCCAGCGCATAGACACATAATCCGTGGCGGTTTCCGCGTTGTAGACCTCGCAGGTGTGGGCATCGTACTTGTTCGCCCTCATGTGCTCGACGGCGCGACCTACAGCGCGCTCGGGGTTGCTCGCGCTGTTGACGATGCTCTCGCGGTCGTGGCGCATGTAGACGGTTTTGACGGGGCGGGTGCTCATCTGCGGCTCATCTGCTGCTGGTACTTGGCCTCGGCGCCGGCGGTGTGCCAGCCATGCGCCACGCTGCCCTCATGACCACCGAACGAGAGGCCGGTGTAGCCGCGCTGCCAAACGTAGAACGCGAGGGTATCGGGCTGGTGCGGGTTGCCGGCCAGCGCGCCGCGCGCCATCAGGTCGACCGCTTCCATTTCCGGCGACAGCTCGCCCAGCTCGCGGCGGCGCATCGCGGCGAAGTCCACGTAGGCCTGCAGGGACTTTTCCAGCTGCTGCTCGCGCTGTGCGGCCGCGTCTACCAGCTGGCGCAGCGCCCACACATCGTTGTGGGCCAGCTCCATGCGGTTGAAGGTGGTGCCGTGCAGCGGGGTGTTGGTCACGTGGCTGTCGATGAAGGTTTTGACTTCGCCGATCATGCTGCGCTCCCGAGATTGGCCGGCAGTGGCATGTAAGCCAGCGATCCGGTGGTGAGGTTGACGTTCATGGTGCCATTCGGCAGCGCGATGACCAGCGTGTCGCCAACGATGTGAAACGGCTGCTCGGCCGGCTCCGAGGGCAGGGTGCCGGCCAGCGCCTGTGCGGCGATCGTGCGGGCTTTGGTCAGCGGCTGCGCGGCCGGGCCGGTCACTTCCGCCGGCAGGCTGGCGATGGCCTGCAGGGCGTCCAGCAGCTGGCGCTCGCGGGCGATCAGGGCCGCATGCTGGTTGGCTGCGTCGACCAGCAGCTGGGCGTTGGCGCGGTACTGCTCCACCGGCATGTTCGTGTTGGCCAGCGGCTTGGCAATCTTCACGCCGTTGGCGTCCACGATGTGCAGCGGCATTTCGTCCAGAAGCGCGAATGGCAGTGGCGAGTGTGCTGCCGGTGTAGAATTGTTGCTGATATTCACAGTATTGCCCTCCAAAAAGTGTATGGATGAACTCTAAGAGTTAGTCGGACACTTGTCAAGAAATATTTAAAACAACCCTATTCGGACGCGGTGGCGCGGCTTCCTGCTGTGTTCGCTTAGGGTGTACCCCAGCTGAACGCCCAAAATCCCGCCGTTTTCATACGCGCCGGCCGCCTTCTCGCGCCCGAAACCCGGCCAGATGGTCCCGTAATTGATTACGGCACCATGCCCGCGCCGAAAGTCGTGACAACAGAATTGCTCCTGATCTTCACCACCAACAACAGGAGCCACCCGATGCACAAGGTCTACCAATCCACTTTCCGCATGCTCGCCGCGCAGATCCTCGCCGCCGAGCTGATCCTGCAGCCCGCCGATGTCAAGGCCGAGCCGGCCCTGCGCATCACCGTCGAGGGCGGCGAAAAGTTCGACCTGCCGGCCAGCTGGGCCACGCAGGTCGGCCTGCAGGTGGGCGGCTACCTCGGCATGGCGGGCCGTGGCGGCCAAGGCCAAGCCCATTTCATCCCGGCCGCCGAATTCCCCACCGCGTTCGCCTACGTGGGCGAGGTGCCGCCGGCCGCCGATCCGGTTGCCGCGCCCGCGCAGGCCGGCAATGCCTACCCGGTCAGCTACACCTTCGAGGAGTTCATCCAGTACGGCATCAATGCCGGCGGCAACGTGGTGGATGGCATGCCGTGGTCGTTCACCTTCCACGGCCGCGCCGTCACCCATGAAAACAATGACCGCTACGTCATCACCACCAAGCGCGGCAAGGCCCTGAACTTCTACCGGGGCGAGATCGTCACCGTGGGCGAGGACGATGTGATCGTGATCACCAACGCCGATGAGTCGACCAGCACCTATGACGCCGTGCAGGAGGAGCACGATCGCGCCCAAGCCGATTCCGATCATGAGGCGAACTTGCAGCGCCACGGCGAAATGGCGGAAGCAGCCAAGCAGGGGGATGCCTGATGTCCGTCACCTGCCGCCAGATCCTGCGCATCACCGAGGGCGTGAACGGCTCCTCGATGCTGCACCTGCAGGACAATGAAGGCGCCGCCATGACGGCGGCGTGGATGGAGCAGCACCGCCCCGAGGTGGGCGGCTACCTGCTCGATAACGGCCGGGGCGAGGTCTGGTTCGCCAAGAACAGCCTGTCGACCCTGCCGGCCGTGCTGGTCGAGGTGCAGCGCATCACCGCCAAGCCGGGCGAGCTGGTGGTGTTCCAGTCGCCGAATGGGTCGGTCGAGGACGGCGAGAGGCTGTGCGCGTTCATCACCCAAGCCGTGCCGGGCCTGAATTTCGTGGTCGTGACCGGCGACTCGGTCAACATCACGGTCATCGACGCCAGCCTGCAGACCCCGGCCTGCAGCCAGAGCCTTCTGGCCGATGGCAAGCCGGCGCCGGCCGATTGCGCGCGCTGCGGCCTGCTGGGCCCCTGCACCGAGAAGGTCGGGGAGCCGCACCCATGAGCCCCATCGAATGGATCGCGCTGGGCATGGTCGCGTCAGTGCCGGCCTACCTGCTGGTCCGCGCCGTGGGTCGTGGCCTGATATGGGCTTTCATCCACATCGGGAGCCCCGAGTGAGCGCCCTGCGCCGCATCCACCTCTTGGGCGGCCCGGACGCGGTGAGTCTGCGCGTGTTCGACGCCGACACCGGCAAGCTGGTCGAGGGCGTGGTCAAGATCGAGCTGCTGTGCGTGCCGGATGGCGGCGCGTTGGTGAACATCACGCAGGCCTGCCGCCTGACGGGCATCAACCTGCACGCAGTCGACGCTGGCCGCCCGCTGATCGACCTGCCGGATGACAGCTCAGCCGACACGATCGCGCGCGGCTTGGTCGAGGATCTGCAGGCCATCGACCTCGCCGTGGGCAAGGCGATGCTGGAGGAGCCGACGCACTTTGCCGGCCTGACGCCCGCCGAGCAGAAAGAGCCCGAGGAGCTGCCGCTGGCGGCTCCGATCACCCCGGCCGTTCCGGTGCAGGTAATCCCGTCGAGGGAGCCGCGCCGTCGCCGCCCGCGCGAAGCCCTGCAGGCCAACCTGCAGGCCAACGCCCGCGCGCCGCGCCTTGACGAGCTTTCCGACCTGCCGGCCAGCGCCAGCCATGCGGTGCGCGAGATCCTGCAGCCCCATGTCGTGCCGCTGCCGGCCGGGCCGACGCAGCGCGCGCGCCGTGCGCCGCCACCCGCCCCGAAGCCTGACGAGGAGGTGTTGTCTGCCCTGCCGCTGGAGGATGACCTGACGCCGGCCGAGAAGAAAGAGATGGCCGAGATGCTGGCCCGGCGCGCGCCCACTCCCATCGAACTGCCGCGCGCGCCGTGGCCGTTCCCATCGTCGGAGGAGCGCCGCGCGGCGCAGCCCCGGCAGGAGAAGAACTGATGCTTGACATAGAAACCTTTGAATCGATCGACGGCAAAGCCATCAAGGTGCCCACCGTCGATCGGTCGTCCGGGCTGGGCGAGCTGGCCAAGGCCCACCCGGCGGCATCCCTGATCAACCCCGCGTGGAAGTGCCCGAAGTGCGACCACCGGAACCCTGTAACCGCCCCTTTTTGCGAGAAATGTCCCGAATGAGCCGCATCATCCTGCCCCCCATGTCCCTGATGACCTCGGCGCTGTCCGCCGCCATGCCGCGCAAGGCTGCCCCGGTCCTGCCGACCGAAGTGCCGGCCAACCTCAACCTTGGAGCAGAGCCCTTGAACCTGCTGGAACGCTACGCCACCAACACCATCGGCCGGGACTTCGTCGTCGGCGACCTGCACGGCTGCTATGACCTGTTCATGCAGCTGCTGGACGAGATCAAGTTCGACAAGGAGAAGGACCGCATGTTCTCGGTGGGCGACCTCGGCGATCGCGGCCCGGACTCGCTCAAGTGCCTCGCGCTGATCCGCGAGAAGTGGTTCATCCCGGTGGCCGGCAACCATGAGCAGATGATCCTCGATGCTGCCTGCCAGCCCAAGTTCGACTGGCAATTGTGGATCGCCAACGGCGGCGCATGGGCCACCACGATCACCAAGGAGGAGCTGCTGGACCTCGCCGCCGAGGTGGCCGAGCTGCCGCTGGCCATCGTGGTCGGCGATGGCGCCCAGCGCTTCAACGTGATCCATGCTGAATATCACGGCTCGGACGCGGATCTGGAGGGCGATCTGGAGAACATCGACACCCACAGCCCGGTGCCGATGTCCGTCATGTGGGGCCGCGACCTGATCAATGGCACCGTGGACGAGTCGAAGCACGCCGGCCTGTCGCCCACCTTCGTCGGCCACACGCCGGTCGAGCAGGTGGGTTGCGTCGGCAGCCATATCTACATCGATACCGGCGCCTTCCTCGCCCAGCGCGCCAACGCCAGCCCGGTGCACGGCCTCACCGCCGTCGAGCCCCTGACCGGCAAGGTCTACCGCGTGACGCCCAAGGCTTGACCACTGGAAATAAATGATGCACACTGAGGTTCACACTTGCTGGTGTGGATCTTGTTTTGGACTTGCGGGGCCGGCTCAACACCGGCCCTTTTTTTATCCCCTGTCGTGACGGCAAGATAGTGCAATCTCCTATGAGGATTGCACATGCTCGACTTTCTCCGCACTCTCACCGCCCCGGTTTTCTTCCTGAAAGCCACTGCCAAAAAGCAGGTCTGGATTCCGCAGTTCACCAAGAAAAACGGGCAGGTGGTGGGCGGCCACTTCGCCATGGTGCACGTGGCGGATGACCACGATCATCACAAGGTGGCCAGCGGCGCCGGCACCTACAGCCAGAAGAAGGCCCACGCCCAGCTCAAGACCGAGCCGGGATTCTCCTCGCTGACGGCCGAGCATCAGGCCGCGCTGGTGATGCACCACGCCACGCAGATTCAGGACGCCGAATCGGCCGCCTCGCGCGTGGTCAAGCTCAAGGCCAAGCTGATGGCCGGGCAGAAGCCCAGCGAGAGTGACTGGAAATACTTCCACGCGGCCGCGCCCGAGAAGAAGGCGCAAGTGACCGAGGCCGTGCACGCCGCCGGCCATGGCGCGCTGATGGACGCTGAATACGCCGCATGGGTGGCCAAGCAGCCGCCGGCGAACGAGGCCCCGGCCGAGGCAGCGACGCCAGCGCCAGCACCCGCGAAGGAGGAGCCGAAGCCCGCCCCGGAAGCCAAGCAGGAGCCCGAGAAGGCGCCCGAGCCAGCCCCGGCTGATGACGATGCCCAGCTGCAGGCCCTGCTCGATGAATACTCGGCCCACTACGCGGACCAGATCGTGCACGGCAAGGTCAAGGACGAGCTGTATTTCGTCGCTGCCAGCAAGAAGGATCTCAGCAGCTGGGCGGCCACCTATGCGAAGGGCAAAGGCGCCATGGACGGCGAGCAGCTGGAAATGTTCGCCAAGGACGTGGTGCCGGTCCTGAAAAAGCACGGCTGGCCCAAGCCGCACTCGGAAGCCATGGCCGCCGCGATGGCCGAGGTGCAAAAGAAGGTCATGGTGAACGATGCGCCAGCGCTGGCGCCGAAGGAAGAACCCAAGGCCGAGCCGGAAGCGCCGGCAGGCCTGTCCATGCCCGAGTTCAAGGAGGGCAAGGAGTCGAAGGGCGTCAAGGATTACTACGAGAAGCTGGGCACCAAGATCATGGACATGGCCGCCGCCGGCGACGTGGCAGGGCTGGAGGCCATGCCGAACCCGGAGAAGGGCCAGTCGTGGAAGGGCAAGACCCCGAACAGCAAGCTGCTGATCCAGCTGCACGCGGCCGCGCTGGAGCAGGCCAAGGGCGGCGCCAAGCCGGCGGCCGATGGTGTCCCGCTGGAGCTCGACAACGTGCTGGCCAGCGCCGGTTCGGCCAAGGAGGCGCTGGAGCACGCGCAGCAGTATGTCAAGATGGAAGGCGGCACGCCCGAGGCCTACGACGCCGCCTATGCGGCCCTGAAAAAGCACAAGTACACCTACGCCGTGCAGGAGCTGATGAAGCAGCAGCACGCGCTCGCCGACACCGGCCCGAAAGAGGGCGACACCAAGCAGGGCAAGGGCGGCACGCTGGTGCTGAAAGACGGCCATTGGGTGCTGCAGGAGGCGACGGAAAAATCGGCGTGGAAGTTCCTCACCGACTCGCAGGAAAGCGGCCCGTTCATCATGTCGGAAGCGGCCGAGGCATGGCAGGCGGCCAACCCCGGCCAAGACGCCGAGCTGTCGTCCGCGCTGGTCGACATGGGCTTCCTGCACGTGGCCAAGAAGATGGGCATCTACGTGCCGCCGGGCGCCCAGCAGGCGCCTGCAGCTGCCCCTGCCCCTGCTGTCTCGCAGGCCAGCGACGAGGAGATCGAGGCCTTCGCCGAGAAGCTGCACGGCGCCCTGCTGCCCGAGGAGAACGTGAACGCCAAGAGCGTCAACGCCAAGCTGCAGGCGATCCACGATGCGTTCAATGCCGGCGACAAGCAGGCGCTGCTGGCCATGAGCTTCGGCAGCAACAACTACGCCAAGAAGGCCGCCAAGCTGGCCAACGAGGCGCTGGCGCTGCTCGGCTCGCGCCATGAGGTGGCGCCGGGCCAGAAGGCCGGCGCGCACCCGAAGCTCAAGGTGGTATCGGCCAAGGTCAGCGCGGCCGAGCCGGCGCCGGCTGCCGAGCCGCCGAAAACGCCCTCGGTGCCGCCCGAGTTCCAGAATAATTTCGAGGTCAAGAACTTCATCCTGACCATGAAGCTCGCGCCCAAGCACATCGCCTCCCTCGGTGATGATCCGGGCGAGTGGGTCGCCCCGGAAGACGTGGCCGGCTACGAGGCGCTGTCGGCGGCCGACAAGGTCAAGGTGCATGAGGCGGTCGCCGCGCTGAGCCCCGAGGCCAAGGAGCTGATGGGCAAGTGGCTGGCGTGGCACGACAAGAAGGACGCCGACGCCCCGCCGGACGTGTCGGGCAAGTCGCTGAGCGTGCAGGGCGCGCTGGCCGAGGTGCAGAAGACCATCGCCGAAGGCAACGCCGCCATGCTGGAGATCCATATGGCCAGCATGGAAGGGCTGGCGCCGTTCAAGGAGGTCTACGACTACGCGGCGCAGCAGCTGGCCAAGATGAAGGGCGCCGACAAGCAGGACGCCCTGATCAGTGGCTGGAAGGCGGCAATCGGCTCGGGCATGGTGCCGACCAAGGAGCAGGCAGCGGCCATGGAGGCCCTGAAAGGCGCGGACGAAGGCACGCATTGGAATCATGAAAACGAGGCCTTCGGCGCGCTGACCGAGCACCTGCTGGGGAGTGGCACCATCAACCCCGATGATGACGATGCGAACGACAAGGTGTCCGCGCATCTGGACAAGCTGCACCAGCAGGCGCTGGGCGGCGCGACGCCGGTCGGCCTGACCGATAGCGATCTCGCCAAGGTCAACGCCGGCGGCATCAATGAGGATATGGCCGAGAAGGCCAAGCATCTGGCCAAGGAGGGCATGCTGGCCGAGCTGGAGGCGTATGTGGCCGAGCTGGCCACCAACGACTGGCCGACCACCTCGGCCTATGCCGCCGCGCTGGCCACCCTGCTGGCCAAGAAGCAGGGCGCAGAGCCGGCTGCGGCAGCCGAGCAGGGCCCGAAGGACGGCGACACGAAGCAGGGCGCCGATGGCATGCTGGTGTTCAAGGATGGCCGCTGGCACAAGATGGGCGACGATCCCAAGGTGCTCAAGCAGAAGGCCGACAGCGTGCCGATGCCGAAGACGAGCGGCACCAACACCATCAAGGTGGGCAAGGCCATGAAAGAGCTCAAGGCGGCCGCCGTGTCGGGCGGCGCCGAGGCGCTGGCCAAGCTGCTCAAGGTGGACCCGGTCGCCGGCACCGTCAAGTACAAGAATTGGGCCGACCTGTCGTATGTGAGCCAGAACAAGTATGGTCCTGCCTGCTTCGAGATGGCCAAGTACGCCAAGCAGCTGCACGACGCCGTGGCCGGCACCAAGGGCCCGAGCGCCCCGGCCGATGCGCCTGCCGCTCCTGCAGCACAGAAGCCGGCCGCCAAGCCGGCGCCGGGCGGCATCAAGACCCTGATGGTCAGCCGCATCCTGAACGGCGGCATCAAGAACGCGGATAACTGGACCAAGACCGGCGACCAGAAGGGCTCGAACGCGGGCGGCTTCTACACCGACAGCGAAGGACAGCAGTGGTACGTCAAGACGCCCGAGTCGGACGACCACGTCAAGAACGAGCTGCTGGCCAACAAGCTGTATGCGGCGCTGGGCATCAAGGTGCCCGAGGTCCAGCAGGTCAAGCTGGGCGGCAAGCTGTCGATCGCGTCCAAGGTGGTCGACGGCCTCAAGAAAGACCCGGACGCGCTGAAAACCAGCGACGACATGCTGCTGGGCTTTGGCGCCGACGCATGGCTGGGCAATTGGGACGCCGTTGGCCTGTCCTACGACAACGCCATGGTGGACAAGAAGGGCAACGTGTACCGGATTGATCCGGGTGGCGCGCTGCTGTACCGTGCGCAGGGCAGCGCCAAGGGCGCCGCCTTCGGCAGCGCCGTCACCGAGCTGGACACGCTGCGCGACGCCGCCAAGAACCCGCAGGCCGCCTCGGTCTACGGCGGCATGACGCCCGCGCAGGTCGAGGAATCGGTCAAGCAGGTGCTGCTGCTCAAGGACTCGGCGATCCAGAAGCTGTGCATGGCCTACGGCCCCGGCGACAAGGCCGCGCGCGAGGCGCTGGCCGCCAAGCTGATCGCCCGCAAGGCGGATCTGGCTGCCAAGTTCCCGAATGCCGCCAAGGAAGCCGGCCCCAAGACCAAGGTGCATATCGCCCCGGCGCCGAACTTCAAGGAGTGGAAAGGCCCCGGCCAAGGCCTGTCGTCCAAGGCGCACATCAACCAGCAGAATCAGGAGCTGGCCGACCAGATGCAGAAGCTGGCCGCCGATGGCAAGCTGGGCGAGCTGGAGGCGATGAAATTCCAGCCAATTTCGTATGAAAACGGCGCGCCCGAGGGCGACATGCAGCCGATCGCGCAGCACAAGTCCAAGCATATCCCGCTGTACTGGAATGACTTGCTGAACGCGCTCAAGAACCCGATCCAGTCGATCGAGCACATGAAGGACGCGGTGCTGGAAACCGTGGGCGGCGTGTTTGGCACCCTGATCAGCGCTTTCGATGATGTCAAGATGCTGACCAGTGCCGCCTCGCGGATCGGTCGTTATGCCGTGCTGGGCAAGGTCGACGGCGATCCTTTTGAGAGCTGGAAGCCTGCCGGCCTGTCGAAGGCGAATGGCAAGATCAACTCGAAAGAGCTTTACGATGCCAGCATGGCCAAATACAAAGGCCTGTCGAACATCGAGAAGGAGGCAATCAAGCAGTACACCGGCAGCAGCTATTCGTCGATGAACAACCCGGCCACTGGCGTGGGCTCTCACAGCAACACCGACTATGCGATTGCCGGTGTGGACAAGGCCTCGGTTCCGCTTAAGGCGGGCACGGTATTGTCGCGCCGGTTCCCATTTCACAATAAGGCCGATCTGGATAAATTCCTGTCGAGCGCAGAGGGCAGCATTCTCAAGGACTTCGGCATGGTGTCGACCAGCCTGAAATCGTCCTTCTGGCATGGCCAAATTCAGTTGCGGATCGTATGTGGCGAGGGCGTCAAGGGTTGCTTTGTGGACCGCGATCCCACTACCGGCGGCAGCCCAATCTCACAGAATCCGGGCGAAGATGAAATTATCTTGCCGTATGGAACCAAGTTCTTTGTGCGGAAAGTCCACGCCAAGGGCCACAAGTTCTCGGATGAGCACGGCGATTGGGGCAAACATGGCGGCACCGAGTATGTGGTGGAAGTCGTGGCCCTTCCGAATTCCTGATAACATCACGCAAAGCGTAAAGGATCATCATGTTTGAACAATCACTGAACCAGCTGGAGGGCGGCCACAGCCTCGGCGACACCAAGGTGGTCGGCCGCCTCGCCGGCCAGTTCATCGAGGCGGTGGCGGGCGCCGGCAGCGTCACCGCGCTGCTGGCCACGGTCAGCCGCTATGCCGATATCTTCGCCGGGCTGGACGATGCCTACACCCCGGTGGACGGCTGGAACGATGCCCGGCACCTCGGCGCCGTGATGGCGCGCCGCCTGAATCTGGCGCTGGTCGAGAGCACCGCCGACCTGTTCCGCGCCGCCTTCGGCGTGCTGGCGCGCGAAGTCCTGACCCTGATCAAGGGCAGCGTGAACCGCCCGGACAAGGACGTGCAGGGCGACGTGGAGGAGTTGAAGCGCTACATGGTCGCCATCCTGATGGGCACCGTGGACACCCTCTACCCGAACGGCAAGGGGTGGAAATAATGGGCGCCATACTGTTCATGAAGGCCGGCATGGCCGCCCTGCTGGCCAAGGCCCATGTGAATGGCTACACCAAGGGCGACGGCACCTATGTGGCGCCGCACGACACCAAGGTGCACGCCAAGGGTAAGCTGCAGGTGGCCAAGTTCGACCACAAGGCACCGCTGCCGGCCGAGGCCTTCGCCAACGTTGGCGCCCCGGCCGAGCTGCCGCCGGTACCCGCCAAGCCCGCGCCCAAGCCCAAGCAGATGGCGCTGTTCACCAAGCCCTCGGCCGGCTCGGTCGTCGGCGCGCAGTATGGTGGCAAGCCGGCGGCGACGGGCTGGAGCAAGCCATGGGGCAAGGAGCTGGGCGGCGAGAAGACGGCCCCGCACTACCCGAACGCCATCACCCACCCGCAGGAGGGCGACAAGGGCGAGGACATCACCATCAACGAGCCCAGCAAGCCCAGCGACAGCGCATCGTGGACCGACCCGCAGGCGATCGCCACCTTCGTGCCCGATGGCGACGTGCCGGCCGAGCTGAATGGCGTGGCGATCGCGCCGTGGGAGGACGCCCCGACCACCGCCGAGGGCTGGGCCAGCGTGGGCGGCCAGCAGCAGGATCTGGACGAGCCGCTGATGCCGGCCGTGAAGCTGCCGAGCGGGAAGTTCAAGGAGCGCGCCGCCGGCGTCATCATCGAGGAGCCGGACGGCCGCGTGTGGGTCATGTGCCCGACCAACCAGTTCGGCGGCTACAAGGCCACCTTCCCGAAAGGGCGCCATGAGCCGGGCCTGTCCTTCCAAGCCACGGCGATCAAGGAATGCTTCGAGGAGACTGGCCTGCAGGTCGAGATCACCGGCTACCATGGCGACATCGAGCGCAGCACCACCGTGGCCCGGTATTACACCGCGCGGCGGGTCGGCGGTTCGCCGGCGCACATGGGCTGGGAAGCGCAGGCCATCAAGCTGGTGCCCAAGGGGCAGCTGCTGGACGTGCTGAACACCGATGTCGACCACAAAATCATGGCCCTCGGCGCCCCGGCGGGAGAAGAAAGCGCAAAAGGCGATGAAAATCATATGAAAAAAGACTTGCACTAGTAGCGCAATGCGTTATATGATCCTTCCGTCGAACAACAAACAACGGAAGGAATCATCATGTGGATCTGCCTCAACAACGCTTTTCTCTCCATCGTAGAGCCAACCCGCAACGCACGCGGCGCCTCGCCATTCCTGCTGGTGCGCGCCCGCCGTCCCGGTGACATCGAGCGCGTATTCCCGAGCGCCGTGGTCAGCACCGAGGACAACCGCGACTATATGTTCCGCGCCATGATCGACCGCGAGCATGTCGCTGCCGCCATCGCTGCGCAGGTGCTCGGCATCAGCTACGGCAACTTCAAGGACTCGGTGGACGATCACGGTCTGCACGACGCCTACGCCAGCGTGTGGGGCGTGATGGCCCGCCAGCAGCCGCAGCGCCCCTACAGCCGCTACAGCCAGCCGGTGCGCCGTCCGGCCCAGCGCGGGTTCGCTGCCTTCGATGAGGTGCCCGCCAAGCCGGCGCCGCGCCGCCGCGCCACCAAGACCACCGCAGGGGCCTGATCATGCCGGTCACTGATAACCTGCGCACGCTGGCCGCGAACATGCGGCACGCCGCCCGCAACGGCGAAACGGTCACGATCGGCGGCGGCAAGTTCGGCCCCGCCGAGCTCAAGGAAGGCGCCGAGGCGCTGGTGGCCACGCCCTTCGCCACGCGCATGTGGATCAACCAGCCGTCGACCCTGCAGCCGCATCACGCCCTGCACGGCACCAACGTGCTGGCCTTCCATGAGTACGGCGACACCATGCTGGTGTATTTCCTGTCCGGCGCGGTGGTGTCCATGCAGATGCCCCGGATGGTCCTGTCCGAAGGCTGGACCGGCTGACCATGTCCCTGTCTGACCTGTACCAGCAGCGCCTGCTCCATTGGGCGCTGCGCTTCAAGGAACGACTGGAGGCCGACGCACGCGAAGGCCGGGCCAAGCCCGGTGACGAGCGCGAGCTGGCCGCCGTCGAGAAGATCATCAACGAATGCCGCCCGGTGCTATACCCGCCCGTCAAGGTGCCGCCGGGCATGCCCAAGAAACTGGATTGACCATGACCCAAGCAGCAGAAAAGTTTGCCCGCCACCGCTCCGTCGAGGAGGTGGTGGATCTCGCCCGCCAGAAGGGCATCCGCGTCAACGTCGAGCGCTACAACCTCGGCAGCGACTTCATCACCGTGGAGCTGCCCGGCCGCGACGGCAAGCCGATCCCGGTGATGTACAACGTGTTCAACGGCCGGTTCTTCTCGGGCAGCCGCGAGCCGTTCAGCTATTTCGCCTCCGATCGCACCGATCACGATGGCCAGCCGTGGTTCGACGCCATGCTGGAGTTCTTCTACGTGCCCAAGGAGCCCGCATGACCACGATGCACCAGCGTGCGGTTGAACTGGAGCGCCAGCTGGCCGAGGCGCTGGGCCATGAGGTGGCGTTCGTCGCCGCCAGTGGCTCGGTGTGGGTCAAGCTGCCGAACGGCGACAAGAAGTGGATGCCGCGCCCGGCGCGCGATATCGCCGACTGCGTCAGCCTGATGCATGAGGTGGGCGTGTGGCCGCGCGAGCGCTCGGTGCTGGGCGGCGGCGCCGCCTTCGAGGTCACCGACTCGGACGGCTGGCTGTGCCATACCGAGCCGGTCGAGCATGGCGACGATCGCAAGGCCTATTTCATGCTGGCAGCCGTCGCCGGCGCGATCGCGGTGCTGGGCCAGCGCGAGGCTGCCCAGCACGCCATCAAGAAACCACAACAGGAGAACCCATGAACCAGACCGCACAGGTGCGCCCAAGCTTCGCCGAGCACATGGCCCAGCATGAGCACTTTGAAACCATCGCCAGCCAGATCCTCGATATCTTCGATAACCACGCCACGCAATTCGCCAACTACTCGCGCAAGGCTGACTTTTCCAGCATGGAGCTGGCCGGCGACAAGGTGTGCATCGGCTGGGTCATCTACTGGTCCGGCGACACCGAGCGCGGCACGATTTCGGTGCCGGCGCACTGGTTCGATGCCTTCGACGCGGCCATGGTCGAGGGCTACGTGAAGCACGGCGCCGAGGAGGCCAAGCGGCAGGAGGAGCAGCGCGCCGCCGAGGCATCGGCCCGCCTGCGCCAGCGCGAGCTGGAGGCCGCCATGGCCACGGTGCAGGCCGCCGGCTTCGAGGTGCACTTGCCACTCAAAAAAGACTAGCGCAATGCGTTAGTCTGCGCTATGATGCTTTCACACAAACAACTTCCGAAAGGAAAGCATCATGGCGACAGGCAAGAAACTCTCGAACGACAAAGCCATCAACGGCATCTGCCAGAAGCTGATGCAGGCCGGCTGGGTCGCCCGCACCACCGGCAAGCACCCGCAGCTGAAATCTCCCTGCGGCACCAAGCGACTCACCATCAACAAGACCCCGACCGACCACCACGCGGTGAAGAATTTCATGGCCGACATCAAGCGCGCAGGGATCGAGGTGCCGGCATGAGCCGCCTCGCGCACGCGACGTTCGCCGCTTCGGGGCTGGAGGCTGAGCGCCGCGATCTCGACAAGACGGTGCGGTTCGAGGCGCGCGAGCGCGCCCGAGCGCGTGGCCGCAAGCCGGCCACCGGCCGCTTCGAGTCCCGCGCCGAGCTGTGCGCGTGGGTCTGGTCGAACTGGCTGAACACGCCCGCCGGCATCACCGACATCGCGCGCCAGTGCCGGGTGTCGCCCGGCGTGGTGGGCAAGATCATCGACACCAACGAAGGCCGGCCGCTGTCCGAGGCCCAGCTGCTGGCCTGCGCGGCGGATGTGGCCGTGCTGATCCCCAAGCGCTCTGCGGCCGATATGTGGATCGACCGCATGTTCAACCTCGAATTCATCAGCGACCAGCAGATGAGTGAGCTGGCCCCGGAGTTCGCCGCCGCCGGGTGGCGGGATCTGCTGCGCTACGGACTGCAGCAAGTTTATTGAAAGGAAGTGTATGAAAGCCTATCTGATCGACCCGGTGGCCAAGACCGTCACCGAAGTGGACACCACCGGCGAGCTGGACAGCGTGTACGCGCTGACGCAGTGCGACATGGTGGAGCAGGTGATGATCAACACGCAGCGCGACATCGTGCTGATTGACGAGGAGGCCTGCTACAAGAACCCGGAGGCGCTGGGCATGTTCCGCTACGCCGACTACCCGGCGATGCTGGGGCGCGGGCTGGTGCTGGGCACCTACGGCGCCGAGTGGGGCGTGCCCAAGGTCACGCTGGAAGCGCTGCGTGAGCTGGTGAGCTTCGAGCCGTAATTGAAGGGGAAAATCATATGAAAAAGATAGGAACCGTCACCCTCGCCGGCCAACAGCACACGCTGCATCAGGCCTTCTATGAAAACAAGCGCATGGCCATCCTGATCGATGAGGGTATGTTCTGCAAGGTGACGGTGAACATCCCCGATCAGCCACTGCCGCCGGGCCACCTGCACGTGAAGATGTGGTTCGAGAACGAGTGGCTGCGCGCGCCGCTGCTGGCCACCGGCCTGTTCGAGGATACCGGCGAGCGCGTGCCGTGCGGGCATACGCATGCCGAGCTCTGGAAGTACTTGGGCACCTGATGGAAGGCGCTGTCGACATCACCGCCCGCGAGGTGGTCCGCACCGAGTTCGAGGTGGTCTGGACGCGCGCCACGCCCGGCAACAGGCCGCAGCGCTCGATCGCCATGTACTGGTTCCGCGAGGGCCGCAACCGTGGACTGGCCGCCCATGCCGCGCAGGACAAGAGCAAGATCAAGGAGCTGCACGCCCGCATCCAGAAGCTGGAGCAGGGTGAGGCCGGCGCGCTGCTGCGCCGCGAGAGGCAGCTGACCGAGGCACTGGCCGAGCTGGTGCTGTGCGCGCGGAAGCTGCGCCACTCGGCACAATGCAAGACGGAACGCAAGCGCGATCTGGCGCGCATCGAGGCCGCGCTGCACGTGGCCGGCGCCCTGACCAAGGACTACAGCACCAAAGTGACAGCATAGCAACTACGAAAGGAATGACCGATGGATGAGAATACCAAGAAGGTGATGGCCGCGATGTCGGCCGAGGGTCTGGCCCGCACCAGCCCCGAGAACGTGGCGGACGTGCTGGCGGCGCTGGCCAAGATCCGCGTGACTGGGCAGCTGCCGCCGCGCGACCCGAATAAGCCGGCCGAGGCGCAGGGCGCATTCCAGAAGTTCCTTGTGCAGCGCGTCGACGGCAGCGATCTGCCCGGCGGGAAGCACTACGGCTGCTTCAACTTCGTGCTGGACCTGTCCCACGACCCGCACGCGATCCCGGCGATTCAGGCCTATGCCGCGTCGTGCGCCGCCACCCATCCGCAGCTGGCGCAGGAGCTGGTCGACCGCTTCGGCGCCGCCGAGCAGGCATTCAATGCCGTGCTGGAGGCGCAGGCGGCCGCGATCGAGGGCTTCGTCATGGCGGTGGTTGACTGCGGATTCCAGCAGGCCGACCAGATCGCGCTGATGGCCAAGGGCACGGCCGACAAGATCCGCGCGCGCCGGGTGCCGGAAGGGGCCAAGGAGCCGCTGCTGGAGGGCGTGGAGCGCCGCCGCGAGCTGCAGCATGCCCCGCTGCCACGTGACGCCGAGTGCGCGCTGGAGCACGCTGCGATCGCGCTGGACAAGGCCGGGCAGGTCGAAGCCCATGCGCAGGTCACGGCCGTGATCCGTGACCACCTGCCGCCGGGGAGTACGTGGGAAGAAACGATCGGCATGCTCGACTCGCGCCCGCCAACGTATGGCGCTGGCACCCCGGAGGACGGCCAGTGAAGGAAGCGCACGACCATCACCGCGTGAGCCCGGAAGGGCGCGCGGCCGGCGAGCAGACCGCCGCGCTGGCCGACAAGTGCGTGGCCAAGCTGGAAGCTGCCGGTGAGCCCGACGAGCGCTGCAAGACCTGCGCGTTCCGGGCTGGCACGGTGCCGAACGGCTGCGCGCAAACGCAGGTCGACCTGATGAAGTGCATCGTGGAGAACGTGCCCTTCATGTGCCATCAGCATCCCAAGCTGCCCTGCTATGGCTGGTACGCGGTGCGCACGCAGGTGAAGGGCGCGATCCCGGCTGGCGCCACCGTGCCATGGCAGTTCTCGCCGCCCGACGAGGATTTTGCCGTGGTGGAGGCCGCCGAGGCCAAGCGCGAACGCCGCGCCGCCAAGCGCCGTGCGATCGCCGCGAAGCAGTCAAGACCCCTCTGATTTTCAGTCGTGACACGACACTGGAGGCCTCGAAACACAGAGGCATCCAGTGGCAGAACTCCTCATCAAACTCCCGAAGCTGACCCCGGTACAGGCCGAGATCGCCGCGTCCATGGCGCGCGTGAACGTGGTGGCCGGCGGCGTCGACTCGGGCAAGACTACGCTGGCCATCGACATCGTGCTGGCGTCCAAGCGCGGCGCCATCCATGGCAACCGGGTGGCCGTGCTGCTGCCGAACGAGGAGGCCGTGGACGCGGTCAAGCGTCGCATCTACGGCATGATCGAGCCGCTGATCTCCCCGCGCAGCCCGATCGACCGCGACCGCATCGTCCTGACCACCGGCGGCGTGATCCTGCTGGTGCCGATGGACAAACCCTTCCGCGTGTGGGACCAGTTCTCCATGGTGGTGGTCGATGACGCGGTCCAGATCGAGCACTTGGCCAGCCTGTGGGACGAGGCGGTGTCCGGCCTGCTGACCCGCTACCGGGGGCAGGCGTGGTTCTTTGGCAAGCCGCGCGGCATGTTCAACGACTTCGCCACGCTGGCCCGAATCGCCGACGAGGGCCGCGACGGCGCCGTCTTCCACATGCGCGCCGAGGACAACCCGCACGCCGATCAGGAGGCCGTCGAGCGCGACCGGATGGTGATGAAGCCCGAGGCCTTCGAGCAGGAGCGCAACGGCGCGTTCGTGGACGGCATCGAGCTGACCGACGAGCAGACCATCATTGGCGTGGACGAAACCTTCCGCGAATGGTGCCTGCGCCTCGCCGCCAGCGGCCTGCAGGTGGACGACATGCCGTTCGAGCTGGCCAACCGGCCGGCCATGTGGTTTGTGTACGACCAGATCCCCAGCACGATCGCGGAGGCGTTCGAGCGCATGGTGGTGATGATGAAGTGCACGCAGGTCGGATTCACCGTCATGGAAATGCTGGCCATGATCTACATGGCCATCAAGTTCAGCCCCTGCAAGATCGGCATGTACCTGCCCGATATGAGCCTCGCCGGCGTCAAGTCCTCGGTGCGATTCATGCCCATCCTGCGCACCATCCCGGCCGCGCACAAGCTGCTGACCACCGACTCGACCACCGGCTCGAACAAGGGCGAGGGCAACGTTCTGGTGCGCGTCATGGGCCGCTCGCGCTTTCACTTCATGTGGACCAGCGGCAAGGGCGCCACCGAGTCGATCCCGCTGGACGTGCTGTCGCTGGACGAAGTGCAGGAAATGACGAAGGAGCAGATCGAGAAGACCAAGGAGCGTCTTTCCGGCTCGCGCATCAAGTTCACGCTGGCCGGGTCGACCGCGAACTGGCCGGACGCCGATATCGACTGGCTCTACAAGCAGGGCACGATGCACCAGTTCTGCACCCTGTGCCCGAGCTGCGGCGAGCACCACGCGCTCGACTCCTACTTCCCGGCCTGCATCAAGTACGACCCCGAGATCCGCGACTACCGCTATGTGTGCAAGAGCTGCGGCGGCTGGATCGACAACCCGCAGGCCGGCAAGTGGGAGGCCCAGCGCGGCTATTGGGACATGGACAAGCAGCGCTGGGTGGACGAGGAGGGCACGCCGATGACGGTGTCCCTGCACTTCCCGCAGTTCCTGTCGCCGACCATCACGGCCCGCAACATCATCACCAAGTACCACTCGGCGGACGACCTCAAGAACTTCTGGAATCGCGTGCTGGGCAAGCCCTACACCGACCCGTCGCAGGTGCCGGTCAACCTCGAAATGCTCAACGCCTGCGCCGAGGAGGGCGCCCGGCTGGGCCTGCAGTGGCTGGCGCGCGCGTCCGGCTCCTACATGGGCATCGACCAGATGGGCAACTACAACGTGGCCATCATCGCGATCCGCATGCCGTCCGGGCACATGGGCATCGTGCACGTGGAGGAGATTCTGGTGGCGCCCACGCCCGAGAATCCCGAGGCCAGCCCGTTCGATCGCTGCGATGAACTGATGGCGCTGTATGGTGTGGCCGTGTGCGTGGTCGAAACCCTGCCGAACTACAACGACGCCAAGCGCTTCGCCAACCGCCACGCCGGCAAGGTGTTCTTGGCCGGCTACGCCGACATCAAGGAAGATATGATGCGGTGGGGCGACTCCAAGGCCACCAATTCCGAGCGCAAGACCGACGAGGAGGACCGCGACCGCTACACCGTCATTCTCGACCAGTACAAGTGCATGCAGGTGGCCATGAAGCGCATCCAGAACAAGGTGACGGTATTCCCGCCACCGGATGGGCTCAAGCAGGAGGTGCTGGAGAAGGGCACGAAGGGCGAGCGCGTCATCATCCCGCTACTCAGGGACCGGGTGTTCATGCACTTCACCCGCACCGCCCTGATCGTGGAGAAGGACGAGGAGCAGAAGAAATACAGCCGCAAGGTGGTCAAGGTCGGCATCGACCCGCACTTCTCCTATGCCTACATGCTGCTGAACGTGGCATGGGCGCGCGCGCACGGCACGGCGATGTTCCTGTTCCCTGACGAGGCGAAGCCGAATGTGGCGACGGCGAATGGCGGCGCAGTGGCCAACAGCCCGGTGGTGAGTGCGATCGCCGATCAGCGCGCGCAGGTGGAGCAGATGGGGAAATGTGGTGGGTGCGAGCACTTCGACCCGGATAACGAGTGGTGCGTGGAGCGCGATCTGGCGGTTCGCGCGCAGGATATTGCTTGCTACTTCTTCGAGTCTAAGCGGTGATGGCCACGCCGCGCGGCACGTAGTCCGGGTGCTGGCCGGTCTTGATCTGGAACAGCTCGAACTTGGCCGGGTCGATGTTGCGCTCGCCGCGCTCGTACTCGCTCCAGCGCACGCTGGAGCTCAGGTGCACCAGCGCGGCCGCCGTATCCTGACTGATATTGGCAGCCCGGCGGGCGGCCGCCACCTGTTCCTTGGTCGGGCGCGCGGGTTTGTCGCGCCGGTCTTTCATGGTGATGCTCATGGTGGACTCCTGTGGTTGATACGGCGGTATTGTAACAGGCCACTTACCTTTTGCGTTAGTTTTCATCAAGAATCAATCGGTTAAATAACGCTAAGCGTTCAAAATACGCGCCGGCCAGTGAACGCGGCCGGCAGTTCCTGCAGGCATCAAGTCTTGAAAAAGCCGGCCGGTAGCGGGTGCAGCTGGTCGCCGGCGGTCCTGATCCGGTGGCGGATGCGGCGGATCAGATTGACGCGCCGGTTCAGCTCCTTGTCCGTGCGCATGCGCTCGACTTTCCGCTGGACGCGCTCGGCCCGCGTGAGGTTGGCCGGCTTTTCCATGTCCTTCTCCTCGCCGGTGACCATCAGGCGGAAGGCTGGCACCCGGCGCGGGCGCTTCTCGCCGGCATAGGGCCAGTTGGCGATGAAGATCACGCGCGGGTGGTGCGGCCGCTCGCCGCGCAGGAGCGCGATGTAGCGGTAGGCGTGCACCTTGCTGCAGTGGATCTCCCCGGCCAGCTGGTGGATCGTCAGCGCCTTCTCGGCCAGCACCTCCTTGGCGCGTGCCAGCTTGCGGCGCCCCGCCTCGGTCGTGTCCAGATCGTCCTTCATGCCGCCCTCCCGAACAGGGCCGCCATCAGATCATTGTGCGCGCTTGGCAGCAGCTTCGGCACCTCGATCGGTACGCCGGCCGGGACAAAGCGCAGGCGCCGGCGGCACTCCTCACTGTCCGGGCGCGGCGCGTTCGCCTCGGCGTGCATGACCCACCGATAGCGCGGCGTGCAGGTGTAGCCGCGCTTGGCCCTCGGCGCCACATCCCAGCCGCAGATGAACACCTGACGCTTGCCGCCCTCCATACCCATCAGCTCGTATATCATGAGCCGGGCATGGCTGATCTGGTAGGGCAGCGCGGCCGCCAGTTCCTTGAGACTGTAATCCTTCTCGCGCAGCAGCTGCTCGGCCTTGGCGTGGCGCTCGGCCTTGCGCTGCTGGTGCTTCATTTTGTTTCTTTGCATCATTTCTCGTTCAGATCGATTTTCAGCAGCGCGGCAGCGGCCTCGATGTCGGCCAGCGTCACGTCATCAGGCAGAACGGCCCCAATGTTGCGGCGCAGCTTGGCATGGGCAGCGATCGCTTTCTGGCGGGCCAGATAGGCATCACGGTCGAGCACCAGAAGTCGCTTGTAGTTGGTGTCGGCCGCTTCTATGCCGCTCTGCCGGCAAAACTTCACGGCGCGCGTGTCGGCGCTGGCGCCCGCCCGGCGGACATGCAGGTACGCCCTGCCCGCCGTGGTGACCTCCACCTCGATGCCGCCGGTGGCGCCGCGCGGAAAGCCGCCGAACATATAGCAGGTGTCGCCCTTCTGCAGGTCGGCGATGGTCTTGGTGCTGGTGTCAGCCATGGTGGGCTCCTTTCAAATTATAGGTTTTCTGCACCACGCCGGCCTCGCCCGAGCCGACCATGGTGTGGCGCACGAAGGTGGTTTTGCCGCTGGCCAGCCGGCGGATATGGCCACGGCGGAAGTGCATGCGCGGGGAGGCGTGCGAGCCGCCCTGTCCGGCGCCGCGCTCGCGCTGCTCCTTGAACACATCCAGCACCCAATAGCTGGAGAAGGGCAGCTTGCCGTTGGCCTCGCGCTTCCTGTTTAGCTTGGCCGAGGGCTCGATCCGCTCGCGCTTCACGTTCTCGCAGTTGATGGTCATCATGAACTCGACGGCGGCCGTGGCCTCGTCGCCGATATCGAAAACCTTCTCCTCGAAGGTGTAGTTCGGGCGGTCCCATGCTTCCTCGATAAAGGGGGCCGGGATGATGCTGAACAGGCCGGTTTCCGGGTTCACATCGACGGTGTCGGGGTTCAGGATGGCCGCGCCCGGCAGGAAGGTCCAGAACCCGTCCTCAACCTCGCAGCAGCCGACGACCATGATGGTGTTGTCGCTCGATGTGCCCTTGAATTCTGGCAGCTGCCCGGTGTCCAGCAGGATGGCAATCCGGCGCTTGGGGAAGAAGTCAGACAGCCGGACGTTGTCCGCATCGCGCTTGTTTAATTCGGGGCAGAAATACTCCAGCACACAGACCGGGTAAGGCAGGCGCAGCAGGTCGCGGAAGTCGCCGCGCCGGGTGCCGGGGGCGAAAACACGGCCGTATTCGGGCATGAGGAACTTCTGGCCGGCCTGCATGGCGTCCAGCGCCATCATCATGCCGGTGACACTGCGCGGGTAGATGCGCGGGTGGGCCTTGCCTTCCGGGGTATTCAGGAAGAAGTCGAGCGCATGGGCGGTGTAGTTACCGGGTTGCATTATTTACCATCTTTCAACAGGTCGAGCTGGGTGCCGGGCACGTTCGGGGTGGCCAGCTTGCATTTTTCGTGGTCGTCCACGAAGGCGTTCATGGCAGCGGCGGCAACGTTGATCGGGGCCGGCAGGTTCATCGTGTAGCTGGCGCCGCAGTGACGGCAGAAGAATCGGCCGTCGAGCAGCACCACGTGGGGCGCTCGGCTCACTGCTGGCCCTCGGCCGGCTTGGCGGCCTTGGCGCCGATCGCGCCCAGCATCGCGGTCACGTTCGGGTCGACCACATCGTCCGGCTGGGCCTGCTCGGCCTTCTCCTGCTCTTTCACGATCTTGGCGCCGGCGGCGGCGATCGCGGCCTGCACGGCGGACAGCGGCAGGTCAACCACGGCGGCGCCCGGCTGGTTCAGCAGGGCCTTGACGCGCGCGCCATCGGAGGACAGGCCGACCAGCGCGTATTCCTTGCCGGCCACCATCATCATGGTGCCGAGGGTCGGCAGGCCCAGCTTGGCGCCGAATTTCTTGTAGCGCGACACCGCGTTTGCGCTCGGCTTTGCCTTGTCGCCGGCGAACGTCACCGTGAGGAGGATGCCGCTTTCGTTGCCGCCGGTGCTGACCACCGAAGTGCCGAGATTGTGCTTTTTCAGGATGGCGCTGACAGCCTGTGCCAGCTCGATGCTCAGCGCTTTCGATTGATTCTTGTCCATGTCGTTTCCTCGCCAAGAGTTGTTTGATGGAATGAACTATATACGCTTTGCGTTAGTTCCGCAAGCCCTTTTTTGTTCCCGTCGAGAAGTTGTCGCCCCGGTCGTGACGTTAGGGTGTGGTGAATTACATGAGGGTTTCACCAATGACCGACAAATCCAAGCGCCGGGGCCTTGCGCGCGATCGCGTTGAGGTGGTGGCGTTCGACAGGCTGGCGCCTGCGGATGAGCGCCGCGATGCGTTGGCAGAGCTCCAGAAGTCCTACATGCCCACCGCCAGCGATCTGGCGCCGATGGGGCACCTCAAGGATTTTCTGGCCATGGCCAACGACCACCTGACGATGGAAAAGGCGATGAGCGCCAACATCGTCCCGTATCCGTCCAACAACCTGCGCAACCGGAAGCCGGGCATGCAGTCGGTGCAGCTGGACGACTTCATGGTGAACATGCAGGGCGAGTATTGGGAGCGCCCGAGCCTGATGAGCTTCGACGCCATGCGCGGCGTGGTCGATCAGGTGCCGGTGCTGTCGGCCGTGACGCTGACCCGGATGCGGCAGGTGCAGCGCTTTTGCGCAGTGTCCGAGTCGGGCAACGACCTGCCGGGCTACGAGATCCGCCACATGGACAAGGACCACCACCTGACCAAGTCCGAGCAGGAGAACATCAAGAAGCTCAACCGCTTCATCGCCAATTGCGGCTGGGAATTCAAGCCGCGCGAGCGCAAGAAGCTGGGCCGCGACGCCTTCTCGCAGTTCATGGGCAAGCTGACCCGCGACTCGCTGTCGATGGACTCGGCCGCGATCGAGCTGGAGTGGAAAAAGGACAAGGGGCTGGGCGTGTCTGGCTT